AGCATCAGTTATATTTATAGTAGTTACTTTTCCACTCTTTGAAATATCAACACTAGGACTAACTCCATCTTTACCATTTGCTCCAGTTTCACCTTTTTCGCCTTGAATACCTTGAATACCTTGTGGCCCAGTATCTCCTTTGTCTCCTTTTTCTCCTTGTATCCCTTGTATTCCTTGTTCTCCTTGTATTCCTTGTTCACCTTGAGGCCCTTGTGTGCCAGTATCACCCTTGTCGCCTTTTTCACCTTGAATACCTTGTGAGCCAGTATCGCCTTTGTCGCCCTTATCACCTTTTTCACCTTTTAATGATGCTAGTTGTTCTTCGGTAAAATCTGAATATGTAAAGGCATCACCTTTTTCACCTTGTATTCCTTGTGGGCCAGTATCGCCTTTGCCTGATAATAATTGCCAATAATTTTCATTTGTAGGAATATTACCTATTGTAGATTGTTTAGCTACATATGAACACCCATTATACATTACAAAATCCAATTTTTCATATTGTTCGGCATCTGAATAATCACCTTTGGCAATCATCATAACTTTTCCCAACACTATTTTATTCACTTAATATCACCTCTAACTTTCCTTCTTCATTTAACTGAAATGTATCATTATTTAACACTGGTACTACACATTCTACATAACCTGTTTCCTCATTTATTTTATAAGCTTTATCCTCAGTTTCCTCAACCAAATAACCATTACTAAACTCAACTAATAATCTTGGCGGAGACACATTGTTCAATTCTAAATCGGTAATCTTTTTATCAACATTGAAGTTTGTACCGTGTTTTTCAGAGACCCATACATTACTTAGTTTTCCATTTTTGGTGCACAACTCAACAGAGTCCCCAACTGAAAGATTTTCACCAGTTTTATTTAAGACACCAGAAACGATTTTTTCTGTATCGGGAGGTAAATAAACATCTACACTCCCATTACTATTTACTGTTTTTACAACAGCAGACACGAACTTCGTAATTCCTTTTTTACTCATTCTTGCATCTACGATGTCCTCAATGACACCTTTAAATTCTTTAGTGTCCATATTATCTCTCCTATTATTTTTCAATTTTTACAGTATTAGCTTGAAATCTTTTTAACATATCTTCAAGAGTTTCTTCTGTGTTGCTATTAGCCTGTTCTCTTTCAAGATTACGAGTCTTTTTAGCATCTCTACATTCTTTACAACGAATTGGAGCAGCAAACCCTTTTTCTTCATAAAATTTTTGTTCTCCTACTGTAAAATCAAATTCTTTTTTGCAATCTTTACATATCAATTTAATATTTTCCATTATTTTCTTTTTCCTTTCTTCTTGCCTTTTAAGGGCTCTTCTTCAACTTTTTGTTGAGTCTCTTTTTGTTGCTTAATAATATCAATTTGATTATTAGCAACATTATAAATGTTTTGTCTTAATGCTTGTATATTAAGAGCTTTTTCCTCTAAGGCATTCAGAACTACATCTATATTTTCGAGTGATAAAGTTAATGTTACGTATATTGTATCGTCATTCATTATTATCACCTATTTAATTGAAATACTTTTTCCTTCTACAATTTGAGCACCAGGAATATTTTCGTTAGCCAATACCTCTTTTAATCCCTTTTTAATTAATGAGGTTTTAGTTTCTACTTTTTTACAAGTTTCATTATATTCTGGGTGTTCTTCTAAGAACCTATATACAGCATTTTCGTCTGTAATATTAACGCTGGATGTTTTTCTGGTTCCTAAACGATAATCTTTTAATTCTTTTTTATCGATATTGTTAGCTAGCATCAATGATTTTAAAAACTCACTTAGTCTATCTGCTCTATTCTCGTAAAACTTAATACTATCTTCAATTTCTTTTTTACGATTTTTTAACATCTCTGCTGAGGCTTCGCTTCTTTTAATATAACCACAAATACCATTTAATTTATCGTCAAGTTTTTCTTCTAAAGCATCTAAATCATCACTTGTAAAGAAAACTTCACCAGTTTCTTCATCAGCATAGAAACCGTTTTCGATAACATTAAATATTGCTTCAGTTAACCCCCAAGAAGTCAAATCTTTAATATCCATATTACACACCCCTTTCTTTAGGTTTACGATAAGTTCCTTTAGAACTATCCCAAAAAACCATTGGATAATATTTTCTATCAAAGCAAGCAATTTCACCCTCTAATTGTCTTACTTTCCAATCGTTACCTTCTTCGCTAGCTTGAGCTAATGCATCCAGTAATGCTTTCTTTTTTAAAATATGCTTATGCGCTATTGTATTTTCAAACATAATTATTTCTCCTTTTTTTTATTTATATTCTTGTAATAAATTGTCAAATATAGCCATTAACACATTTACAACAATTGAGTTTCCAGCTTGTTTATATAGTTGTGTGTTACTATTTACTTTAGCAGCTTTTTCAAAATCTTCATCATCAAATCCCATTAGTCGCCAACATTCTTTGGGTGTTAGTTTTCTTATTCTCAAATCTGTGTTTTTATAAATAGAATATTTAGGCCTACACTTTAAAGTGCCATATTCATTTCTATAACCATAATCTCTTTTGCCTTTTGCAAAGTTGTTACTTGAAGTATCATCAAACAACCCTATTTTTAAACATTCCTCTTGTAAATTAGTTGTGCCTTCTAAATTTTCACTATAGACAATCATTCCAGAATGTTCTTCTCCCACTCCTCTTGCTGTTAATGTAGGAACTATGCTATTCTTCTTTTGCACTTTTTCAAACGGTTTTTGATATGCTTTCCAATTGGCTATTTTTCGTATTCTACTTTCACTTAAATAATATTTTTCGTCAACTTCCTCTTCTAACATATCTTTAAGTTTTAATTTAAGTTCTTGTTTTGGCGGGAATATATAACCTTTATTAATGTCATTTCTAATACTAATAGTAAAAACTCTTTCTCTATCTTGTGGTATTCCATAGTCTTTAGCATTTAATATTTGATAATAATTTGTATAACCAAGTTGTTCCATTGTTTTTAAATAAGCATCAAAGTTATGTTTATGTTTTTTGCTTAATAAGTTCTTTACATTTTCCCATATAACATATTTAGGTTTTAACTTCTCAACTATTCTTATTGTTTCATACATTAAACTACTACGAGTACCACTATCTTTATCTCCACCAGCTTGTTTACCAGCAAGTGAAAAATCTTGACAAGGTGAACCATGAAATAACAAATCTATTTCCCCTACATCGGTTTTGTTTGGTTTGTATTCACAAACATCTTTTGGCTCTATGTTGGCATCATAAATAGCATTGTAAGATTTAACTGCATATTTATCTATTTCTATAGCATCGACTATTTCATAGTTGTACCCCCCCCTAATCAATGCTTTTCTAGGTGCTCCTATACCAGCAAATAGTTCAATAACTTTTAATTGTTTTTTCATTAAACTTCCTCCTTTTTTTACACTTTCCTTGACAAAGAATACAAAAAGTTATATAATCTATCTTTGTACCCTTAAAAAGGGCAATAATCTGGATTTTTCTGTGCGTGTTCATACAACATATCTTTAGCTTCTTTGTATAAATCTTTTGTTTTGATTATCTCATAATTGTCATTATTCTCATTCATCCACACTATAAAATGTTCGTTATTTAACTTAAGGCCAGTTTTCTTTTCGAGAATATATTGATAACCATTAAGTTGTAAACTATAATGAATATAATTACAATCATCTAAATGAGAAAGACAACCAGTCATTTTTTGATGATTATATGGTTTAAACTTGATTTCTTTATTTGATTTATAATCTATAATGATAAGAGATTTTAGCTTAATAGAATAACATAAAAAATCTATACTTCCACAAATTTCTAAATCCTCATCCCCTATTACTAATTCTAAACCAATAGGGATAATTCTATCTTTATAATCCTCATAAAACTTATTAGCGATTTTTGTGAGCTTTGGCCATAATGGTTCTAACACATCGTTTCCAAACTGCTTAATAATTTTATCTTTCGGATATGTATATTCTTTACCTTGCCATTTATATTCATTAAATGCGTGAATATGTGTCCCTTTAACTAAAGACAAAGCGTTGGTATAATCCCACATATCTAAAACTTCTTGAACTGGCAACCCTAATTTTTTTGCTGTATGTGGTGCCATTTCTTCTTTATTAAAAGGTTGTGCGTGGTCGTGTATTAAAGCGGTCATAGATGTAGTTGCTTGTTTTCTGTTACCATTTTCATCTAACCACCAATATATATGTGGCTCCTCCTCGAAATGAAACATATCGAATACGTGAAGTTTATCTTTTATTTTGATTATTTCATCATTTATCAAATGGACTCACCTCTTCCACTACAACTTTATGAGGATTTGGGTCATCTGTTCTAATTGGGCTAGTGTCTTTGTTCCAACCATACCTAAACCACAATTCATTCTTAGGGTCTTTATAAAAACGATAACTAGGATAATCAAAATATAATTTTACTAAGGGTAGAACACCTGTAATACGATTTTTTAATACTTCTATACAAGAGTCTTCTTTAATTGGTTCCTTACCTTTAATATATTGGTTTCTAGTATTTGTCTGTCCTTCTTTTTCTGTGTCTGTATATCTATGTACACTAAATACCATATGTGCTAGATTTACAATATTACCACTTCCTGCAATATCCTCTTTGGTAACTCGGATTTCTCCTGTTTTACGAGGATGGGCAACTAAAAATACTAAGACATTATACTTCTTGGCAAAGAAGATTAGTTTATTTACAAACTCTTTTTCTGCTTGTAATCTACCTTCCTCATTACATTCTAAATCAACCATCATTAAGTTGTCTATTAAGAAAACCTTTGTACCACATTTTCTTGCTAATTCTTCCATTTTATTAAGAAGTGCAGTAGCTGTTGTATTATAGTCGTCGTCATAAACTAATACCCTTCCTGCATACCAGTTTTGCATTAATTTACGCTTTTCTGCATCAAACACACGAACATGACCATCTTTCATAGTGATATACTCTCTACCTATCATATTGGTTTCTACCCAATTTCTTAAAATAGGTGCTGGTAATTCGCCACTAAATACAAAAACGTCATATCCTTGTTGTAATGCTTGACATATAGCAACTTGATTTACGAATACAGATTTACCTTCACCGCTTTTACCTGTAATAATGTTAAGCGTCCCAAAAGTTAGTTTATATATTTTGTCATCTAATTCTTTTATTCCTGTATATAACCCTTCTGCGTGTTCAATATCGAAATCTTCTGCTTTTGATAAATCAGATACATTTTCTACAGGAACCTCAAAAGGTTTATTGATATAATACAAAACCCTATCTCTACCTTTGAAATATAAAATTTCATTTGCATCTTTTAGTTTTGCACCATTTGGGGCGGTGTCCTCATTACTAATTTCTACATAATAAGTTCTCCACGTTCCTAAACGATAAATTACATCATTACGAGCTTTTATACCAGGCTCATCACTATCAAACCATAAAATGATTTTATCAAATTGTTCTAGCCAGTCCCAATTATACTGAACCCATTGTGTATTGCTACAACCATTAGGTATAGAAACAACATTGTTATACCCAGCCTCTAAAACAGATAGTGTGTCTATTTCTCCCTCAGTAATAACTAATGGCTTCGCAGGGTCTACTCTGTTCATATTAAATAGCAAAGGTGAAAAATCAGCTCCCGCCTGAGACCAACATTTAGCTTTATCTTCACCTTTTATGAATTTTCGACCCAAACGATATTTCATAGTCATTAATACATCATTGCTGTCATAAAAAGGAAACGCTATATTACCATTTTTGTCACTTTGAATATCCACATAGCTTGCTATTTTTTCACTAATACCACGTAATTCCAGATATTTCAATGCATTAGTTCTATCATTAGTTTCTCTTTTGGGATATTTATAAGAGGAGGAAGATAGAACCCCCCTCTGACTAAAATTGTAATCCATATCTACTTGTTTGAATAACTTTTCGACCGCCTCTAAATAAGTCATACCTTGGTCTAAATATAAATCTATAATTCCATAATTACGACCACAAGAGAAGCAGTGAAAACAATTTGTCTTTTCATTCCAAATAAATGATGGCGTTTTATCCCTATGCCAAGGACAAGAGCAACTCTTTTCTCTATCATTATATGTGCCTTCCATACCAAAATATTGAACTATTTCTTGTATGGCTTGACCATCATATTTAGCTTTTGCCTCATCTATTTTTTCTGTTGGAATTAACATACCCTTGCCACCTTTCTAAAATTATTTGTTATGTTAGTAATCTTAGAATGGGCACACATCTTCTGCCGTAGCAGCAGGTGCTACTGATACTTCGGGTGTAACTGCTACTGTAGGTGCTGGAGCAGATACTGCTGGCGCTGGACTATCTTCTACTTGTGGTGCCTTATCTAAATTTCTTGTTGAATTTTGCGCTTGTGCGTCTGAATTGTAAATCTCAAAATTAAACACTGTCATTCTTTCATTTTTAGCATAAGCAACACAATTATTTTTAGAGTCCCAATATGGTTCTGTTGAACTATCTTGTGTTTCTAAGTTAGTAATAACATCACCAATATTTATTTCTTTTAATTTATTATATGCGTGACCAACAAATCTAACAAAGCTATGATAATCTGAAACATAACCATTTTTTGCAATACCTTTGTCGATTAAAATTTGGTCATAGCCACCCTCTTTTACCTTACGACTACAAGAGAATTTGACTTCTGCATATCCCTCTTTATCATTAATTTCCCATACCTTACATCTGTCTGTAATCATTTTTCTCATTATTTACTTCCTCCTCTACTTGCTTTTAATGAGTTTAATGCGGCTAAAGATTGTTTTAATAAAACTTCATCTGTACAGTTTTTAGGATTTGCTTCCTTTAAAATATCAATAGTTGCCGCCTTAACTTCTGGGTCTTTACTACCCCCAAGTTCAGTTGCTAAATTGATAATATCTTGTTGAGCTTTAGAGATATTAAACAAAGCTTCTGCACCAGAATTTGCCCAATCATATAACGCTTCCCCATCTTTTTCTGTTAAAACATCATAGCGATTATTGAATAGGCCAGTGTTATCTTTCATACAAGTAGCAACGTGGGTATCTTGAGCAATATTGAATGTTACCATATATTCATACTCTGTATCTTTTTCTTGTTGTACACCAACACCAACTTTTTTAGGAGTACTCTTCCCTTTATCATTAACTTCCATTACATACTCATCTTTTCCACGTCCTGTGGCAATAATATGTACTTTAGACTCTACAATAAAATCTGCCAATTTTCTATGTCTAGGTTTTTGTTTTCCCCAGTTATTAAAACTATTACCTTGCATATTATTAACTTGTTCGTTTAAATAGTTCCATTCGTGAGACAAACTATCAATAATAATTACTGAAGCTCCTTGATTAATACAATACCTAATGGCTTCTATGTAATTTTCTGGAGAACGTGGTTCTGGTAAATCAACAATTTGATAATTAAATTTATCACCATACATCTCACCACGGTCACCTTCAGTATTAATTAAATAAATTTCTCCACCAGCTTTATTTATGATACCAGTAGCTAGACATAAAGCGCTATAAGTTTTACCGCTTCCGCTTGAACCTGAACATAAAACTTTTAAGGCTAACTGTCTTTTTTGAGCTTTTCTTGACTTGAATTGCATTTTTCTTTCTCCTCCTTATATGTTTTTAAAATTATATCCTCCAACGCATCCTTCTGCTTATAGGAAATCCTATATAATTTTAAATTATTTTGCTTGCAATATTTATCTTTCTCTTTATCATTCTGTTGATAACGACTATTGATTATTTGCCTTTTTAATGCATCTTTCTCGTACCTAGTTCCATAAGTATGTTGTTCACCGTCATATTCTAACAAATATAATAAAGATTGGTCGTTATTAAAAATAGCAAAATCAAATTTTAATAATCTACCAGTTATAGGACTACAGCAATCACCAAAAGAATACTCTTTGATGTATTTTATATTGTTGTTATCAAGAATTTGTGTAATTTGTCTCTCTGTTGAAGATATAGACATACAACCACAAGACTTCGTGCTGCCACTTATTAAATTATTCCCTTTGATTAATATGTTTTGTCTACCACAGTCACAATTACAATACCACCAAGAACCTCTAAGTTTTGTGCGATAAATAGGTTTGTTTGCGCGCGCAATAACTGTTAACATACCATATTTGTTGCCAATGATGTTTTTGGTATTCTTTTGCTTGCTCATATCAATATTATAGCAGCCACAAGAATTAGTGTTACGTTTGCGTGTTAAGCTAGACGTTGGTAAAAATACTTCGTTACCACAATCACATAAACATTTCCAAATAAAACTACCGTTCTTATTTTTTTGGTGTGTGTTTTGAATAACTGTTAATCTGCCAATACGCGCTCCTGTTAAATCCTTATAGGCTCCCATAATTCCTCCTTTAGAACCAAGCTCATCTTCTTCTACCCTGTGCTCAATTCTAATTACATTATACTATATTTTATCATACTTGTCAATAATTTTTCTTAAAATCTTGACAAACTTTTTTATTTCGTGCAATGTATTCTGTTTGCCTAAAGAAACACGTATTGTCTTCTTTGCATCTTCTTCGCTATATCCATAAGCTAATAGTATTTTAGACGGCTCATCACTTGATGCATTACACGCACTACCTGCTGATACGGCAACACCCTCTTTATCTAATATGCTAACAGCAGTTTGAGCATCTAGCTCATTAAAAGTTATATTCATAATGTTGTTATGGTATGACATTTTTACGCCACTAAAATATAATTTAGAATAAATATAGTTCATTAGGTTGCTATATCTCTCTTCTATCTCATATTTGTTCTTATAAGCAAGTTCTAACGCTTTAGCCATTCCAACTATACCAGCAACATTTTCTGTTCCGCCACGCAATTCGTGTTCTTGATGCCCATATATTAATGGTTTAAAATTTTCTTGAAGGTCTCTACGAATAAACAACACGCCTACACCTTTTGGAGCGCCAAATTTATGGCCACTAAAAGAAGCTGTCGCATACTTATATACTGGCTTATCTAAAGGCTTCATTATATAACTATCAGGAAACAAAGGCTTCACTGTTCTTTGTTCGTGTAGATTAATATATTCTTTGCCAACTGCCTGTGTTAAATCAACGTGACAACAATCAAAGCAATCGTGATATATGTAATGTTTACCACCAACCTCACTATCAACCAATGGATAAGACATAATTTGCGCTCTACGAATATTTTTATTAGCCATTATCATTGAGTCGTGAGAGAATGGTGAACATTCACATTTAAAGTTTTTAGAAACCCACGAATTTGACTCGCTAGCACCGCTTGTAAAGAATATTTCGTCTTCGTGACACCCTAATAATTCAGCAATCTTTTCCCTCGCTTTATCAATAGCTAAACGGGCTTTTCTGCCCTCTTGATGCGTACTGCTAGGATTTCCATATTCCGTCGTTAAATAAGGCATCATCGCTTTTAAAACACGCTTATCAATAGGTGTCGTAGCGGCATTATCCAAATAAATTCTCTTCACTCTATCACCTACCTTTCTCTATGTTAATTAAATACTAACATATAATAGTGACTTTGTCAAGATAGAAAAAAAATGGGCTACAGTAATGTAGCCCATTTTTTATTATCTGATTGTTAAAACTTGTCCTGGTTTAATTAAATTAGGATTGTTACCAATTACAAATTTATTCTTAGCATATAATTCTTGCCAAGACATACCGTATCTGGCAGCAATACCACTTAAAGTATCACCAGATTTAACCGTATAAGTTTCGCCATTATATACTGAAATTGACGACTCGTCCATCCATCCTAAATCACCAGTTGTATTATATGGATGTTTAGAACCAGCAGCATATCTTGTGATATATGTTGTTTTATTACTTACACTACCAGCAGGACTTGAAGCATTTGAACTAATATATAGGGCACCATTAATAATAACTCTTGTACCAATAGCAAACTTTTGACCAGTTGATGGTTTTGGTTCTTCATATTTAGTAATAGAAGCTTCGTCCATCCATCCTAAATCACCAGTTGTATTATATGGATGTGCAGCACCCACTACTTTTCTAGTGATTGTAGTTATTTTATTGCTTACACTACCTGATGCAGTTATAGCATTTGAACTCTTATATAACGCACCATTGATTACAACCTTATCGCCGATATTAAATTTACTACTTGGCGTAGGAGCTGGAGTTGGTTCATCTTTAACTGCTGGGTTATAAATAAATCCTCTAAATGTATAACCGCTGCCTAATCCCCAACGACCATTAGTATTGTATCTATGAGAGTTCCAGAATGCACTTCCACCATATCCACTTTCAGAAGTGAATACGTGATTGTTGTCATATACTATTTCACAGATAGCAACGTGACCAACACCATCGCCTCCAGATAAAGTAGCACCCTTTTGCCAACACATAATAGCACCTGGTTTTGGAACCATACCAACTTCAAGACCATCTTGTTTTGCTCTTTCAATGAAATTTTCGGCATTACAACATAATTTTTTGTATTTCATTCCATTATTACCTGTAATTTCGTTGTAAATTTCATTAAATCTTGAACAAGCCCATCCAACGCAGTTTGCAAGAACATTCAACCCTGCTTTTGTTGGACTACCATTAATACACCAAGACCATCCGCCAGCATTACCATTGTTATATAACTTATTTCCACTTGCAGGAAGACTACGTCTTACTGTGAATTGACTCATATTATTCGCCCTCCTCTGCATTAATATTTTCTACTATTGTGTCCTCTGTACAAAGTACATCCAACCCGTCCTCATTGAAAACTGTTTGAACTTCTACTTCTTCAACATTTTCAACTACTTCTTCAATATTTTTTTTCTTTGACATTTGACATTCCTCCTTATTTTTCGTCATCTTTATTAGTTTCTGCTAAAGCATTAACAGGAACGTTTATAACTAATAAGTCTTTAATCTTCATTAAGACTTTACCAGCATAAACCAAATTTGCAGCCTTAATCAAAATAGTAGCCCCTGTTAAAGTTGTTACCATTTGACCATTAACTTCAGCAACCTCCATTGGATAAATTAATGTAGAGCTATATGTTAAAGCCAACCCAATTAAAAAGAAGGCAGCCTTACTAATACCTCCCATTAACTTTTCCTTGTTGTATTCTTGTTTGAAGTCTGCTAATTTTTTACCCATAATAATATTGGCAATCATTAAACAAACTAAAGACAATACAACTGTAATACATTCTGGCATACTAATTACCTCCTTCACTAAATAACCTTAAACTTTTCCTTTTTAACCTCATTAAAAGTACCATTATCGACACTAACATACATTTTATATTTATTAAAAGAGGAACCATTAGTTGATACATAAATATACTTATCTGAAACTTCAGTAATAGTATTACTGCTATATACCTGTGCACTACTAGCCCCATCTCCATTAAAATGTTTATTGCCAGCCCAGTCTTTCGCGTAGGAATAAATACCAACTTTTGCAATATCCCCTGGTACAAATCCTAAAGACTCAAATGTACCAAATGTGTAAAACGTATCTGTACTTTCTGTATCAATCACTTTTATTTCTGTGCCATTCTTATATAATATCAATCTATATCCTGATATTGCAGTTGAACCAGCTGACGCTGCCGTCCAAGTCGCTTTTAAATTTGCTTTTGGTGTGGGTTCCGTCTGGTTATAACTTAATATTGGAGCACCAGGAGCACCTGGATTGTTGTATATTGTAGTAAAGCTTGCTACATTAGTATAAGTTTGACCTGCATCATTAGCATCATTACCTCTAACATAATATGTCCTATTTGGGTCAAGACCACTCAATGTTCCAGCTCTAGCATTAATTGTCGAAACTACTCCACTAAAGTTGGATGTTGCAACATCAATATGTGGACTATAAGGGTCTTGATAATTGTTATTAGTTACAGAGAACGATGCGTAAACTGATTTATCTCCAATTGAACTAACACTAATACTACTTAATGATGGCTTTCCTACTGTTGGTAGGCCGCTCAATGTTAAAGTAACATATCCTGCTGGAGAAGTAGGATTATAACGATTACCATTTACACCAATAGACACTGTTGTACTACTAGTACCTGTTCCTAAAGAAATACTTCTTCCGTACCATCCTGTATAATACTTTGAGCCTTGACTTGTGTGATTAGTCCCATCATTAGAATTAAATACTATATTCTTACTTCCTTCTACCCATAAAGCCCAAGAGTTGGAAGACCAAGTTGGTGTACTTTGATAAATATATGCTTGATATTCAAAATATACAGATGTGCCGTTTCTTGAAACGTTTCTAACATTAGCACCAACGATTGCTGACACATTAACATAACTGTCAGCGCTGACCTTATCAAAACTAGCCATCTAAAATCAACTCCTTTCTTAACTAGACGTATCAATCCAAATTATTGTTTTTCCTGTTTGTGCTGAAGGTTGAGTTCCTCCAACTTTAATAATGGTATTTCCATCACTCATTACTCCATAAGCGTTTACTGCTTCTTTTACTCTTGCAGGGGACATTACAGTTGTTGTGGATGTACCAGCGATAGCATCAGCAGTTGTAGCACCAGCCAATGATAAAGTACCACCGCTAAGGTTTAATCCATTACCAGTAGTTACTTTGATATGACCAAAAGCAGATGTTGTAGCGACACCAAAATCAGTAGATGTAGATGCGTGATTTTTATTTGCCTTGTTTGTATAAAGGTCTGTAAAATTATCGTTCAGTATTCCTCTAAATACAGAGCCAGATATACCATTGTTTAATGTTTGTTGTGCCATATGATTTCCCTCCTTTTAATATTAAACATCTTTACTGTCTTTAAATAATTCATAACATATTGATAAAGAGCATCCTTTATCCTCAAAATCGAAATTGTAATATTGTACAAACGAGCATCTACAATATCCTTAATAATCTTTTTAAAACTGGCAATATCTCTCGTATCAAAATTCACGCTACATCACCCCAACTTCTAATTGATTAAAATTAACAATATTGGAACAACTAACTGTCATTTGACATTCATTACCAATAGTATAAGATATAGACTGAATTAAGAAACGTTCTCTATCCAACCCATAATAAGAGTCGGTAATATTTATTAAATTGTTTACAAATAGCAATGGATTAAATGCTACATTTATATTCATTGTTGTTTTTAAAATACCAAACTTTCTTAATTCATAATCAGCACGTTGCTGTGCCAAATCATCACTATATATATTACTATCATTAATATATTCTATACGACGACCAATACGTTGTATACATAAAGGAGATGCTGGGTTTTTATTTTGTGCCATAGCAGAAAAGATTTTGTTGTTGATATTATCACCAACGACTTGAATTTCATTTACAGCATTTTCAAAATCATAGTTAGCATTTGCGTTAAAATAATCTCTTTCAGTATCTGTATAATCCCATAGTGATGCCTTTTGAGTATCTAGTGTGGTTTCATTGATACTAACAAAACATAAATTACCTTGAGAATTATAATATACCTCTGCATTTAGAATTGTTCCAATTTCTAATAGCATTTCTCCTAAAGTACTACCCGCATCTTTTGATAGCGTATATGGCATTTTTAAACCTTTAAAAGTTCTGTCGTATATGATAGGTTTTAAATCTATAGGATAACCAGAACCATTATCCAATGTTAAAATACCTATAATTGCCTTTTCTATATCAGAGTCAACTGGTATTTCATAAGTAGCCTCTAAAGTACCAGCCTTACCTTCTAATACTGCAAATTTATCAACTAATGTTAAGCTTACTTGTTTATCTGAGTCTTGATGTGAAGAGGATGGATTTCCTAAAATGTAAATACCTCTAGGAAACCAATATACTTGGTTATCAAACTCTAAACCTACATCAAAGCGAAATTTGTTATGTACCCAAATTGTATTAATGCTTGGCGTGTATTTACCATCTATATTAATTAAATTTATATTTACACTTTTCCTTTGCCCACTCTGATAATTCTCTGTAAAGTTACCAGAGTTAATAATAATATCCTCTTGAGGAATTTCATAGTTTATTGTTTCGTCTGGGTTAAGAACGAATAATCTAAAGCGTGGTTTATATACTGGACGCTTTAAAACATCTGTTAAATAACTCATACTAACACTAGAACTATCAACTAAACGAAGGACTTCGCCATATTGACTCCACAAAGTTGAAGTAAATGTGTCGGCTAAAGCCCTTGTGTCGTAAGTTGCCATTATCCTCCAATAATAGTAATGTTATCGATGTCCTCAACTTCTACCCAACTAAACGTAATAGTATTAGTTTGCTCTCTAGTTACATCGTCTGTTTGTGATGATGTACCTGTAACCATTACTAACATCGCATTACCTTTTCTATCTTTTAATAATTTCATATTACCATCCGCACAGAATTTATTCCATTCGTCTAACATTGTACTAGGTTCGATATATTCAGCCAAACTATTAGTAGTTCTTTGAACATCACCTAATAAACAAGTTAATGAACCTGTTGAATAGTTTAATTTTCCAGAGGATACTTTAGGAAATCGTGTAAGATTATTATAAGTAGTGTTGTTAAGAGTTTGCGTCCTAGCAGCACTTGAAATGTTTAAATTAAACTTCCATATGTCACCTGTTGTATAATATAAGCCCTTTTCGCTTGTACTTGGAATAATATCTATCAAAGACCAATCCCACCAACAAGTTGAAACATCATTTGAAATTACGGCCTCAGAAATTGCCGACTCGTCTTCTTTAAAAATATAATATTTATATGTCTTGTTATTTGTGACACTATAGTCGGTCATTGATAAACTACCATCGCCAAGTCTAGCAACATATACTAATTGGTTAGTATCTTTGACCTCTCTATAAATAGAGAAATTATACCCTAAAGCAACATCGGCAACTCCCTCTGAAGTTGTTGTCCCGTCATCAAATGTTACAAGAAATCTTGAATAGTTATTTAATACTGGTACATATTTCGCAGTATTAAAAATATTCGCGTTCGTAGATGAACTTTCTTCTAAATGAAAGAAGTCTAATTTTACGTTATTATGCACTGTTAATCCTGTTAATAACATATTTTATCCTCCTTTTTATGTTGTAGGGAATATTTCTTCTATTTTAATTCCCGTATTTGTTATTTGAACTTTCCACCAGTGATTACATACACGCTCAAGTGAAGTCCCACCTTCTACCCAAGTATATGTGTCTGTCCAAGTTGCTGTATCGTCCCAAACATAATCATTATTAATTTGTGCTACACTCGTTGGAGACAACACAAACACTTGCGTTGTGTTGGTATAAAATGGAAGTTCTAAACTAATATCTGGTTTTTGTACAAATATTAATTTATTTTTGTCAATTTTAATTGTAAACTCACCTTCATTATTTGCATCATCAGTTTCTGTAGTGATTAAATTTACAACTTCTTGATATACACCATTTTGGTCATAGAAAAAATTTCCGTCTGGACTAAATTGTAGTGTGATATTAAAATCATCTGGTAAAACACATAACCCATCTGGTGTTGCCCAAGTTGCCGTATAACCGTGTGTATATAATGAGTTTACTGTGTTATATGGTGTATTATATAAATATGAGAAACCAGAAACGTTATATATATTAGATATTACAGCATAAGAGTCACCCTGCATAGGTGTATACATAAATGGATATTGTGGCATAAGTGTACCAATACCAGTAATCGCATTATATGACTTAATTGTTCCAGTTTGTTTTACTCCTGGTGGATTAAATTCTGTATAATCATAAGCATTTCCACTTATTGTTTTATGTGGATACACTAATGAAAATGTCGTGTCCATATTCGACGATATGTGCATATAATTGATACCATCTATATATGGAACAACACCATCTCCTAGGTCTATTTCAGTAGGTGTTGCTAATTCATAATCTACTTGTGTGTTATGAGTTGATAACCAAGTTTTTAATTCAGCTGTAGTCATTTCAGTTAGTCTGCTTTTCTTTATAAACATTCTAATTTTACCATTTCCTGTGCCTCCAACACCTAACATATCACTATCAACAGTAGATGAAGCGGTTATATATGTGCCTTGTTTAACTATAAAATTATTTGATATTCCTGTATATTTCGAACCAATTAATTTATCATAAACAATCGTATAAGCATAATAATAATCAGTTGAAGTAGTTGCTTCTTGTATGTTATTCCAATTCTCACTACCATCTAAAACAACAGTACCTACTCTTTTAATTATCTTTGCTCTACCATTTTCAATAACAAGTTCATCTTTAACTCCATTTGGTAGGCTTCTTAGAGGCTGGTCTAATACAAATAATGATGATGATGATTTATATGGTTCGTAATCTAAAGCAGTAGAACCTTCGTTAAGCATAATATAATAAGTAGAATTTGAATAATCTCCAGATATTAAAACTAAAGTAAAAGATAAGTAACTATTTTCGGTAATTGTAAAAGTAAATGACTTTAAACTTTTACCTATTTCGGTAGTTAAATATTTTCCACTAGTAGAATTATAAAGATAAATATAAGAACCATTAGATAAATAATCGTTTATAGATATAGTGTAAGTATTAGGTGTTAAATAAACTTTAGAACTACTAGTTAATGAATAAGATTGATTATTAGATATACTACCATTAAGAGTGAAACTACCGTCATTATTATTAGTAAAAATAGAATAAGAAGGTCTCATAAAAGAATAATTATATAAATTCTTCCCAGTAGATTTAACTTCTATTGTGTTATAAGGTAAATAACTTGTTGCTACTGAGCCTTTTTCTAGTTGAATATTTGTAAGCATCATTGTTATTGTTTTCGATGTTGCTGTATTATTTGGACTAAATCTTATTGATATAACACCTGTTGTATTTGTAAATGTTAATGACACTTTGCCACTAACACCTACTAAATTTGAATATGTTAACATTGTCCCAACCGTTGCACCATCATACACATATATTCTTGCATCAGTTCCACTTAAAGATGTATCACTTTCCCAATTAAAACTTATCGTATGTGCAGTTTTTGGTATTTCAATATTAAGATAGTCAGTTCTCGCATAATTCCCACTTGCAATAATCTTTAATGTGTCATTAATTATAGAACTTGTTGCATTATAATCAATACGATTTCCATTTATATTAAATAAATTCTTTCCTTTAACACTTTCAATTTCACTAGGATAATCTGGAGATGGACTAGGTTGTCCCCCTGTGTATGGTTCGTAAGTCATATCTTCGTTATCCATTGTAATTATTATATCTGTAAAATCTACATAATCACCTTTTTCAATTGGTGAAATATAAGTACAATATAACCATACACACAAATATATGGAAGTGCCATCTAATGTTGGGACAGTAAATGAAATTGTTTCGCCTGATGTTATACTTACACTTTCTTTCGTTCCATTATTACCATTAACATCACATAATCCAATACAATATCTTGGTGCTAAAATTTCATTTGATTTAGAAAAGTCGCATTTTATTCTTACAACCTTACCTATATAATTCGTTAAATCTATTAATTTGTACATGGCGTACTTAACTACATTTGATGATGATGAGTTAGTATAACTAATTTTTACTCCCGTATCAAGTTCAGTAAATGTTTGTCCATTACTTGCAATAATCGGTGTAATACTTTTATTAAATAAATTCTTCCCACTTCTAGTTGCCTGTGTACTCTTACCATCTATAACCAGTTCGCAATCTGAGTTAGTAATCTGTACTACATCGCCTTCACCAATCGATTGCCCTGGTTCAAATGTTGCCTGTGTTAATGTGTTGTTGTTATCTTGAATAATACCTGTTGCTACATCTGAACGAAAAGATGTCGCTTCATTTTCTACTGGTGTTACCCACGAAACTTTAACTGCATTGTTCTTATCATCAAATGACGCTAATGGTTGTTGTAGGTATTCTACAATGTCGTATGAAACATTAAATTCATACATATCTGTTGTAGATATAATACCCATATCATTTTCTACTGTCATTTGTATTAAATATTTATTTCCTGTTCTAAAACTATCGTATGTATATGATAAATTGGCAGAATAAACTTTATCTGACGAAGCTACTAAAGAAGTTGTCCCATCGTCATTTCTTGTGTATAAATCAAATTGATGATAAACTATAGGGACATTATCTGATTGTGTATATGTTCCTTGGAATGTATGATATTTTAACGTTAATGAAGATGGCACATTACTAATAGCAACCGCAGGAGTTCGTCTTGCATAAACGATATAGTCTGGCACGGTTTCAATAAAATCAGAATAAATCTTATATTGTGTTCCTACAGCAGGTGCTGACGAAAACGCACTACCAACAACGGCTACACCTGTATCACTATTATATGATGAAATTGTTTTTGTTTGACTATTGATTGTAATTGCCATACCAGCCTTGATATTAATATTTGGTTGTAAGTATATAGTTGTTGTTGTACTTGTTGCTTGTACTAAACCATAAGTAATTAACATATCGGCAGTTGGTTGATATAATCTAACACGCCATTTATAGTTTGCTCCATTACTCAACGCCACAGCAGACGCACTTACTGGAATTTCTAATATATCGCCATTGTATGCGTAGTTAGTTAATGTAGTTTTTGAGCCAGTATAAATTTCGTTGTTGTCAAAATCTACTATTAATAATTGATATGCAGATACATACGAATTAGTTTGAATTTCCATTGTAAACGTATTATCTAAAAGACCGTCAATAGACACGCCTGATGGTTGTACATTACGTGGTTGATAAATCATACACATCCTCCTTTCTTTTATGTATGTTTAGCACCAAAGGGCACCGACATTTATGTCGGCACCTATTGATGTTTTGTTATATTTACTAAAGATTTTAATTCTGTTACAAATTGTCTAGCATTAGTTACATTTGGTAATTCAATATTGCCGAAGTTGTAATTAGTTACAGCGCCACCACCAGTAGGTAAATTACTTGTTGTTTGTGGGCGTGTTAAACTAGACAACATATTTCTCATTTGGTCGTTATTTAATACAAATTCTGGTTTTGATTTACTTCCGTGGAGCATTGCTAAACCAGTATAATCAACCATACCTCCATTAGCATATCCTGGGATTGTAAGTGTTTGCCCTGGATAGATGCGATTTGGGTTGCTTCCTATAATCGACTTATTTGCATTATAAATTTTTTGCCAAGGAATACCATATTTACTTCCAATACCACTAAGAGTATCTCCGCTCTTAACTGTATATGTCTTGCTAGAAGAACCACTAGAACCAGATGAGCTACTAGAACTAACATTAGTACTAGTTGGAGTACCGTATCCATTTAATTTATCTGCTGGTGTATTTTCTAACTTTTCGATTTCTGCCATTGTTGCAAGATATTTAGATTTATATTGTTCTAAAACATCTAATCGTTGTTGTAAAATTGCAGCCTCTGCATTAGCGCCTAATTGTTGTGCAAGAATAATACGAGCCTGTTGTGTTTCATAATCATTAGCAACGTCTTCCCAAGACTCTTTATATTTTTCCCACGCATCAATTTGCTCTTCTATAGCGCTAATTGCTTCTTCTTTTTGCTTCTCTAAGGCATCAATTTCTTGTTCATTATTAAACTCATCAAGAGCTTCTTGAGCTTCTCTAATTGCTTCTTGGTCTGCTTCCCACACCCAGCCAATACCTTCACGCCATACACGTTTAGTCTTTTCTTTTTGGGCGTTAGCAAGTGCTTCTTGAAGTCTGGCTAATTCTAATTCTTTTTCAGTTTCTTCGTTAGCCTTTTCTTTATCCTCAATTAATTGGTCATAATATTCTTCTTGCTCTTTTTTAAGTTTATTTAATTTCTCGATTTCTTCATCAATAATACCAACAGCAGCATCTTCAGCAGTATCTAAATCATCTTTTTGCCTATCTGCTTTATCTTGAAGTGCTTTCTTAATTTTGTCAGCTAAGTCATTCCAAGCGTCAGAACCTTGTTTGTAAGCCTTAATTAATTCTTTTAATTTCTTAATATATTCATCAAGACTAATTGTTCCACGTTTATAATCATCTTCAACTTTAGTAAGACGTTGTTTTTGAAGTTCCTCATTAATTTTACGCCAAGCATCTGTACCTTTTTGCACCCTACCAAGTAAATTATCTAAGCCTCTTATATATTCTTCAATGGTGATTTCATTGTACTTGAATTGGTCTTTAAGATTATCGAGTATTGTTTCCCACCATTCTTTTTCTGATGATGATGATTTACTTGATGAGCTAGAAACACCCATAACACTGTTAAAATTCTTATTAACACCTTCTAGTGTTGCTTTTAATATAGCTATCCTATTCTCATATTTCTCGTTTTCGGCAGTCAAAGCAGCCTTTTGAGCATCTGTTCCAGACTTATTGATTTCTGCCTCTAATTCACTTAATGTCTTTGCTGTATCTGAAACGCTGGCTTTCCCGCCTCTAATTACATTCCATAACGCTTGAAACCATCCAATAGTTTTCTTTACGGTATTATTTAATTTTTGATTTGATATATCTAATACTGCGTTGTAATGCCTTTGTTCTTCTGTTGCGATTAAGTCATTAATTTTTGCCTGAGCTAAACTTTTAAATGCTTCCTTATTCAAGTTTAATTGCCCATTTTCATCAACTAAATAACCTAAATATTCATCATCTAAAGCTAATAATGTTTGTAAAGTATCAATAGAAATATAACCGCTTTCATTGTATTCTTCTTGTGCAGCACTAAGAGTGTTAAAGGCACTCTGTAAATTATCAATACTAGTATTAAAGTTTTTTACAGCAGTTGTCCATTCCAATTGCTTTGTTACTAAAGTTCCAATTTTATTTGTATAGTCTTCAATGCTCATACTATATTTATCAAGTTGTGTTTGTAACTCAGGATACTTTTCCAATAATTTTTTAAATGAATTATAAGACAAATCGTTAGAAGTAATCATAGATTGTATATCTTTGGTGAAATCATCACCCAACGCATCTCCAACTTTATCTATAACATCATTATAATTTTGATAGCTTTTCAATAAATCTTTAACCGTTGTGCCGTCTTTTTCCATAGCGGCTTCTAATTCAGGATATTTTTCCAATAATTTTTTTATATCTGCTTCTGTAATAGCAGACTGTGAAGACATATTTTTTAATTCGTCTTTAAATTGTTCATAACCTTTAGCGTCTTTAAATTTAGAGTCATATTCTTCTATTGCTTTATAACTTGAACCAAACTTCTCCTCTATGCGTGATAATTCTTTTGAAACATAATCCCAAGCGTCATCAAATTCGTCTTGAGAAAACAATCCAGAGCCAACCAACTCTTTTTTGTGTTTTTTAAGATATTGCTGCCATTCTTCCAACGCCTTCTTTGAACTATCTACATTTTGCGTTATAAAATTAACATCACTTATAGAGCCATCAGTACCTCTTTTTTTCTCTTGGATAGTACCATATTTGCCCATTATCTCTTTGTAATCTTTATAATATTTTTCAAATACTTTCTTTTGTTCTAGCAATTTATCATCAGCGTTTATAGGGGCGTCTCCTAAAAACCAGTTAATATTAGCTTTGCTCTTAGACCCGCCACTAGTCATATTTGACATATTGCCAAGCCCAATATTCATATTTCTACTATATGAATTTTTTCCATAAACCTTTTCTTTTGCTTCTTTATAAGAAGTTCTGTTATCATCTATATAATCTTGTGCTTTTTCTTGTTTTAATCTTTTTAATTCGGCCACTTGTTCAGATATAGAACCTGTAACCACATCAATACTATCCGCTTCTTTACCATATTGAGTTCTTAATTCTTCTTGTATTTTAATAAGTTCCTCACGAGCTTTTGTTGTATCTTCATAAGATGAAGTACTACTATCTGTAATATTTCTCAACTCTTGTATTTTAGAAATAGTTCCGTCTAAATCGCTGTTCTGTGTATCTAATTTTACAGCATCATCAATGACTTGTTGGACAGCCTCTTGTTCGGCCTGCTTATGTTTTTGATATAAAGTAATTGCACGACTAATTAATAATGAACCTGCCATTAACCCCGCATTTAAAGCTAAGCTAGATACTTTTAACGCATTATTAATTGCAATTTGAGCCTTTTTCTTACTATTAACACCATCTGTAGATATACCAAGTTCAATCATTGCAGCCTTAGTTTGTTTTAAAGTTTGGTTCTCTACTTTTTCACTTAAATTTAATATATCAGTACGATTTTTTGTAATTGATAAAATATTGTTAAAACCATTTATTGATTTACCAACAGAAGAAATTAAAACTGAGAATTTCTTAAAAGTGCTAAAAATACCAGATGCAGCACCACCCAAAGCTTTCAATCCAATTGTTAGTGCAGCTGCGCTCATTACAAGGCGACCCATATCACTATTAGCTATCTTCAGTAACAATGTACCAAAATCCACAAAACCTTTTATAAAATCACTACTAATTAATGTTTGTGATAATTCTTCAAAAGCAGATTTAAGATTACTAACTTTACCCTCAATACTGTTTATATATTTAGCATTTTCGTTTAAAGCACTGCCCTCAGAGTTTAAAGCTGTCTCTGTAGCAGCTAAAGCTGTCTCAAAGTTATTTAAGATAGCAGCGGCATTTTGTGCTTGATATTTACCAGCGATTGTTTCTGTAATATATGCTTTTTCTGCGGCTGTAGCTTCTTTATATACAGGCGCTAAATCTTTTAATATTTCATAGGTATTTTTTAACGAACCGTCTGCCTTATATACAGATAAACCTAACTTACTAAATAGAACCTCCATTTGCGCCATTAATTCAAGACTGGCTTCACCCTCATCGTCCATACCTTGAAGACGTAATGTAATCGTTTTTAAACCATTTGCAACCTTAGAAGCATTACGAGTGATTTCTGTACCAGCAGTTAATAAACCAATCATTTGCTCGTAACTGTTACCAGCATTCGCCATTACAGCTGATGATTTACCTAAATTATTAGCAATATCCGCCGAACTAACCGCATATTTATTAGCAACCTCATTTACAGCATCAATAATATGTATTGCGTCTTCTGCTTCTACATTAAACGCTTTCATTTGTGCAATCATAAATTCAGCAGACTCTGCCGCGCTAACCTCTTCATCCGCAATATTAGTATACATTAAGGCTAATTCACCCAATTTTAAAACCTGGTTTTCATCATATCCAGCCTTAGCAAATTCTGTAGCTGCCTCTACCATTTCTGTACCAGTTTTAGCAACAGCTTCCGCTGCATCATATGCATCTTGTGTAAATTTTTTTAAAGAAACCCCTGTTAAGTCGGTTACCTTTTGCAATTCAACTAATGCACTGTCTAAATCTGTTACTTCTTGTATCATTGCTTTGGTTGTATTAATAATTTGATAAAAAACAGTAGTTACAGACATATATGTTGTAAAAGATTGAAATGCTTTACTCCAAGAATATTGCCATTTATTAGCCTGTTTAGCATTTGTTTCTACAGCACTACCAACCTCTTTTAATGTTGCTTTATATATTTTTTCACCAGCAACCATTTTTTCCTGTATTGTTAAAATTTTTCCTGCATTATTTGTATATCTAGTGGTTGTAGTATCAAAAGTACTACTTGTACTTAAAATATTATCTTTAAATTCAGACATATTAACTTGCAATTTATTAAGTTGAGAGTTTAAGTCTCCAAATCCTTTATTAGTTGATGAAGGCATTTTTACTTTGATTTCTAAAGAGCTAACTTTATTTTCCAATGTTTTGATTTGTTTGTTTAATTCAGTTATTGTTTTAGAACTATCATCTATTTTTGCTTGCAATTTAATATAATATTCTTTATTCATATCTTATCTCACCTCCTTGTTATCCCATATTTTTTGAACTCATCATTCAACCATTTTTCGATTTTTTTATCGATGTCTTTTAAATAAGAGTCCCAATACCCTATAGAGTTTACACCATCTGCTAAATACTTAGCACCTCCATTATAAGAATAGTAATCATTACCTGTTATATCATTTAAAATCCAATACATTCTTCCTCTCTGGTCTCCTCCTAGAGCACCACCCCAATTACCTCCGTGAGCCCAACCATTGCTTTCTGATGGAGCAACCAATTTCTCACCATCAAACGCCAATGTTCTTATATATCCTTTAAGAGCACTAGATTGGTTTTCTCTAATTTCCCATCCAGAGTAAAACCCTCCATCTTCTCTATTTCTTTTGTATTTTTCACCTGGAGGCGCAGCATAAATAGTAGCATCCAAATGCTCTTGAAAATCTTTTAAAAGCGTATTAGACACGTTATTAATAACGATTTCTAATATATTTGACAGTTCCTTGTTTAATTGAATTGTGTCGGCTATATAATTAAAACTAGCCATAAACTCTGCCTCCTCCCCTCAATTTTGTTATTTCCTAAAAAAAAGAAGACTTATTTGTCTTCTTCTTTATTATCCTTACCAGTGATTTCATTATATTGATTAACAACCTTTTGCCAATCTTTAGGTAATTTATTGACCATTTTATTCATAGTTTTTGCATCAGGTATTCTTTCTATCACCATATTAATAAGTTTATTAAGATTTTTATCTACAATGTTTTCAACACTAATTATTTGTTTAGATAAAGACATCATCAAATGATATGCTTCATCAGCATTAGTGACAATTCTTAATAACTCATAATGGGTACCAATATTATAATATTTATTATAATCTTCATCACTATCAATATTATACCCTTCAATACAAAAACCAAATAGTAAAGCATAGAAGTTTGTAATCATTGTTAAAGGACTATAATCGTACCCTTCAATATCACCTGAATTATCATAGATTTTTAAAACTTCACCTACAATATAATTAACCTCTCCATTTGTCAAATAGTCTTTTTTTAATTTGATTTTTTCATTTTTTACAGTAATCTCCATAAAAATATCCTCCTTATTTTCTATTATTATCTTTTATATATGCAAGACCTAAACAAATTGCCTCTGCTTTATCATCGTCTGTATGTTTGGTTTTTGTTTCCGTCTTACTATACACGAACCCTAAATTGTAGATTTCGTTTGTTTTATCTACAGCCTTTTGTTTTTGTATATCTCTTTTCATACCCTGTCTTGTTCCGTCGTATGTTCCAATAATACTCCTCCAAGACGATGGCACATAAAAAGTATATGCAATATTATATTTAAAACACAATGATAAGATTGCTCCTTGTAAAATACATAAATCTTTACCAGTTTTTAAATTATTATGATTTGTTACTGGCACATCTTCAAATACCATATGTTCTATATTATATTTGTTAATTATAGCCTCAATAGCATCATATACTTCACGTATTCTATCTCTCGGCTCTTCACTTGTAGTACGAATGACACCATAATCATACAGATTAGCCTCTTCGTCAAGCAGGCCATATCCTGTTTTTTTGGTAGCCATATCTAACCCCAAAATCATAGTATAGCCTCCCTATTTTATAATACTTTTTCCTTGATTGCCCTTCTTCCTTTGTTTCATATTTCTCACTAACTTATCGTGTTTTTCTTGTTCTTCCAACTTTTGTTTCACATATTCCCACAATCGTTCTTTAAACAAATTAACATAAACTGGAAATATAATCATTGACAATACAAAAACTGCCAATATAAGTTTCAGGACTGCATCAATCACTTTCTTCTCACCAACTTTTTAGTATTAAATGTTTCTAGTTCTTGAGTAATATTTTGTATTTGACCCCTATCATTCATTTCAACATCGACCCACCAAACAGATTTATCATTAGCAAATCCCATACTTCTAGCAAAAGGTGTTAAATCCTCTAAACACGAAGTTTGGAAGCAATGTGTATCATCTTGTTTCATATAAAAACTTTGATGAATATGACCTGTTTGTAATATATGAGGTCTTTCCTCTAACGGAATTGAGTCTAAATACTTTTGTACCTTATAAGATTTAGCATAAGCATTTCCGCCTTTTCCGTGGAATAATCTTATTTTTAGCTTGCCGATTTTCATATCTGCGACATCACTGCCTAAATAAATTATATCTTCTCTTTGTTTTGCAATAGCCTTAACTATTTCTGAACCTGTGGACTTATACCACCAGTCATCATGATTGCCACTAATAACATAAGTTTTACCATCAAATGTCGGGTACTTTTCAACACAATAATCTACTTGCCCCTCATAAGATGGTTCTCTAAGTTCATAAATATGTTCAGGTCTATTTGAACGACCATCTGTAAAATCTCCGCTGTGTAAAATATGTTTTACACCTCTCTCATCGGCTTTCGCGTATAGATACCTCAAAATATCTAAACGGTCATATTTGCTACACAAATGTGTATCACTAATAAGCAATAAAGGTATGTGCGAACTAGACGCTTCAACTTGATATACATCATTAATTTTAGGTGGCGTTTTTAACCTTACCAATTCCCCATTGACATAATCAATTAATTCACCGTCTTGTTTCATTAAGCCTATTAACCCTATCACTTCGTAATCTTTAAGTTGTAACTCATTACAAATTTCAATAAAACTTTTTTGCTTCTTGATTAAACATTTTATCTTATTACAAAGTTCTTTAGTTTCCATAGACAGCCTCCTAAAAATGTCATTACATTTCTGATAATTTATTTTCTACAAACCAGGCAAATTTTTTTACTGCATCCTTGTTTAAACTACTTATCTTATCGTTACAAAATTGTACTGCCACAAAACCAACTGGCTCGTTATTTGTGTTATAAATAACTACATCATAAAAGCTTTTAATGCCCATAGTGTGTTTTAAATTATAAGTAGATGGCATTGTTTCTTTTAAGTCTTCTAAATCCTTAACTAATAATTCCCCTTTATCTAATAATACCCTTAGAAAGTTAGGAATAACGCTTAGAGGAATACCAGATAAAACGTTTAAACAACTAGCAACCCCATATCGACAAGTTTCATAAGTACAAGTGGTTTTTAATGCACTACGACCATTAGCATAGTGATTGCCATTATGAAACTCATATACTTGTACTCTGTCAGCACCCAATAATTCTTTTAGGTGGTCTGCCTCCTTAATAATTTCATAATCCAAATCTGATTGTCTTTTAATATGTTTTGACACATCAGTCTTTCTATCCTTAAATTCCTTGTCTAGCTTGGTTTTAAAAGCCTTAAAAGACATATAGACAGTGGCTGCAATAGCTCCACAAACTGTTCCGATAAACTGTATGTTTTCCCACGATAACAATTCTTTCCAGTTCATCTGACCCCTCCTAACATTATGTCTTTATTACGGCATAGAGTTTGGGATTTGAACCCAATTAATTCCCAACTGAAACTCTATATAAAAAAAGAAAAGAAATTAATAATAAATTTCTTCGCCTTTATGATAAGTATTTTTCTTTTTAATAGTAATAGTTTCACCATCTTTGTTAATAACAAAGTAACTAGGCGTAGCAACAATAACTCTACAAACAGATTTTGGCATCTTCTTTGTATTTTTAGTTGTTGTTGCTTTCTTTTCCTCTGTTAGAGTTGTTGACTCAACTGACTTTACAGTTTCAACAGATTTTGTTTCTTCTATTACTTCCTTTTCTTTATTTTTGTTGTTTTGAAATATTCTCATTACTATTCTCCTTCCTTACTAATCTAGGACATTGTTCCCAGCCATCTGTATGTACTACTTTATTTTGCTTATGACAAAATTTTTGTTTTAAACAATAATCACAAGTTAAAGAGCAGTTTAAAAACTGCTCAAAAACGCTCTTTGTGATATATTGGCTATATTTGCAGTACATAATTATTCAGTTACTGTTACAACAACGTTAGCGTCGATTTCAGGAACTTCTGTGATAGTAGCTTTGATTGTGCTTGAACCAGGAGCAACACCAGAAACAATACCGCCTTCAACAGTAGCTTTTGATGTTTCAGATGAAGCGAATGTTAATCCACCTACAGGAGCTAAGAAAGCAGCTGAACCATCATTTTTAATAGCATAAACTTGAAGTGTTTTAGAGTCTCCAGATTTTAAATCAAAGTCTCCACCTTTAATAGCTAATGCGATAACATTATCATACCATTTAGCACCATTAATCTTTTCAGTAATAGTAGCATAAATTGGTCTATTTCCATCACATCCACCAGCAGTTTCCGTAGAAGCTAAAGCTCTTACTGATAATGGAGTTTGTGACACAGCATCTGGAGTCATACTTAATGTAAATGCACCAGTCATTGAAGCACGAGGAACTTCGATTTGAACTGTACCGATTTGGTTAGTTGTGCTGTCAGAACTTGCTAAAGTACCTACCATAACTAATCTAATAGTTGATGGTAACATATCAGCATAAACTGTTACTTTACGAGCGGCGGCATCATTTGTGTAATATCTTACACAAACTGTTCCATTATAAGAACTATCAGCTAATGTAAAACCAGCACCACTAAATGCAACCCTTTCTACAGTTCCATCTTCTTTAGTTACCCAACCATAAATAGTTTGAGTTTGAATAGCTAAAGGAGTACCTTGTGTAACAACGCCAGCACCATTTGTAACTGTTACACTTTCTTCAGTCCAAATATTAGCACCAGTTTCGATTGAAGAACCTGTATTTAATGCTAAGAACTCTAATGAAAATTGTGCTTCGTTGATAGCGATGTTCATTTCAGCTGTGTGGTAATAGATGTATTGTAATTGATTACCTTTACCTGCTCTTACGTCTGTGTTAGATAAAGTAGTTTCAATAGAGCTATCTAATAAAGTTTTACCAACGAATAATAAGTTATCGCTAGAGTCATAACCATATACATCAGCTGTACTAACTAAAAACTTTTTCATATATTTTATCCTCCTTAATTTTTATTATTTTTTTATTTGTTGACGCTTTCTATTTTGTTTCGCATTGTATCCATATCAACTTTAACGTCAGAATATTTATCGTCTTTCGATAAGTCATTCATCCAATGCTGGATGGCGCCCTCATCCTTAAATTTAACAAAACCAGACATAGAAGCATTAAGATAAATTTCATAGTGCAGTTTTGCGTCAACACGTTGTAAAATTTTCTCAAACTTTCTAATGGTTAAGTTGTATATATCATTCATTTTTAAAGAAGTGGATATAAGGACACAAATCATCTGTTCTTCTAAAGAACACATTTTTTGTTTATTTTGTCTCTGTTTATATTCTTCTGCTTTTTCCAAAGCATCTCGAACCTCTTTTTGAATTGTTTCATCAATAGGAGTAATGCAGTTTTGCTCAAATATTATTTTAGTAATATTGTCAAAATCATCTGCATTGTATTCTACACCACGTACTTTAAAAAATGCTTTATTTTTATCATCAACGTAGAAATTAATTTCTTCGTTAATATCTATATGTAAAACTAAACACAACAATACTTTAATCATATATATATAAGGTTCCTTATTTTCAAGAGATTGATAATATAAAAAACGTAAATATGACATACTGATAATGTTAACATCAGGAATACTATTTTTATCTATCAATAAACAACTCACAGCTAAATGAAATTCTAAGTAATCTTTCATTGTAACTGGATAAATTAATAATTCTTTATATGGTATAGGCTCATCAAAATATAATTCTTTAATGTGCTCTGTCATAATTAACCCATATTAACAGACATTTTTAACAATTTACCTTTATAAGGTTTTTGCCCTATTGTCTGTATTTTATCGTAACGACTTGCTTGGTTATCGAAAAATAATACTCCTATACCACCAATATCAGCACCATTAAGGATGTCTATTAGCGTTTGTATAATTACATCCACTCTAGTAGTATAATTAGACAAATGATTAATTTTAGAATGTGTAAAAACTTCAAAATTAATTGTGCATAATCCAGTTACTCTATTTATAGGGTAAACTTCTGCTGGATAAATTCTTAATATAGTATTCATCTCAGTTTCAGCGTCATCCATCATAAAGTCAAAAAATACTCTATAATCAGCCTGAATGGCTTCCCCTTTATATATTAAAGCCGCTTTCTCCTTTTGAGTTAAATTTGGTCTTGTGTAAGCATCAGCATCATTATACTTTAATAGTTTCCATATAATTTCAGCCTTAGGATTGGTCATTAAATGTTCAATAATCTTATATGATACACTTGGCATACTCGAATATGTTGCATATTCTCTTTCCTCGGTAATCATTAATATAACCCCCTCAACATAATATTAAATTCTTTAATAGTAGTTCCGCTTACACATTTAATAACCACTGGACTATTCATATACATTCCATTATTATATAATGTAAACGAGTTATCATCGTCTACTATAATAGTATATTTACCAGCAGGAATACCACTAGAAATATCTAAGAATGATACAGCGTCGTCTTGTTTAATACCATTTTTATATAAGTACACTGAAAATTGTTGTGAAGTGTTTTGTAAAACATAATTAATGTTTGGATTTATAATTAACTCATATTCATCAACGATTGGTGTATCTGAAACATCAATAATGACAGAAGATGCAATGGATGTGCCTTTTATAGAGGCAGTTATTGTAGCAGAGCCTACGGATTTTGCCGTAACAACATTATCGACAATATCTAATATATTATTATCAGATGTAGACCATATAATATCTGCATCAACAATTTCTATATTACCTTTATATACACTCGCCTCTAATACATCACTTTCACCAATACTTAAAGATGATGATAAATTATTTATTTTTATAGTTACTTCGTTCAAATATGCATCAGCAAAACCATTTTCTAAATCATCAAAAAGAGGGTTTAGTTCATAATGGTCTAAATAAAATTCAGTAATAGTTGGAGAATTGTCGTCCAAAGTAATACCATTAAGATAATTTTTAGTACCACCACCATAAAGTCTAAATGCAACTCTTTGTTCTGGCGTACCAAATAAAAACCTATCATTGGCTTTAATTTGAGCGGTTCTCTTATTACGTTGACACCATACTTTTTGTTCACCATTACCAACAGTGATAGTCATAGTGTCTTCGTTATTTGCGAAACGCAATGTATAATCTAGGATACAAGGCTCATAAATTCTTTCTCCATTATTATCGAAAAATCTAAGAACATTATTACAACGTCTAACTTCTGCTGACGTAGCCATACTTGCATATGAATTAGTATTAATAACTAACCAATAATTATCTTTCCAACGAAATTTCATACCATAATATGGTTGAATTGGAAAATCTGGAGCGAATACAAAATTCTTGTAATCGTCGCCTAAAATGATACCCGTATTATAATCTAATATAGTATCAACACGTACTTTGTCTAGTTTAACGAAGTCATTTTCTCCATAAGTTTGTTCATATTCAACTTCATCATAGACAACATTTGGGGCATTATCGAAACCGAAGTCCATCATTGCAGCATAATCTGCATAATAAGATGCTTTAGGATTTGGCTGTCTAATCTTATCAGTGGCGTTATAATATTTAAGACTCATTATTTAAAATAACATCAATCATATTGTTAATTAATTTAGTACAATGATGAACGATGTATTTTACCCTATCGTGTTCGTCTTCTCTGAAGTCTTGCATACCAATTAACATATATACAAGCTCCACATAATATTGATTATCTTGCCAAATTTTACTTGCACCAGAAACTTTGGTTATTAAAAAACACAAATGTTTTTGATAATTCTCGTATGCCTCTTCACGAGAATAAACAATTTTGTTTTCTTTGTTCTTTCCTTCAAAAATTGGTAGAGTCTTCCAACATTGATTAATTAGAATTTTTAATGACTGAATTGTCGCATTATCATCTAATTGAAAATCACTATAATTCATAGTTGCCATTAGCCCACCCCTTCCAATCGGTATGCTTAAAACCATATTCAGTTTGTTTATGTTTAACATCTTCAACCATTTGAACACGGTGGTCTGTCTTAGCTTTTAAGTTGTTAGCTTCAGAGTATCTATGTGCCTCATTTCTATTTTGAAGCATAGCAGTAATCTGACGTGTGTCATTTATCTCTTTGTCTAACCACATAATAGCAGTCCAATCGGCAATAATAGATTTCTCAAGGTCGTCTAATTTTACATTAAATTGATGTTCAATTTCGTCCCTATCAGAAAGGTCTTTTACGCAATTATTGAAATTAGACAATCCTCTAATCATAAATCCCTCTAAAATCAACTTAAATTCAGCTGGCGACTCCTTATAAAGTTTATTAAGTCTATAATCTTCAATAGAGACTAACGCCAAATCCAATATGTCATCATATGGTGTCATATATCCCAGCCTCCTTTAATTTTCGTTATTTAATAACTCCTTACTAAAATTAATACTTGATAAAATATCAATATTTAAAGACTCATTAATATATTGAACAATATTCATATCAACGCTATTTTTATTCTTTGACAATTTATCAACCACAATATCCCTAAAAAGTTCTTTTTGAGTGTCTGTCATAGCATCAAAAATAGCTGGAAATTTAGTACGTTCCGCAGACAATAATTCTAATAAAGAGTCTTTGCTTAATATTTTCTTATAATCATTAACTAAATGTTCAGATTTAATTAATTCATCATCAGCAATATAGCATTTTCCGCCCTGAATAAAGCTTTTGTTACTCTTTATAATTCTTTTTGCATCAGAATAAGGTATTGATTGCTCTTCTCCAAATTCTGTAAAAGTATAAATTTCTCCTCCACCATTTGGTTCTGTTGATAGATTTAATATATGATTACATAAAGATATAAATGTTACATCTCTATCTCCAGAAGGAATTCCACTATTTGCGGTCTGCTTCATCAATAAAGCAATCATATTATTCAAATCTGATACTGTTTTTTCTAATTCTTTAATTCTTTTTGAGTCGTTATTACTTTTAGTATTTGCTTTAGTATTTGCCATTTTTATCTCTCCTTTTTTTCTAAATTAAAATAAAGAGAGGCCTCAATGAAGCCTCTCCATATATATACTAAGTGTTATAATTAAGATAATTCGATAACACCAGCTAATGCAGAACTAATAGCACCTACACCATAAGATTTGTATAATGTAGCTGTTTGTTGTAAGTTAGCATTTGCATAGTTACTTTCAACATTTGATAATGTAGAACCTTCAACGAATACTTTAACCATTTTGTCAGTACCAGGACAGATTACATAGATTTTCGCATCATCTAATTTTACTGCAAATTCAGAAGTATAATCTGCAACTTGTTCTAATTCAACAGTTGAAATACCCATAAAGTCTCTCATATAACCAACTTTAACATATTCGTCACCTAATAAGATACGAGTGTTAGTTGATGCAGGTAAAATTTTGCTTAATGCTAATTTAGTACCTAAGAATACAGGCTTTGCCCCACCGTTCCAAGCTTGAACTTTTTGAGCTAAAGCGATTGCAGTGTCTTGAGAGAAACCACTAATTCTTAATTGACTAGCACCAACTGAGTTAGGAAGTGCGTTCATTGCAGCTGCGAAAGCATCATAAATATCATATTTCATTTGAGTTTCAATAGATAATACTGCTTTAGAAACAAATTCTGCTAATGAGTAAGTTCCTTTTAATACATCATATAAAGATACTCCAACACTAATTCCTCTAACTTCTGGAACAATAGTCTTTTCTCCTTTGAATTGACGAGTAATATCGTATTCTCTACGGTTTCTTCCACCTTTAGATACAACGAATAAATCTCTTGGTTTAAGTTCAACTTTTAGACTGTCTCCCCATCCACCATTTTTAATTTCAGCAATCATTCCTAAATCTTTAATTAAAGCATCTGGAATAATTAAATCAGTTAACATACCAACTACTGCGAAAGCAGCTTCTTTTACATCGCTGAAGTTGCAGTATTGAGCTAAATCTGCACAATCTGATTGTTTCTTTCCTGATAATCTTGCAATTTCATCAGAGAAGAATGTTAACATTTTATCGTTCATTTCAGAAAAACTAACACCGTTGGCATTTTGAGTTTTTCCTTCTTTATATAAACTATAGTATTCTATAAAGTTAGTATAACCTTCTTTTCTTTCAGCACTATCTGCTGTAAAGGCTAACACATTATTTGGTAATTTTGCCATTTTCTTTTCCTCCTTAATTTTATATTAATTTATTTCTTTGTTTAAAACTAAATTCTTTACAGTAATTGATAATTCAAATTAGTTAGCTACACATTCTAATAAATAAGCAACAACTCTTTGAGAACCAATGTTATTTGCACTAGCTAATGAAATATAAGTAGTTTCAACAACTTTAAAACTTAATCCATCAATAGCTTCAGCAGCGAAAGCTAATTTACTTGTTCCGTTAGCAGCAACAGCATAACTGTTAGCTTCACCACTAATACCATCAGCAGAAACTAATACTAAATCTCCTACTTGTGGTTTAAATCCACTAAATACAGTACCAGCAATATTAGTAAATGCTCTTGGGTCTAATGTACCAACTTTGAATTGGTTTCCTAATCCATCAGTTAATACAACATCTTCAGGACTATAAGCCATCCATAAACCAGTTAATGAACCTGTAGCAGGTGTAACTGTTTTATATACTTGACTTTCACCAGCGTTTGTTGAAAGTTCTCCTTTTCCAAATACATTTCCGTTGTCTAAATCTGTTTCAGATACGAAACTTCTATTTAAAGTATCGATATTTTTAGCAGCAATTAAACTTGGGATTAAAATTGATTTTGCCATTTTCTTTTCCTCCTTAATTTTATATTAATTTATTTTTACCATCCATATTTAGATGTTTTGTGTTCCATTCCATCGTTAACTGGCATTCTTTCAAAACTATATTTTTTACCTTTAACTTGGTCAGCAACAACTTCAAATGCGATTGCTTTTACTTCGTTTTCAAATACTGATAAGTTATCTAAAGAATAATTTACAGCTTCTTCGCGAAGTTCTGCAATGCGTTCAGCAGGTAATACATCAATTACCTTAGATAAAATTGCCTCAACGGATTTATCTTTTTCAGCTGTTTCATATGCAGCAAGTTTTTCCTTAAGCTCGCAGTTTTCTTTTTCTAAAGCCTCAAATTTAGTATTGTTTTCTTCATACTCTTCAAATTCTACATATCCACCACGCATAACTCTAGTTTTTGAGTCAACATCGATTGTACAATTTGTACCGTCTAAAGTGTAAGAATATCTAAAAGTATTATTTTCACAATAATCATAGATGTATAAATATTCATCATCATAAGTTTCTAAATATCCACATCCATTAAGAGACTCTTTAACAGCAGAGCGGAATACTTCATATTTTTGTTCAACAGTTAATGACTCAAAGTCTTTTCCACATTCCATATCTTCTTCATCTTTATCGTCGTCATCCTCTTTGTCGTCTTCTTTTTCTTCTTCAGACTCCTCATCAGATTTTTCGTCTTCAGACATTTTGTCTTCTTTACACTCACATTTTTCATCTTCCATATAAGTGTCTTCGTCAGAATTAGATTTTTCTTCAAATGTTTCTTCTTCTTTTGCTTCTTCAGCAACAGGAGTTTCAACTTTTTCTTCTTCAACTGTCTCAACTACTTTTTCTTTTTCGTCCATTTTTTCGCTCTCCTCCTTTCGTAGACCTTCTGCAAGCTCCATATCCTTAACAAAATCCTTTTTAATTTTATCAGAATTTTTTAAACGCTTGCTGTAAACTTTTAATGCATTTTCCTTGCTGAACTTGATTATAGATGCATTAGCGCCTTCACAGGCAGGCATATGACTTTCTCCTAGCAATGTTACACCATTAAATACAAATTTAGTAATGTGTTCTAAACCATCATCATCATTAACTTCTGTACCTAATACCGTAATTTCCATAGAGACAGACCTATAGTTATCTTCGTCATCAACAAATACATCATAAGCCCACTTTGCGTAGATTTTAGACATAATTGCTTGAGCAACAAGATATGTTCTGCCGTCTTTTTCTACAAATTTCATTTCTGAACTTTCTGGAAAAAATCCGACAATTTGTTCATCAGGTTCGTGACCTTCAAAATCATCACCGTCAAATCCAGCAACTAAAAACTTATTTTTTAAAGTTTTTTTTGCTTTCTTGATTACAGACAAATCTATGGGCATATTGTGATGATTGTTGCCATCGTGACATACATAAACTTCAACAATAGCTAATTGATTATCTGAATAATCATCTATGACGTTAAAACCTTCCACTTCAAAAGATAATTCTTTATTCATTGATAACACCTACCTTCATAAGAAAGCGTAAGTATAAAGGCATATTATCAATAGCCTTTTGAAGTTTCTTTGTTTTTGCAAATACCATCTTGTTGTCTACCCTTGACAACATAGGAATGCCGCTTTTAATCAAATAATTACCTATCAACTTACTACATTCATAATATTTTTTATCTTTATTATCAAGATTACTTATAAACATATTATTCACCGCCAAAAATTCCAAAAGATGTGATGTCGTGGTCAAACTTCATCATTCCAGCATCACTATCTCCGTACATTTCAGCTTTGTCAACCAAAAGAAGTATATCTTTTGTAATAGGTATAAGTTTTTCTAGGTAATCTTCTAAATATACTTTAGTAGTATAATCATTTGTTTGTTGTGCCAATTTTATTGAGTCTCTTACTAATGACTCAAGTTCTAAGTTGATTTCCAACATCTTATTAAAGCAATCTAACGCTGTTTCATAATCTTGGTCTCCTCTTGGTGTTTCACCATAAATAGTAGTACAATCTCTACTATCCATATAATCAGATATTCCATCGGCCAAAATCGGATAGCGATGTGCTAAATTAAGATGGATAAGACTAGATGTAATAGGCATTACAAAAGTTACAGATAAAATACTACACATTCTATCTAACATACGATTACTATAAAAACAATGAGAAACAATCTTCTCTAATGATGTTTTCATCTCTTTTGAAATTAATCCTTCACTCATAAATTATCCTCCTTTATATTTTTCCGCCTTTTTCTATATTTGAAGCATTAGACCTTGTCTTTGCTCCACTATCAGTTAAAGAGGCGTCGTCTTTAGCTGGTCTACCGCTATTTGCCGCTGTAGTATTTGACATAGTATTAATATTAATCATAGTCATTAATTTATCTGTGAAACCAGTAGCATTAGCTTCTTCTAATTCTCTTTCTAATTCAATTTTATTTAAACCTAAAGAAGATGCAATCTTATTAGGTAATACAACACCTTTATCAGCATAAGTAAACGCTTCGGTTTGGCGTCTTTGTCTGTCAAATTGGTCATTTGCTCCTACAAATCTAAATTTCCATTTAAACTTTTTAGTTTCTTTGTTAGCATAATAATTTAAGAAATCCTCAAATTGTGGGTAAATTGACTCTGCTAATAGTTCGTCTAGGTTTAATGATAACTGTGTTTCTATAGCATTTTGATTTTCATCTGTAGAAAAAATTACTTTACCACCACTTAATAAAGAACTAGTAATTGCCATAAAGTTTTTATATGTATCTTTATCTGTATTTTCAAATTCTACACCTTTAATATCCTCGGTTGGTAATGCTAATACCTTAATAGCATTTTCAAGACCTTGTGTAGCTAATCCAATAAACTTACCTAATACATCAGAGTCAATAGCTAATTGGTTAGCAACACTAGAAGATTTCTTTTCTTTTAGATATGGTACAGAACTTACTAATAATTTACGAGCAGCGGCTAAACTTTGGTCTACTTGTAATCTTCTCATTACTGGCACAATAGCCATTTCTGGTAACATAGCACTAAAGAATGGTACTTGTAATGAGTGCTTAGGGTTAAATTTAAAACACCAGAAACCTTCTTCTGGAGATGTTTGTATCCATAATGCAAACTTACCAGTTCTTTTATTTAATTTGTTTCCTGGTTTATATGTATTACTATCACTATTAAATACTTCGCGATATTTCTTTTTTAACCAATCAGGATAACAATCTAAATCTACAATACCTTGTAAGAAATAATTCATATCAATATCATATAATAAACCATACTCAAATTTACCAGTAATCTTGGCATATCGGTTTGGCCATTGTTGTAAAACGCTTTTTGTATCAAATTGCCTAAACATTCCATAATATGTTTCTTCCATTAATAAATTCCACAAAACCTCTTTAAATTGAGCTCTATAATCAAATTTATCAAGAAAACTAGCAATTGCCTTATAATCGTTTTTATATTTATTTGTTTTATAATCTTCTGCCGTCGCATTTATACAAGTCATCTCTAAATCAAAAGCAGGTAAATTCGCAATATATTCTACATTACGTTTATACATTAGACTGCTAAAATAATATGATTGACTGTATGAAATCAATTGTTGTTCGTGATTTGCTGGGTCTTTTAATGCTTCTTCGATACCAGCTCTATCGGGAACAATAGATGAAATATTAAGATTTTTCATTAATGTATTTTGTGTCATAGGACTAAATACGCCATCATTATATCCTTTAGCAAACTCTAATATATCAAATGCTGTTTGAACCGCTTCTAAAGTTTCTACAACTTCTTCTTCGGTAAGTTTTTGTTTTGTTTGCTTTGCTTTGCTCATAAGTACACCTGCCTTTCTTTTAATATATATATCCTACTAAATAATTTAAAACATCTACATCTTTACGTCCCATATCTGCTTTGCCTTGCTTTTCATATTCAAATACAACAGATAAACCATACATAAGAGATGTAGCGCGGTCACGTTTGGCAGACTTTACTATTCTATCGTAAATAATTTGCCCATTTTGACCAAAATCTCTTTTTATATTACTTAACTCTTGCATTAAATTATCGTGCTCGACGTGCATTACCTGTTCTTCTTTAGTATACTTACCAGCCTTATAAAGTTCGTCTGTTTCATTACTATCTATTAATAACTTAAGACTTTGGTCTTCAAAACAACTTTTCATATAAGGATAATATGTGCTGTTGAAATCAGCAGTAGCCTGAATACCCCTAATAATTGGGTCAGCATTTGGTAATGTACGCATAGTTTCTTCATCATCATCTTGTATTAATGGAGGATATTCCTCCACTTCCCCCTTTTCATTTCTATAACTCCAAGGTTCTTCTAATAATGATAATAAACCCTGACCAGCACTACGCACGTCTATCACTAATTTTTCTGCGTTTGGGAATTGTATATGTAATAATTCACGCAATAATTCTCTTTGCTCTTTTAAACTTGCTCCATTCATAGTTCTGGTAAATACAACGTGTTTATCAAACGTACCATTACTTTTAGGAATTAATTTTATTACGTGCGTACACGAGTTATCCGAACCTGCTTTTGTAGACACAGCAACGTCGTGTGTAATTATATAAGAGTATTGAGTCTTCTTTGGTTGTGACAATTCACACCTATCCAATACTCTACACTTATTTGTTAATGAATATGGATAATAACTATCGTTAGAACTTCCGACAAATGTTCCATTATATTCATATTCAAATTTATCAAGAGTCATATCTGGACTCTCTCTTTCTAAATCTATTTCTTCCTGAGAAAACAAACCTGCGTCAATACCAACCTTATAATCCAAACTAGCAACAAAATAATGGGTGTCCCCATTTATCATCGAATGATAAAAGTTTAAAAATTTTTGGTATAAATCACAAGTCTTTAACCAGGCTGATGATATATAAATCATTCTACCCTTTTCAATAGGATTTTCTGGGTATCTATCGTGTAAATCAATAGCATTTTGTCTTGGTGTTTTAATCATAGGTCTGATTACCTCTGTTAAAGTGTTATCTTTAACTAGTCTCGCTTCGTCCACTAATACTAATTGGAAACGCCAACCACGAGCATTATCACCCTTTTGGTTTGTACCTAATGTAATAGCCCTAATAGAGCTTCCATTCTTTAAGGTTACAATACAGTCATCAGTACTTGTTTTAATATTAGAAATTTCCCTTCTAATATTTTCATTCTTAAGAAGTTCGCCCTCTATTTTTTGTTTTATAACCATACGTGCTTGGTTACCATTACCCGATACTATACCAATAGCCATACCAGGATAAAGAATAGCCATACAAACCATAAACACTGCGCATAACCAAGATTTACCAAGACCACGACAACAAATTAACATTACATTAGGGTATCTTGCCATTGCTCTCATAATTAATCTTTGAAATGGGAATAAATTAATACCTAAAATATCTACAGCAAATTTGTCAATGTAATATCTATAATATGATAAAAACTTAGTCCATTCTTCATAGTTAATACTCTCTTGATTAATTGGGTCATAACTTAAAGCACTATCGGTATTGTTTATACTCCAATCCTGTTCTGCCCTTCTTTTTTTGCTAAAATTTTTATAAGAAGCCATTATAAACTCCTTTCAATGTTAGAAAATTGTTTAAGAAGTTTATCATACATATCTTCATCTGTTGGAATAAAATTAGGAACCCAATTATGTTTTTCTACAGCATCAAATACACGACCAAAACAACCCAAAGCTACATCATTAGCCCCACGTTGACTTTCAGCAAACTGTGCAGATTTAGAAAGCATATCAAAAATTTTTGTGGCTTTTTCATAAGCCAAATCTGCGCCCTCTTTTCCATCTTGTAGCTGTTGGAACGCTTTCATTTGAGACAATGAGGCCTGAGCAATTTTTCTAGCATAATCTCTATGGTTAGTAGTAATAATCTTAAAATCATTTTGTAAACCATTATAATAATCGTTAAGATATTTTAAATCAGATTTTGTGTATTTACCCTGCCATTCTTCATTCCATACAGGAATGTCGTCTAAAGCGTTTTGTACATTATCGTTTATTTCTTTATCTTCAGATAATTCATAAACACTATCTTTAAAACCTAACCCCTCATATTTCTTTCTTTGAGTAAAATTCATTACCCTTAAGTAATCACCAATATAATTTGTTGTACCAGAATTGCAAACATCATTCCATACATCCATTATAAACGGCGTATCTAATACTTTAAGAACATCATATACTGTTTGTAAATTGTTAATATCAATAAGTTTATTTACACAGTCTTTGCAATAAGGATGGTGTTGCACCATAGTATTACGTGATTTATAAAAATCATCCATACTTAAATGTCTACCCATTTTATCGCAGTCTTTGTTTTGACAAATTACTTTTGGCCCTTCGACTTTTTTTATAGGTTTTTTATACTTAGTAGCCATTGTGCCCTCACCTTTCTTTCTAAATTATATAAAAAAACTGGATTAATCCAGCTCTACAATATTATAAGACTCTATTCCTTTATCTGTACAAACACAAACCATCTGTGATGCCTTTCCAGTTAATCTTTTTTCTATAGTATAATCATCACCGCTACCAGCTAAACTTCCACCCCTAATAATTTTTATACCACTCTCATCAGACATAGCACAAGTATGCAAATGTCCAAAAGTAATAGCATAAGGGAAGAAACCTAGCATCATTGATAAACTGGCGACTCCATTTTTTGAAAATGCATCATAGTCTCCGTGAACATTAATATATTTTTTACCCCTAATATCCATTACAGCAAATGTTGTGTCTGGATTATTAGTTATAATATCTACATTATTAACGTTTTTTAATGCAGCATCCATATACCATATTACCAAATCATCTAAACGTTCATCTTTTAAAGCATCCTCTTTTTTATCTAAACGAGAATGATTGCCACTAACACTAGTAACTATTACTCGATTAAAATTATGACTTAATTCATAGATAAAAGCAGTAATTAATTCACTTGCAAATTTAATTTGTTGAATGACATTTTCTTGATTGGTAATCGCTATAGATTTATGAATTGAATTACTAATCAAGTCTCCTTGTAAAGAGACATAGCATTTATCAGAATTATATTGTTTGCCAATCTCAATAATTTTCTTTAAATATTGCCCCATTCTTGTTTGAGCAATCTTAGTATTATATTCACCATTAAAACTTTTAAATGTTTGCCCAATATGTAAATCACTTAATAATACTAATAAGTCATTATCATTTACCCCAGTATGAATATTATTAACATCTGGAAAACTAATTTTTCCAAATTCAGTAATTTTTTGCTCTAACATATCTAATCGAGCATCTAAACGAGCATCATTTCTTAAAGCACGATTATAAGCAGTACGTTCATCATTTAATCTATAACGTTCTTTTATAATCTCTTGTTTCTTCTGCTCCATCTGTTTTAATTGTTCATTATCAAAATATTTGTCCTTAATAGAGTCAAACACCATCATAAAACTTTGATACATCTTACGATACCAAGACTCATTATAATCGTGGTGTAATTCTTCATTTAATAAGTTACAAACATCTTGCCAAGTACCTATTAAATCTTTGTTATCACACACTCGCCATATGTACGCATTTTCATCTTCATTTTCTAATCTTTTAAATGCCTCCATATTATCTCTCCTTTTTTACTGTTGCTTCCTATTTTCTTATTTCATTAATAATATTTTTTAATAAAACAAACGTTTGCCTAATAAATACAGGGGATTAAGAGGTTTGGGTTTTCAAACTCCTCTTATGTTCCTTTGTTTTTCTTATATTTTCTTTATAAGCACAATTTGTACAATATTTTTTTGGAGAGCGTGTCTTTTTAATTACGGTTCCACAAACAGAACATCTTTTATATTCAAGTGGTTTTTCATATAAGAATAATTCTCCTAGTATATTATCATAATTTGAAATCTCAATAGCAATCTCACCATCGTCTACAGCGAAAGGAATATAAATATAATTATGAGATTTAAAATTGTCTATCTTATATAACCCTTTACTATATAATAAATTACACAACCTATATCTATCTGCTACACGCAATTTAGAAAGACCCGCAAGTTTCCATATATCATTGTTATTTTCGACAACCATAGTTATGTCATTCTTTTTACTATAGAATTGTAGATGTTTAATATTTTTGGCCCACTTGTAGTAAACTAAATATATAAAAAGTAAATTTCTTGCATAATCATCTTCGACGGTTTGTATTATGTCTAATTCAGATTTATATATCTTAATTGCTATATTAGTAATAAATTCATATTCGTTGGCCTTAGAAATAATTTTAGAAAAAATAATATTTTTATCTCTATCTGATAAGTACTCACCACCAGACATAGGTATTTCTGATAAAACATTTTTTATTTCGTCTACATTATATCCAAGAGATGTTAAATATCGAACTAATATACACCTTTCTCTTCCTTGAGTTTTTATAGTGCTATATTTTTTATTATTGATTATCTCTTCTGCATATTTTTTTTCGTCAAATACTAACATCTCTTCACCTCCTCTAAAGAGTAATGATGTCCCAAATATTCAAAACCATTTTCATCTTCTATAACAACTTTAGTTTTGCCATAAGGAATAATGTCTATAATATCATCTCCAATAATATCCCATATGCAATCATATGACCAATTGTGATTTTCACACATAACTATTAAATGATTAAATAATTCTTGTGATGATGTAAATAATTCTAGCATCTTATCTTTATATTCGTCTTTATTCGCATATAAAATATTTTTTAATATTTCATTCATATCATTATCTTGTATACCTTCATTATCAACCATGGCTTCAATACCTTTATATTTTCTTTGGGCTTTATACTCTTTATAAATTTCTATTAAGTCTTCTAATTTGTCATTATTAATATTAGACCTGTCTGCAAAATTAGGTAAAAAACTAACACAATTAGGCTTATACTTTATATCAAATTCAACATTTTCGATTTCTTTACATAAAATATTCATAATACAATCAGTTTCAAGAACAGGAGAATATTTTCTATACTTACGAATTAAGTTCATCTCTCCGTCGGTATGTTCTTTCTTTCTTAATAAAACTTTAATAGGTACACCAAAATGAGTTAAACTAATACTATTAAAATTCTTTTCATAGGCTTTGTATTCACTCATTAATGTGTTGTATAAATATATAAAGAAATATGGTTTTTTCTTAACTACCATTGAATTGTATTTATATTTTTCTGCCTTTGTTATATCATCGTCGTCTTTATTTATTTTTACCCAATGTCTCCAAGATTTAGGAAAGTTTGGTGGAGTAGTTCCTTTTATCTTATCAATTTCTGCTCCTTGTAATTCTCTTAACAATTTCAAGCGGGTTTCTATTTCCTCTTTTTGCTCTTGCTGTTTTTCTCCTCTGAATAATGGTAACATAGCAAGCATACTCGTAGAATAATTCGTAATCTGACCAACCTTAGTATCTAAACCTTTAATATCACATCTTACTTGATTTGGAAGCGTAATTTTTTGAGTAGGGACAGCCTCTTTATCATACATAATAGGCAACTCATCTCTTTTTGCTCCTTTTAAAAAGTACACATTATCAGTTGACATACAAATGTCTCCATCGAAATCTGAGTCAGCGTGTTTCACAACACTAATATCATATATGTTATAAATTATCCCACTATAAATATATTTATACCATTTCCTCATTTCTTCTGTGTTAGACAGTTCTTGAACATTAACTTCTGAATAATGTGTTAATGGACTTCTCAATAAACAAATCTCTCCAGTTGTTCCTCGTTCATTCCAAAAATTACTATAAACGTGATTAGCATCTAATAAACCATCTGGGGATAAGCCTAAGGCACTTCTGCATTGTGCAACTGGGTCACTAATCATAAATTGATAATTTCCCTTTACCCATATACGACCTATCTTTGCTTGTCTAATACTTTCTTTTATAGAATTATATATTTTTCTTTGGACAAAACCATCCTGCAACATATCTGGATTTTTTATAATAGCCTTTGTAAAAGAACTACCACAAGAGTTGATAATGCTTTCTACACTCAAAGACGGATTTTTAACTCCAACATTATAAGTTAAAGCATATTCTATATTTCCACTACAAATGTTTTTTATCCAATTAGTAGTATAGGATACTAAACCAGCAATATCTTCTTTAGTTAAGTCCAATACTTGTATATATTGATAATTAGTCAAAACATATTCATCATCAAATTCTTTGTTATATCTAGCTACACCCCACTTTAAGTTATAAGCTCTATGATAGCTCAAATAACCCTCCCAAGATGAATAATATTTAGCCATCTTAAATTGACTTTCTGATAATAAAATATCTACATCCTCAATGTTATATTCTGTTCCATATCTATCTTTTATTGTAGATATTCCATGTTCTTTAGCATAAGCTTTAAAATCAAACGGTACTAAATTACCTTTAACAAAAGCTGTTCTTACAACAAAAGAACAAGGTGTATAATTTAAGTGCATATCTTCAGCCCAATATCTAGCCATCTCTGGGCTTATTAATCCCTGACCATCAGCACTGTTCAATTTTATATCTTTATATATTTGAGTTACCGTATTGCCATCTTCACCCTTATTAATCCAATTTAACTTTTGATTTGGTATCACGGTATCAAAATCTTTAATTACACATACACGAGGTTCTCTTACCCATAATACAGAAGAAAATGATAATGCAAAGTACGCAGATAACTTAGCTAAATTAATAGTTTTTATTTTACCATTTAATCCACACATTAAACGCTCTTGCATATATTCAAATAATTCTTCGTTGATAAAAGAAACAGTATTACGTCTCATTTGTCCAGACCCAACCATAAACCTAACATAGTGTTTACCATTAAGGTTAAAACCTTTTCTCCCTAATTCTCTATATTCTTTTTTTGTAATAACTTTAATATTGATAATATCATCAACAAACAATAAATCATCTAATTGAGATTGTAATTCTTTTATTTTTTCGATATTATCGTTACTAGTTGGAAGTTTGCGTATCTCCTTCATCTCCTTACGAATTGCTTGCACCTGATTATACAAAGATACGTGGTCTCTATCATTATGATAATATTCTCTAATCTTTGCCAACACTAAATTATCACCAATAGAAACAATATTTCCATCCCTAGACGCCTCTTTGAAAGAATAATGTGTTAATTGACTAATCTTATTAGATGGTATTTTATATATATAATAAGAATTTTGCAAAACCTTTGCCACATTATCCCTCCTATATCAATTTTTTTATTAACTCCTCAACCGCTAAATTAAGATTATTTATATCTTCGGCTTCAATTTTAAAATCGAAATTAAAATCATCCAAAGCTATTTCACTAAGATGTTTTTGTTGCTCACTGGTTAAAGATGACTTATAATTTTTTCTATTAACTCTAACACTAATAACTTTATCCCCAAACATTGCTTTAGGATAATAAATTTCATTAGGGAAACGAGCATCATCTATAATTACATAATCAACATAGTTTTGACATATCTCTACATCCTCACAAATTCTACCAACGTGGAAATTTGGTTTATTAAGCTTTTGCCTAATAATATCTGTCCCTAATTGTTGTAATAATTCTCTGCCTGCCTCGTCTTTAGTACCGTTCCAACCACAATATCTAGTAGCTAAGTCTTTTAAATAATAAGCATATCTTGTAATTACAACTTTATAACCTAAAAATTCCAATCTTTTCTTTAATAATTCAGCAGTTGTTGTTTTACCATTTTCCGCTTTACCACTGACCAAAATCATTTTCTTCATTAATAACTCTCCTTCTTATTGTTCTATATCTTCTAATGTTGTATAATCATATATAGAGTAAAAAGATAATATTTCATCTATCTGACTCCAAGTATTAACTACCAAGATATTAGTATTATCGTAATTAGACTGCCAACTAAAATTATGGCCATCTTTGTATAATATTTTTATCTCTGCATTGGTATCTAAAGCCTCGGTACAGTCATCTATTTGAATGCCACCAGCCATATCGACTTGTTTTTTACTTAAACTGTCATTATTTATCCCAATAAAACCAATATCGCAAGGTATATTATCTTTAACCCACTCTTTCTTCTTTTTTAAGTTTTCTTCTGTGCCTTTAGTAGTAATAATAAATTTAACCTTACCAGAATGTTTATTTAAAACTTTCAAAAAGTCACTTTTAAATCTTAAATTAGAAAAGAAATCATCACTAGAAAAAATATTCAATTTTTCTTCTTCTGTGATTGGGGCTATAGATTTATAGCCATAATCAACTAAGTCATCTTCTGTTTTAGACAGCCCATATCGTTCATTTAAAATTTCGATAACCCTCTGATTACTTTCAACTATTGTATTGTCAAAATCTATATATACAGTCTTCACCTATAGACCTCCTTTCTCTGTCCTATCTTATAACCACATTATATCATTTATGACTGAATTTGTCAATATAATTTGACAAAAATAAAATAATATGATAAAATAATGACGGTGATAATTATGAATAAATTTACAATAGAAAAGACTTTTATAGGAGAAAAAGTTATTGATGAAATTACAGATGAATATGGAGTTAAATGGTATCCTCTTAAAAGGTTTTTAGAGTCTATACTATGTAAATATGACAAAATATCTAAATTCAGAGATAGTGTAATAATCAGATATATGCAAGTAATAGAATATGCAGCAGACAAAAGAGCACCAGAAAGATTAATTAAAACTTGGTGTATAAATGAAAATGGCATCAAATACCTACTAAGACGTATGAGTATTTTTCAAAAAGGAAAAGAAAACATTAATTTATATAGGGCTAGAGAAAAAGGTTTTTTTGAAGCGTGTTTATACTTTAAAGTAAAAGCGCCTGATAAATTAAATCCTTTATATATTAATTTTCCACCTAAAATAGACCAATATGATGTTTGGTCAATCTTATGTATAGAAAACGACCTAAAGCTCAAAAATAATGACAGATGGAAGAGATGCGAAGAATGTAATTACTATTACCCAGACCGAGTTCGATACTTTGGCTCTAATAAAAAGAATAATAAAAAATGCCTACAATGTCAGGGGAAAAACTTTGAATGTCAAAATAAAGTTATACAATTTATATATGACAATGGTGGATACGACTTATTATATAAATTACATTCAAATAACCCGAGTGACGATATTGTTAATGAATTGATAAAATTTATAGGATTAGGAGGAAAAAAGACAAATGAAAATTAATGTAGTGGATGCTGGATGTGGAGTTGGTAAAACAACAGCTCTAATTAATTTAATAAATAATGATACAAGTAATCAAAAATATATTTTTATTACACCATTTTTAAGCGAAGTTGAAAGAATAAAGAAATCTTGCCCAAACAAAAAATTTGTATCTCCAGATGAAAATAATAAAACAAAATTAGAACACTTCTCGAGATTGATTAATGAAGGACGAAATATAGTTACAACACACGCTTTATTTAAAAAAATAGATAGCGACAGAGTTTCTATTGAAGCTTTACATAATTATGTTTTAATTATGGATGAAGTTGCAGATATAGTAGAAGAACTACCAGTATCTAAATCAGATTTAAAATTACTAAGTAATAAAGTCACTATACATCCTAGAACACATATGGTAGAATGGAACGATAATGACTATCAAGGTAAGTTTGATGAATATAAAAGAATGATAAGGCTTAATAATATATTCGCTTATGTAGATAAAGATAATAATATAGTATCTATGATGTGGCTATTCCCTTATAGGGTATTCCAGGCATTTCAACAAATATACATATTAACTTATATGTTTGATGGGCAAATACAAAAAAAATATTTTGATTATTTTGGGGCAGATTATGTAAATTGGTATGTTAAAGATTTTCATCTAACACCAACCCCACAAGTATATGATTATAAATACACAAAGTCATTGATTAATGTTTGCCAAGACCAAAAACTTAACGAGGTAGGAGATAATAGAACGGCATTATCTATATCTTGGTTTAGTAGAAACAGACGAACACAAGAAATGACAAAGCTACAAAACAATACATATAATTTCTTTAGAAGTCGCACCAATAGCCAGCACAAAGAAATGTTATGGACAACATTCAAAGAATATAAAAATAATGTAAAAAGAAAAGGTTTCGCAAAAGGGTTCGCTCCAATAAATTGTAGAGCAACGAATGAATATAGCAATAAAACAGCAATAGCGTACATAAGTAACAGATTTTTTAAACCAACGATTAAAAACTTCTTTACATTTAATAATATACCAACAGAAAAACAATTTGAAGATAAATTCGCATTATCTGAATTAGTGCAATTTGTATTTAGAAGCGCTATTAGAAATGACAAACCTATTGATGTGTATATCCCTTCTAAAAGAATGAGAGATTTATTTGAAGAATGGCTAAAAAAACCAAACGATTAAGTTTGGTTTTTAATTTGCTCTGATAGATTTTCAAAGTTTTCTTCTGTCCATTCAAAATCATCTGGTATATATTTATTTATATAATACAAATCTGATGGTTCGGAATATTTTAATATTTTCTCAAATTCTGCCTTACCCTCTTTTGATATTCTTTTACAATATTTAGTAAACCATACTTTAAGCATAAACCATCTTGAGTCAAGAACATAATCCCAAGCGTCTTCCTCGCTAGTCTTCTTTTTGGCTTCTTCCTTTGCTTGATAAATTAGCCCTAGTTTATCATTTGCTTTTGCTACTAGATAACTTTCTATTTCTGTTCCCTTTACAATAGGGACATCTATATCCATTTGTTCTAGTTGCTTCATTACAGACTCTGTAGCAACTAAAGTATTTTCTTCTAATCCTTTTTCCTCATAAAGCATATCTCTATAATCTGTTAGGAATGACTCGCTAGCTTCATCTAATACCTCTGTAATATCTTTAATATCCGTATAGCTATTGCTAATAGCTTTAAATATTTCAGCGCTACACTTTTCTGCTGTAACAACCGATGCAGCAGTTAATTTCTTTAATTCATAATAATTAATAGCCTTTCTATCTCTATCCAAATCCACCACAGAAGACTTAAAATTATATCCATACTGAAAGTTGCTGTCACTTTGTATAAATAGACCTTCAACATACATTTTACCTTGAAATTTTTTATCTAATAAAATCGTTCCGTTATCTGACTCAACTACATCTCCATAGTCATCATTAATACAAGGAAACAGTAATTGCAACTCTTTATATAAATCCTCGTCAATTCCTGAAATAGCAAAAACTACATCGTCACATTTGGCATTTTCTGGCAACTGATTAACTTCGATATTTAATACTTGAGTTCCGAAATTATCACTTAATTTAAAACTTGGTATCCACTCTTCTTCTCCGTTTAAAATATCCACCTTTAACCCCTTACGTAATAATACAACCAAAGCCAATTTATATCCTTCACCAAATTTACCAATCATACCATCTATATCATCTTTACTGGAACATCCTAAAACCAATGACGATAATGGTAATCTCGCCCCTTTATTAATTATTGTTAATACCGCTCCATCGGTACTATATAATATTTGTTTTGGATGACCACAATTATCAGAGTCAATAGCGTTTTGCAATATTTCTCTGATAGCCTCCTTAATTCCCCAATTACTTACATAATTAGGTGATATAGGTAATTCATAATTTTTCATTTTTATCCCTTTCTTTCTTAATAATTTATTAATGCTTTTTCATATTCCTCATCATCCTGTGGACACAAAAAGTTTTTAATATAATCATCTTATATGCATAATATCACATTATCGCTCACTTGTCAAAATCACACTTCTCTTCTAGGATTGTATTCAGCCTTTTGTCTCTCTAAATATCTTATTCTATCTATTAATTCTTCTTTAGACATATCTTCATATTCATTTTCTTTCTCTTCCAGCCAATCAATAGGTTGATAATTGCCATATTTATCTTTTAATAGACAAGCATTTGAATATTTTTGAGTAACTATAACATCTATTTCCCCTTCTTCGTCCCATTTTACTCCAGCTACTAATGTATCACCAGTTGCTTGGAATGTAAAATCCACATCTTCTTTTGATGCTATTAAATTTTCTATAACGTCATCAATCATTTCTTGAGTGGCGTCATCGGAAACGTGTACTGCATCTTCATTTTTACTAAAGTATTTTCCTTTAAAATTAATTTGACTCATTCTGAATTTCCTCCTCTTTCCAAGTATCATCGCCATAATTTAATTCATTCATTATCTCAGCAATATTTACTATACTTAGTTTTTCCATAACTTCTTCATCTGTAAGAACACCTTTTTCAATTAATAATTCACACAATAACATTATTCTAGCTAATATCTCTGTAGAACATTGATGCTCATAATGAAATACCTCAAGCACATACTTTTCTATTGCCCTTCTTTCGTTGTTACTCATTATTATTTCCCTCCTCATAATCAGCTTCTTGTGGATAAATATATGTATTATATAAATCTTCATACATCTTATTTTTTTTCACACTAATCGCCTCCTAAATAAAAGTCTATAGCAAACGCATTTATGATACGAACATCATTATTTCTACAATGCCTTAATTCACTATCATAAGTTTTAAGATAATATTCCAATTTATTCTCTATACTTTTATTTTTATTAATAATAAATTCTGTGTCATCCTGCCCTGGGATGGTCAACTCTACACATATATCACATTTATTTCTTTTAGCTTCCATAAAAATATTTGTTAATTGTTTCTTCGTCATCATAAATATCTTCCTCCATATCATCATACATTCCTAATCTATAATCATCGCAAATAGCGTCTATATCTTCTTCATAAATATCAACTAATTCTACATCAATAACTTCTTCATCCCTAGTATCAATAAGACTATTCTCTTCTGCTAACTCATACGCATCCTCTTTATTGGTGGCGGAGACTTTTATATATTGTTCTTTAGTAACTTTAAATAGATATTCCTTTACCATAATTCTTTCAACTCCTTATATTCTTCCTCTGTCATTGATATTTTTCCTATTTCTAAACTATCACCAAATTTTATATATCCATACATATCAATTATATCTGTAATAAAGTCTAATGCTTTACTACCCTTTATTAAATGATTACACTTACGTAAATCAGTAAAATCAGTACCACTACCAAATAACTCAAAACTTTCTAAAATAGGGATTAATTGTTTTTCTTCCCATTCTTCTAAATTTTTTACATCTGGTATTCTTTCTATACATTTACCTTCGCCAAAATCATAATATAAAAAATCTTTTAATGCTCCCTTTTCTAAAAAATATAAAATCATTTCTTTAACATCGTTTGGTGTTTCATTAATCATTTTTTCTAATGTATTCATTCCTAAAACAATTCTTTCATCATCATCCTCGGCATCCATATGATATTCATCATAAATATATACATCTTTACCTTTTAAATTGCCTCTAATAGTCATAGCCACCAAGTGTTCCTTATAAAAATGTTTAGCAACATCATATCCTTTAATATTACTTTCAACAAACTCTTCGCATTTTCTTTTCATTATAAACAGTCTCCTTTTTATTTACTTCCATTCAAATGTCTTGCTATTACCCTCTCCTACAAATACCCAATTTCTATCATCTAATATCTGACATTCTGGACATTGACATTTTATTAACTTTTTTAAATCTTTATCTTTTTTAATGAATATAAGGTGCCCGCACTTCTTACATTCAAATACCCAACAATCCATTTTAGTACTCATATTATTATACGCCTTTCTAACATTCAACCAATAGTGCCATTTTCTTTTACACTAAACTCAACAATAGTATATCTCTTCTTTTGTTTTTTCAGATAATCTTGTATATCTTTTTCAGTATATTTATTCTTATGAGCAATCATATCATATGGTAGACTTCTTCTGTTGGTTTGGCTTTTAATTGCCGCCTCGGCGCCCCTAATAGTTTCATAGAACGGTGTATTCTGGTCGTACGAAGCTTTGTATAATATTCCATCCTTATAAATAGCATATAATTTCATACTACCCGCCTATTACCCAACATTTAAAGGCACCTTTATCATTTGGTTCACACTCTAAGAATAATTGCATCGAGCCATCTTCGTAACCTATAATTTCTTCCCAGTCACCATCATCAATAACTTCTTGTTTAGTTTTATATCTATACCAAGTAACAAATGGCTCCCAATCCTCAAGCTCGCGGTCATAATCCTTTTTATATTCAGCAATGGCTTCTTCTCTGGTGCAATGATTGTAGTTATATGCCATTCCACCATCACCTAAATCAAGATAGTCAGCTGTTACTTTTGCCATTGATGACGTCCTCCATATCTGTAATTCCACTTAGTTTGAGCAGCCTTCTCAACAAAACGCCATTCGTTTCAAGAATACTTTTTTGGTTACTAAGCAATGCTTGGTTCTCCTCGTACAATTCCATAAGACACGAGTCGAGGGCTAATAGCAATGCATACATATTGCCTGAGCTTCTACCACCAAGTTGGACTTGTACCTTAGGTGCCTCTCCACGAAGTCGGGCGTATATCTGTTCTTTTAATGCTCTGACCTTTTCTTCCATAATATCAGTCCTTTCTAAAATATATTATTTATTCTTTCTTTTGCTATTTCAAATCGCACTTATTTTTTTCAATTTTTTCCATAATTATATCTTTTGGAAGCAAATTATAACAATAATAACTAGAGCTAAAAGTTATTTTATTATTAACAACTCCATTATTTATATATTTTATTCTTTCTTCAAACATTAAAAGTTGCAACTGTTTGTTTCTAAATAATTGTTTAGGCGCGCTATCATTTAACCAAGTATTGCTCATTAATAAAGCAAAAGGCTTATTAAAACTTAATGCTCTTTCAAATATTTTTCTTTTATTTGTATAGGGTGGGTTACTAATGATACAATCCCATTTTTTAGGTTCGTATTCATAAAAATCTTGCCCATATTCAATATGCGAATTTACAACTTCGTAGCCTGCCTTTTTTAATTCAATAACAAATTCACTGTCTTCCTTATCGAAAGGACACCACACAATATATTTTTTTGGAATATATTTAATTATGGGCATAACAGCATTTTTTGGCGTGTAACATTCATCATTTTTTCCTTTTGAATATAATATCTCATTGCTTTTTTTCACACTATTCCTCCAAACTTGTTTTTTTTCTTTGTTCTTGAACTATTTTTATATAATCTGTTAAATTCTCTGATGTAAACACTTTTGATATATCTTCTGATGTAATCAATCCTTTATTTATTAGCACTTCTAAAATCATCATATCTCTAGCAATATATTCATCTTGGTTTGAATAACCTCTTAATAATTCATCAATGTTCATATTATTCTCTCCCTATATACGTAAATGACATTATTGCAACATTATTCACTGTTTCATTTTGACTCTCTATATATTCTTTAATTAAACTCAAATCTTTAGCTCTCTTTATTTTTCTAGCCATATTAATTATAATACAACCATTCCCATTCTTAAATGTATATAATATTAAATATACATAAGGTCTTCTCTTAATAATTCCCATCTTTATTCACCTTCCTTAATAATCCCATTTCCCATTCCCAATTTGGCACAACTTGCTCCTTATACATTATTAACACACTATCATATATATCAAAATCAAAACCATAATAATTATTACTACCATTAATACCAAATGGTGTACTGTATTTAATATCCACAACCACTTTATCTTTTATAAAATTGTTTACCAAATCCTCAATGTTCTTACCCCTTATTATTTTAACCTTCACGCTATTCACCTTCCTTATTTTCCTATCTTTATATATATAATAACATAATATATTATATAAGTCAATGAATTTTTCAAAAAATATTGACAAATTTTCGTTCTTGTAGTATACTAATATCAATCAAGGGGAATAATATTAAAAGGAGGAGTTTGGAATATGTTTAATTTATTGTTAAGTGCATTATGTTGGAACGCTTTTAAAGCAACACCAGAAAGTCCAGCTAAAAGAAGACGTTATCATCTAGCAACAAACTTTGCACGCAAATAATGGCTACACAGCCATTTTTTTGTGTCTAAAAATTTTGTAACCTTTTTGGGCAAAAGGGCCAGGTTTAATTCTGGCTCCTCACTCGTATATTATACTATATAATACTTTTAAGGGAACGCTCTTTTTAGCCTTTATTTTCAAGGGGTTGAGAGAGCATTTGTAACTTTTTTTGCTCTCAAAAGTTACATTTTCATTTTTGGAGTCTAAAAATCGCTATCAGGGAGTCCGAACTCATTCATCTCTGAGGGGTGTAAAATTGGGAGCCTGTGTGGGAACGATGAATATCGTTCGGGAGAGGACTGTCCCAAAAATCTATCACTACTCCAAGTGTGTATGGAGTGGTACTTATGTTCTGGGAGTCCAAGAAAAAGATTTTCGGGACATCCTCGACCTATGTGCTGGCTCCAGAACGCTCACGCTTAGTACAATAATTGTCAGAGAACGCTAGAGGTCAGAGAGTCGAGCTTCGCTCGTTGGAGAGACGAGAGAGGAGTGAGTGCGTATACTAAACCCCCTCCCCTTTCGAGGATTATATCGTAAAGTACCCCCAGGAGCCATTTTAAGCCCATATGGCGTTGTTTTATAAGGGTTTAAGGTATTGTACTCAAAATAGCGAAAGAGGGCTGTATGAGCCCTAAAATGAGACGTGTGTCTCTTTTTTTTGTAGTGGCTAATATTTTCGTCTGCGAAAGAGGATGATAAGTGAGTGAGGAGATGTATGACGAGTGTAAAGAGTAGGGAATACTTAGTTTAGCGAGAAAATACCCTTGAAGAGCGAGGGCTTATTTTGTAAGGAATTGGTGTTGAGGGGTGAGATTGGGTGGGTGATGAGGTTGGGTGGAGTGGCTTGAAAAGTGGGGATTTCGTAAGGGAGGTGTCCGAATAGACCAGCGCACATTATAAACGGGGGTTTTCTGCTTTCTAAGTTGTAAATATGCCCCCTTATCATAAAAAAACAATACTTTTTTTATGGTCTATTTCAAAATGTCAAATAAAAAAAGACTTAACAAAAGCCCTTTTTTACAATTATTTTTTTTATGCTATTATTTCTTCAAGTGTTATTTTATCACTAACTAGAATATAATTTTGATAGTCTTTTAATCTTTTCTCGTATTGCTTAAAACTCTTATATATAATATTGTCTATTGTTTTACTACTTGCTTTTATATCTTCTTTTATTTCTTCTTTTTTGTCATATTGTTTAATTTGTTTATAATCAATAATATTGTTATCACTATCTTTTATTACTCTGTAAAGTGTATAATACTTTGTATAAGTCAAATATATACTATCATTTTTTTGTAGGTCAAATATTGCTTTTTGTTCGTTGTTTCTTGCAACTCTCAAAGCCTTTAAATAATTAACTATGTGTATAGATACATCAATATACATCATATCACTATCAAGCCAAAGCCCAATAAACAACCCCTTTTTGTCTTTGATAAATTCCCTTTTTTTCTCAATTTCTTTTTTAATGTTTTCTATATCATTTTTGTTGACTTTTACCTCTTGACCTTTTATTGATACCATAAACCCCACATTACTACTAAAATTATTATAATTATAATCTAATGTAGCCCCTTTATTCTCTATTATTTCAATTATTTTTTTATTATTCATTTTCTTTTTTCTCCGTTCTTTTCTTATTTATTTATTATATCTATATAAGCATAATTATAATTGATATAAATAACTTGTTTTTTATCTTCATAAACTTTTACGCTTTCGGCGTCATTGCCTTTGGTGTAAAAGATATCAAAGCCGTTTTTTTCCAAGTCCTCTAAAAATTGTTTAATATTATAAAGTTTTTTTATTCTCATTTTTTCCCGTTCCTTTCTAGTCAAGTCTTTTCCCTTAACTACTTATAATTATACCAAAAAAAAGGTTTTTTTGCAATAGTTTTTTGTAAAATTTTAGTTTTTTTGTAAAGTTTTTTCATATTTCTACTATATAAAAAAACTATGATATAATTATCTTGTAATTAAAAAAGCCACAATTTGAGAAATAGCGAACGAATGTTTGCATAACACGAAATCGTGAAATCGTGGGGAAATCTACATAACACGAATTTTGAAGTTTGTGGGGAAATTTTATAACACGAATTTAAAAAATCGTGGGGAAATTTTAAAAATTTTCTACTATATCAAAAAGTTATGGTATAATTAAAGCAGAAAGAGGGAATAATATGGAAAAAGAAACAATAAGAGAATTAAGAAAATTGATAAATAAAGCCTATAATATGGGTAATGATAGTAAAATATCACTATATCTTAGAATTATGGATATTTTAGATTATTATGATAAAAACACAACAATAGAAAGAAAAAATCAAATAAAAAAAGAATATGGAATAGAAGATAATAAACAACGCCAAAATTATTAAAAAAGTTGAAAAGTTTAAAAATTTTCTACTATATGAAATTTATATGATATAATATTAAGTGTAAAGAGCAAGGAAGAGCCAAAAAAAAATATCTTCCTTGCAAATAATAAAAAAAAGTGAGGTTATGAGATATGAATAATAAAGAATTTAAAACTGAATATGCAAAAAAGTACAATTTAGAATTTGAGGACTATAACGGGTGGTGTAATAGGGATACTTGGTTAGTTATGGTATGGTTAGGTAACGACTACGAAAACTACCAAAATATAACTAGAATTGTCAATAACACGCACGAGTTAAAAGATTTGAGTGATTTAGAACTATTTGGACTTTTAAAAGACTTTAATTATGGCACTGATACTGATAAAATTGACTTTACTAGGGTTGATTTGGACGAGGTTAGATTTGGTTTAACTGAAAATTAAGGTTTAACAGACCTTAACGGAAAGAAATCACATATTGTAAAATTATGGAAAGAAATCACGGAATATAAGGTTATGGAAAGCAGAGCCATAACACGAGCCGTGGAAAAGAACGGAAACGAGGGAAAGACTATGTTTGAAAATAAGAAAATTACTATTGAAAAAGTAAAAGATTTAGTTTATGCACTACAAAATGAATTTGATAATGAATTGGACTATGACTACACGAGCAAATATAAGGCAGAATTAACGGAAACGGACTTTAATATTATGCTTGAATTTTTAGAAAGATTTATTGGAAAATTTGAATTGTCTATTGTAGAAGAATTAGAAAATTAAGAGGTGGAAATTATGGAAAGTAAATTAGAATTAGCATATAAAGAAGTATTTAAAAATAGCAAAATTGCAATAATGAAAAATAGTTTTAGTAGAGATAATGTTTTATGGGTACAACTATACCTAGCACAAAACGAGCAAGAAGAAATAAATGGTTATTTTGACAATGATATGTTTGACATTATATTTAAGATAACAAAAACGGCAGAAAATAACTATATAATGGAAAATATACAAAATAGATACCTTGTAAAGCCAACAAATAAATATTTGGTATATGAGGGCAAAAAAGTTGCTTTTAGAAAGACACAAGGAAATGAGGACAAGATTATAACAACATTTAAGAAATATGTGGAAAATCTACACAATGCACTTGTAGAAGATTTAAAACAAGGCAACATTCACGAAAATCACATAACACTATTAACACAAAAGATTTAGAATTTTTCTACTATATCAATTTTATATGGTATAATAGTATTAAGAAAAAAAAGGAAATTGATAATTTTAACAATTTATATAGAAAGATTTTATAGAGGAGTTGAAAATTATGTATAACAAGTATAAGAGTTTTGATTTAAAGACTTTTAAAAAAGAGTTTGAAAGTGGAGATTTATGTGGACTTGAATATTTAGAAAAAACAATTATAACTGAAATGAAAAAACAAATTGAGGAAAATAACAAAAAAGGACTTATGCACTTTACAATAGAAGAGTATATAACAAGCCTATTTTATGCAACAATGAAGTTGAATAATTGTAATAATATCTATGAAACGGAAAGCCGTGTAAACACGAGATTTAACTACGATATTTATGCACTAGTGAGAGATAAATTATTTCAAGAACTAGGGTTTAATATGTAAATGAAGAAGTTGTAAAAGAATTAGAAAGCCAAAATTTTCAAAATGCAGTTGATTTAGTAATGTATTTTGAGTGTTAAAACTTGAAATAATTTCATAAAAGTTCTACTATATAGAAATCTTATGGTATAATATTAAGTGTAAAGAGGAGGAAAAACTTATGGAAAAATTAAAAGAATTATTATTTGATTTATTTGATAACTACGAGGAATACGAGGACATTAGAGATAGTTTAAGAAGTTTAGCAAGTGATAACGAAATCACGGAGCAAGAATACGACATAATTTTAGATAACTATGATAAATGGTTAGCAGAATATGAAGAAAAAGAGGTGTAATTATGGAAATTAAGAAAATCATTTGTAAAAGTGGCAGAGAATACAATATAGTAAATGAATATTGGGAAACAAGCCGTGCTTGGGGGCATAAAAGCACACTAGTAGCACCTTGGGGAGAAGTAGAAAGCCATAAAGTTAGATATTATAATAGGACTTGGGAAAGATATACTTATGAAAGTTGTATGAGTGGTTTAATTGATACAATACTTGAAGATAATTTAAAATCTTATATAACACAATACAAGGAAAAGAACGACATAACAAGACTAACAAGCCTACAAAAAGATATGATAAAGGCAGAGTGGCAAGAAAAAGAATATACACAAGAATTAATGGAAATTAAAGAAAGAATTAACGATAGGAGATTTGATTAACTATGAAAACAATAGAAATAAAAGCAGATAAAAAATATATTGATTATATTAATAGATTATTACAAGATATTAATTTTGACGACGATAGTTTAGAAATGCAAAAATTAATTAAAGAATTAAATGCAAAACAAGACGATTATATTAGTTTATTTTCAATAAATATTGATAAAGACTATGTATTAACAATAGACATAGCAAGTGGCACTAGCAATTATTATGATAACATAGTTATATGGAAAAAAGGAAAAACTGAACTAGATTATAAGGAAGTTGCTTGTTTAGAGTGTAATTTTGAAATTGGAGATATAACACTAGAAAAAGAATACTTCGACTTTTTAAATGAAGATTATATAATAAAATTTATATTTTAAGGTGGTGTAAAATTATGAGAATAGAAGATTTAAAAACTGAAAAAATTATCAAGTTGTTTGGTTTACAAAGTGGTTGTATGAGTGAGGATAAATTATGGGAAATTATTAAAATTAATAAAGACCATAACAACGAGTATATTTTAGAAATGGAACACGGACTAATAGATAGTAAAATGCTTATGATTTTATTAAGAAGTGGTTATACTATGGAAATATATAACGACAATATGTTAAGATTTAAGGTGGTGTAATTATGCAAAATATTTATGATAACGGCAGATTATGTTTAGGAGAAGTTGGAAAAATAAGACAACAATTAATTGATAATGCAGAGGAAACTTGGGAAATTGAAGATATACTTGCAGAATTAAAAGAACTTGAAGATAACACGATAGTTGCTATCAATTATGATAATAGTATGGGTTATTCAATAGAATATTGGACTACCAAAGACATTATAACACAAAAAGAGGTGTAGATATGAAAATGAAAGCAAAAGATAAATTTTTAGAATATTGTAATATGTTTAGAAATGATTTAGCAGATTTACAAGCAGAAATCGACTACGAACAAGAGGGGAAACAATGGCACGGCACACTAGCCTATATTGGAGCAAATTATAGTTATGAGTTAGCAAACATTTGTTTTGAACTTGGTTATGCAACTTGGTTTTTTATGATAGCAGATTTTGGAACATTAAGACCATTTAGTTTTGGGAAAATAAAAGAAAATATTTGTAATACTATTATATCAAACGAGGAGATTTGCAACGAATATACGGCAGAAGAAATTAATCAAATAAAAAATGAAATTTTAAATGCAAAAATTAACTAATTTTTCTACTATATAAGAATTATATGTTATAATATAGGTGTAAAGACAAAGGAGGGATAACTATGTATAAAATAGACTATGAAAAATTAGGTATATATATAGGTAAAAAAGCCACTGAATATTTTGGAAGATTTTATAGCAAAGACATAGCAGATTATGAAAATGAAATAGTAAATGCTAATGAAATATACAACGAAATTAATGATTATTATAAATGTAGTATAGAATTAGCAGAGGTGGGAAAAGCACCATTAATAATTGAATATTATTATAGATGTATTTTAGATAATAACGGAAATATAATTGATATTATATATTATATTGAAGATTTATCATTTAATTTTGACTAGATATAAGTGTAAAGAGAGAGGAGGAATAGTTGTGTATATATCAAATAAAGATTTGGAAATTTTACAAGAAATAGAATTATATCTATATGATATTAATAAAGACACTATAACACAACTTGATAATAACTTTATGGCAAAAGTAGAAAATGTAAAAGATATGTATGCTATGGAATTATATTTAAGATTATATAGTATAAATGAAAGACTTTTACAAGAAAGAGAGAAATCAAATAAAGCAAATTGGAATAGAATAGCCAAAAAAAGACAAGAAAATAAAATGTATGGCAGAAGTAAAAAAGAAAAAGAACAACACGAAAGAGCAATAGCCAAAAAGGAGGTTAAATAATATGAGTTATGAAAAAGTAAAATGTATAACAAGAAAGCCAAAAGAGGGAAAAATATTTATTACAAGTGCTTGTAGTAATGTTAGACCATTAACATTTAGGAAATGGGAATACGGAAAAGTAGGTATAAGTTATAAAGAAAAAATGTTCTATTTATTAAAAGATATTAGTGGTGGAAATTTACAACTTAATAATAGTTGTTATGAGTGGAATTATGCAGTATTAAAAACAAGAGATTATATGCAAGAAAAGTATGGCAAAGAATACAATTTATACGATTTAGCCACTATAAAATATACCTCTTATTGTTTGGGAGAGCAAATAAGCAGTATATATACCCCTATAACACAAGCAGAATTAGAGAGTGGTAATTATAACTATGTTTTAGAGTGGGAGAGTAGAGATAATAAAAGTAAAGTTTATTATAGGACAGAAGAATATAACAACGAAAAAACAAGAGTTATGGAAGTATTAGAAGAATATTATAATGTATTTATTGGTTATTTAGAAGAAAAACACGAGGGAAAATACTATTTATATAGTGAAACTTATGGTTATGTTAAGCCAAAAGGTGCAAACGGCAGTTTTTACTATAATATGAGTAGCAGTTTAGTTGAAAATATGGACTACAAAAAAGCATATTGTTTAGCAAAAACTATTGGTCGAGATATTGAAGTAAAAGCCGTTCCTAAAAGAGAATACAAGCCGACACAAAAACAAGTGGAGGAAAGCAAACAAAGAATTGAGTTGTTAGGTTTAGAGCCACGATTTAGTGAAAAATTATATATGAGTGATAGATATATGATAAGAGAAGTAAAAGATAAGGAAAAAGAACTAATCAAAGCAATAAACGAATTTGAAAAAGAATATAATGCTTATGTTTATCATATTGTATATAGCAATACAAATATAGGACAATTATACACTATGTTGTATGTTAGTAGCCACAAGGAAGAGTGGGCAAGTGATAGAGCAGATATAAAAGAAAAACAATTATATGCTTATGTATGGAATAGAACTGATAATTATTGTAGTGAAATTGGTTTAGTAGGAATAGAAAAAGTAGAACATTGTAATTTATTGCAAAGAATTTTTTAAAATTTCTACTATACAAAAATCTTATGATATAATATATATGTAATTAAGGAAGTGATATATTTATGATTATGGAAATAAGAGCCATAAACACACTAAAATTAATTGATATGCAAGAAATCAAAAGCAGAAGAAAATTTGATAAAATGTGCAGAAAATTAACAAAATTAGTCTTAAAATACGACAAAAAGAGCCAAAAACAAGGAAAATATAATGAGTTTTTAATAAGAGTAAAACAAAATTCTTATATAGTAAAGAGTGGCAAATATGGGTTTGTAATAGGACTAAAAAAATCTACAAGTCGTTGGTTATAACACGACAAGCAAAACTCTTATGAGTTTTGTGAGTAATATCTCTAAATTATTGAAATATAATTTTTCTTGTTTTTCGTCTAAACAAAATACTTTTGAAAGATAGAGGTGTTATTCACAAAGCCCATAAGAGTAAAAGACCTATTTTATAGGTTTTATGAATAGTATTATACTTCCGTTCCGTATAGTGCTATTCATAAAGCCCATAGAGTAGGCATATATAACACGAGGAGGGTAAAAGAAATGATAAAGGAAGTAAAGACAAAGAAAAATGTAATAATGGTAAATAAAAATCACGAAAGAGGTTATGGAAGTAAACAAGGTGTAATGATTATTGAAGAAGAAAATGGCAAAAAGCATATTCTTGACCTTAAAAGCAATACTGATATATCTACAAGTGATTATATTGATATAGTAGATACCAAAAAAACAAAAGAAGAAATACTATTTAAAAACATTATGTTAGATACTGAAACATTAGAAAAATTAGCAAATGGAGGTAGATAATATGTTTAATGAAAAGCCTTATGTAATAGTTATTGATAGAGGTGGAAATTTATTCAAAATTAAAGAAAAAACAATGCAAAAGTGTTTTGATAAGATAATTGCACCACTAGACATAATTAATCAAATTGGCAACGAGAGTGAAATGGAATTAGTACACGAGTTGAATATAGATTATGTTAAGAAACTTGAAAATGGTTTAATCAAAGCACTAGACGAATTATCACAAAAAGAGGACAATTTTGATTATTATGACAAATTGAGAGAATTAACTGATTTTGGAAATTATCAAGCACTAGACTTTTTAGATATGTTTAGTGATAACGAGGGAGAGTAAATTATGGAAGATTTATTAAAAAGACTAGAATTAGTAGAAAAATATTGTAGTGAAGAATATAATGATTTATATTATAAACTATTAAAATGTAGAGATAAAGCAATAGGAATGAGTTTTGCAGAATATATGAGTGGAGAAAAGGAACACGATTATAGTAATTTATATAGTTGTGTATATGATTTTAAAAAGGAAAATAATGTTTTGGAGAGTATGGAAGAATTAATGCAACTTATGAAAGACATTGATTTTAATGTTATAAATAAAAAATGTGCAATACATAACTTCAAAGTTATAAATCATATACCATTAAATTAAAGGAGAGTGAATAAATATGAAGTATATTGATAAAATAATTGACGATATACCAAAGTTAGATATTGAAAAAGAAGATAGTCAATATAAAGATAGATTGAAATATTTAGCAGACACAAAAGTTATTTTAGATAATTTAAGAGATTATGAAGTAGATATACCTAAAAAATATGAAGATAATGTTTTAGGTTATATGAAAGAATTAACAAATTATAAAGATTTTAAAGGGGGAAATACTTATAATTATAATGGTAAAATATTGCACGATATTAATTATGATTATTGTGAAACTGAAAATGGTTTTTATGTTGCAATTATGGTACATAGATTTGGAGATATAAGAGCAAATTATACTGATTATGCTTTATTAAAATTTGATTATTATGAAAGTTTTTTTGAAATATTAGACGATATATGTATGGAAAACTTTGGTGGTTGTGTTGAATATAATGGAAAACACTATTATTATGATATCTCTATATTTGATGAGTTTTTAAGAGTTTGGTGTGAAGAAACACAAGAACAATATGATTTTTATGCTTATGATGATGAAAGTTTTATAGAAGAAATAAAAAAATGTGAGGGAAAATAATGAACGGACAATTAACAATGGAAAAAATTTTAAATGTGGCACTAGCAATGAAACAAAAAGGAATAGACCTATCAAAAATAAAAGTATTTTTAGGTAATGACGACGAGTTAAATGGTATTCATAATGCTTGGTATTGTGAACTTGTTGAAAACAACGGAGAAGAAGAAAATAATTGTATAGTTGACTTAATTAATGAAAACATTGGTAATAATGTTGAAGAAAATGAAAAATTTATTCTAATTTCTTAATAAAATTTCTACTATACAAAAATGTTGTGATATAATATAGGTGTAAAGAGGAAGAAAAACTCTTTAAGAACGGAGGAAATATTATGAACGAAACACTTAATCAAAAATTACAAAGATTAGCAAAGGAAAGTGAAAAGGAATTAAGAGATATTGGACTTAGAGATAAGTTGAAGAAGAATATAACTTATACAATTAACTATCGTGCAAAATGCAGATTTGGGCAATGTTGCAAAAAGAAAGACATTAATATTTCAAGTTGGCTTTTGGAAGTGGGAACAGATGAAGATATTAAGGACACAATAATTCACGAAATATTACATACTTTTGAAGATACAAAAGGACATAATGCAAAGTGGCAATATTATGCTAGATATGTAAACAATAGAACAAATTATCAAATTAGTCGTTGTGGCAGTATTGATGAAGTATATGATAAGGCAAATATAGAACGACCAAAAAAAGAAATTGTTTATAAATGGGAAATTAAATGTAGAAAATGTGGTGCAGTTTGGCATAAGACTAGAATTACAAATAGGGTGTTAGCAAGTTATAAAAGAAATGGCAGAATTCACAGACAATGTGGTTGTCAAGATTTACAAGTAATGAATTTAGAAAATGGGGAAGTGATTTGTTAATGAGAACTAAAGAAAAATTAGAACATATAAAATATCAATTAGATGAAAGATTAAATAAAGGAGAGTGAATAAAATGTTAGCAGAAGAAATGAGAGAATTAGCAAGTAAATCAAGAAATGAAAATGAGGGTTTAAATAAACAATGGGAAGAAATGATGAATAGAATTAAAGAAACTTCTAAAAATGGAGAAAACAAATGCCCTATGGTGTATGGTAAATATAACGAGCAACTTATAGAAAAATTAGAAGAAAATGGCTTTAAGGTTATGAGAAAAATGGAAATATTCCCCCATATACCTTATGGGGCAACAAATTGTATGCAACAATGGGTTGTATGGTAAGAATAGGTGGTGTTATAAATGTATTTATTAAGAGAAGATATGTATAATGAAAGGAGGAATTAATTATGACTAGAGGTAAAATGATTTTAGTTGACAAGCAAGATAACGATATATTATTGCATAAAACTTGTGAATTTAATGGAGATATGTATATAAGTTGTTTTGGTAAAGGAATAGTTGCAGAACTAGAGCATATATACAAATATGAAGAATTTAAAAAATATGTAAAATATTTCAATGACAACAATTTTGATTATGGAGCAGATTATTTTGGAATATACACAAAGGTTGTTGAAAATAAAACAATTAATGTATGTGATAATTATTTTGAAAATTGGTTTAGTGATTATTTATACTTTAAAAATGTGAGTGGAGAAGATATTACAATGATTTGTAATATTAATGATAAAGTAGAAAAAATTACAATGGCAAATGAAGAAATCAAAGTATTCTATTTTGGAGAGTTGGTTGACTATAAGAAAGAAATAAGAGAGTGTTATAACATACACAAAGATAAAGATATAGATTTGTTAAGTGATTTAGGTGTTGCTAGAATTGATAAATTATATAGAATGAGTTGTATTAAAGCAAGTGATAGTTCTTTAGACGACGAAGAGGTTTTAAGGTTAGCAAACATACTAGAGGAAATATATCTTAAGGACGAAAATAAAAGAAGTTTAGGAGACTTAAGTGATTTATTAGTAAATATCAAAGACGACATTGAAGATTATGACACTACTAGAGATATTTTAAGAAAATGTGATATGTTTGGCGATAGTAATATTGAATATTAATAAAGGAGGTTTATATTATGGAAACAACTAATTATATTAAAGAATATTATAAAAGTGCAGAACACGACTTATCAAGTTTGTTAAATGCAGATACAAGCAGTGAAGAAGTTATTGCTAAAATTAGAAGAGAAATTGTAAAAATGCAAAAAGAGGTTGAATTAAAGAGTGTAGAATTACATAACGAGTTAGAAAAAGCATATTCTAAAAGTTTTGAACCTATACCAAATAAAATTATTATTAGATATGACGGAAGAACGGCAGAAAAATTCTATGATATTGCAACGGGACTAGAAGTTGACGAGGTAGGAGCAGACGATATTATTTATACTATTTGTAATAAAAGTGATACTATTAATGTTGTTGTTGGTTATAGTTATGAATTGGCAAGCATTATAACAAAAGAATACAAATATAACATTAGTAAAGATAATACTAGAATTAACACAAAATTAATGGCAGAACGAGTTATTAGTTTTATGGAACAAAAACAAGTTAGTTTGTATTTAGAGGAAGAAAAAATTGTTGAGGAAAATAATCGGAGCAATATTGAGCCACTATCAAGAATTGAAGATAATCTTTTTATAAATACATTATATGGTGTTGACTATAAAGGTAAGTATAATTTAAAAGAATTAAGAGAAAGAAATTTATGTAATAAGTCTTTTGAAATTATATTAAAAACATCTCCAAAAGAAATAATGGACGATTTACTAAAATTAAATCTAGAACAAGCATTACCTATTCATAAGATTATAGGTGTATCACTAGAAACATATAACAAAGCCGTTGAAAGAGGTACTATAAGGGTGTTATTTGATAATAGAGAATATATTAACGGAAGTAAGAACGAGCGATATGGTGTAAATAAAACTGAAAACGAATGGTTTGAAATCATTGACGAAATGAAAAATTATGAGGAAGATTTGCGATTTTACAATATTGATTATGGTAATAGGTATTATTGTAATGGAAATAATGTTTGTTTATTAAATACTATATTGAGTAGTTATGCAGACGAAGAGGTGTTTAAAGCAAACTATTCATTTGGTAAGTTTGCAAATTATGTAATCAATGAAACAATTAATCAAGGTTACAATAGAATTAGAGATTTTATCAATGAATTAAGAGATTATTTGAGAATGTGTAAACAAGACGACATTAAGCCTACATTATATTCAAGTTATTTAAAACAAACACACGATATAACAAGTCGTAATCATAATGTAAAAGTAGAACAAGAAAATGAGGAAATATTCCAAAGCAGATACAAAGATTTTAAGCCTTATAGAGGTAAAAAATATATTGTAATTGCACCAAAGAATAGTAATGACCTTAAAAAAGAGGGAGATACACTTAACCATTGTGTTGCAAGTTATATTAAAAGAGTTATTGACGGAGAGTGTTTAATTTATTTCTTAAGAATTGATAAAGACGAAAGTTTAATTACATTTGAAGTTAGACATAATGACATAGTACAAGTTAGAGGTTTACATAATAGAAAGCCTAGTACAAGTGAAGTACAAGCACTAAAAGATTTTGCAAAATATAGAAAATTAGGTTGCAATTTTTAATAAAATTCTACTATATGAAAAAAATATGATATAATAAGTATGTAATAAAGAAAAGGAGAGATAATTATGAAAATCACAAGTAAAGAAAGAGAAATATTAGAAGAGTTATTTAATATTAGTGAGGGAACAAACGAAATAGAATTAGAGAGTTGGACTGACGGAGGTGTAGATATGTTTATTACTATTGATAAAAATAGTTATAACACTCTATTAGAACAACTAAAAGAGTTTGTTGAAAATTTTGATATAGACGAAGAAATTGAAATATATAGACAAGACACTGATTATAGACGAAACTTTACAATTAGAGAAAGCATAAATGATTTTGAAAATTGGGTTGATTATATAAGAGATTGTATTAGTAAATTAGAGTTGTATAACAACGAAGACGAAGAAGAAATGAATTATGAGCCACTAGAAACATTAAAGGGTGTTGGTGTAAAAGATACTAAAAACGGAATTGAGATTATGTTAATGGGAATGACAAGTGGTTTATTGCAAAAATATGAAGTAATTATGAATATTAAAAACTATGACGAAACTGATTTATTTAATATTTGTTATGAAATATCAAACGAAGTTAAAAATTTATACTACAATAATAATGGTGTTCCTAGTGAAACACAAGTAAAAGAAGCAGTTGGAAATATTATGGTAAAGTAGAGAGGTTAAAAAGGTAGTTAAAATGAGTTTAGAAAAAGCAGAATGGGTTGTAAATTATTTAATAAATAAAATTGTAAGAATAGTTGATTTAAAAGACTTCTTCACTATTCAAAACAATGAATTGAAAATTAAAGTTGAAGAAATTAATAGCAAAAGATATAGTTATACATTTGGAGATTTTACATTTATAGTTGATATTGAAGAAGTTGAAAAGCCAAAGTCTTCATATAAAGTAGTTAATGTAGAATATACAAGTGTAGAAGAATAGGAGGAGATTAAAATGCCTAATTGGGTAACAAATAAAGTAAAATTTAAGAGTAGAGGTAAGGAGATTATTGATAAGATAATCTCCACTGATAACGACGAGGAATGTGTAGATTTTAACAAAATTATTCCTAGACCTAAAACTTTAAATATAACAAGTGGTGGTAATGATAGGTGTGCTATGCAGTATGCTTTACTAAAAATGAATGCACCTCAATTAAAACAAACAATAGAAAGATTGAAAGAAACTTCTACAAGTTTTTATGGAAATTATTTTGCAAAGATATACAATCATAAAAGATATACTTTAGAAGAATTAGAAAAAGTAGCAAAAGAATTTGAGGAGCAGTTAAATAGTGGTAAACAAGACACTTTTGACGAGGTTGACTATAAAGAATTAGGTGTTAAAAATTTAGAAGATTTGGGTAATGTTTATATTAATAATATTCTACAATATGGAGCAGATAGTTGGTATGATTGGTGTTGTGAAAATTGGGGAACGAAATGGAATGCTACAAATACCTATATTATTGACGACACTGAAATAGAATTTAGCACGGCTTGGAGTTGTCCCGTAAATATATTCAAAGAATTAAGCAGACAATTTAGTGGTGTTGAAATTGTAGTAGAGTTTGCAGACGAAGACATTGGTTCTAATTGTGGTAAGATTACATTCTTAAATGGAGAGATAGAAGAATATATTGATATGGACGGAAATACTGATTTTGCACTAGAAGTTTGTGGTTATGACAAAGAAGATTACTATGCAATGATAAACGAAGAATAAGGAGGAATAATTATGTATCAAGAACTTATAGATAAATGTAGAAAAGCATATAAAGATAAGAAGATAGCAGTCGCATATCATTATTGGGAAGAAATACACGAGTTATTATCTAAAAAACTTGACGAATGTGGAGAAGACGGAGAACAAAGGTGGAAGATATATGCAGAATATCACGATAGTATAATGCAAATTCCTAATCAAGAGGTTTATGATATTACTGATTATGGTAAAGGACAAGCATATAGTCAAATGTTTAGAGAAAGATACCCTAGAGTTAATTTAAGCAAAATGAGTGGGGGAGAAGATTTAGAAGTATTAGAAAACTTTTGTGATTTTTATGATTGGCTACCTATAAAAACTGAAAATGGTTTTAATATAGCAGATTTACAAACAGAGCAATTAATTGCAGAAGAAGATTATCAAACATTTAGCGAACTTGTAAATAGAATAGTTGGCAGAGCAATAGACTATTTTAGGGACGAGCAAGAATGGGAAAATGACGACGACGCAATTAATTATGGTTTAGAACTATATAATATAGCAGTTAAATATAAAGACGGCACAAAATGGGAAGAAAATTGGTTAGAAGATTTTAAAAATGAACTAGAAAATTTTTAAATTTTTCTACTATATAAAAATTATATGATATAATATAATTGTAAAAAAAAAGAGGAGGTAATTAAAAATGAAGTCTAGTGAAAAATTAGCACTAATCAAGGAGAAGATAGATTTGCTTAATAATAATGTATTAAGGTTTAAAAATTGGAAACTTGGGTATGCTAATAAAGGAACTAACAATTATTGCTTAACTATCATTCTTAACAATAAAGAATTATTTTGTGGCAAGTTTGATACCTATGGCAGTGTATTAAGTTCTTTAGAATTAATGGAATTTATGTTTAGCAAAGCACTTGAGGAAAAACAAAAAGAAAGTGTAAAGAACAAGAAAAACAAAAAGGAGGAAAAGTAAAATGAAAGTAAAAATATTTAGATTTATTGAAAGTAAAAACTTATACGAAAACAACATAAATAATCAAAAAGTAAATCAAGAAGATTTTGATAAATATGGAGATATTATAAATAATTTTATTGAAGATAAAGAAGTAATTAATATTGAAGTAAATACAATACAAGCAAAATATCACAATAATTGTGGTTATCACGAAAATCATATAATTTTTACAATATTATATAAATAAAAAAAAGGAGGTAGAGATAATGAAAGTTAAAAGTAATAATCAAGGAATTTGTCCTTTTTGTGGAGAAAGCAATTTAGAATATAGAGCAGTACAATTTGAGGGAGAAATGTGTTATTTTCCTTGGCAATGTTTAGAGTGCAAACACGAGGGAGAAGAGTGGTACTCTATGGAATTTATAGGACATAATGTTATAAATGAAAATGGATATAATATTGAAATTGAAGATAATATGATAGAGGAGGAATAGTTATGTTATATTGTTGTATTTGGAATATTGAAGACATTGATGATACAAATAAAATTATTGTAGATTTGGAGATTAGTGATAGTGAAACTATTTTAGATAATTACGATTTAGAATTAGATTTAGATAAAATGGGTTTAAATAAAGACGACGAATTTGCAGACGAATTACATAAAGATATTCAAAGATTTATTAATGATTATTATGACGACTACAAAAGAATACCTACTATTGAAGAAATAAAGAATAAAGTTGAGGTTAATTGGTTAGAAACAAAATTGTGGCTAGAAAAATAAGGAGGTTGCTATGTATATATTATACGAAAGTTATGACGACGATTGCAGAAATTTAAAAGAATTAGATTTGAATACTAAAATTATTGCAATCTATAACGACAAAGAACAAGCACTTATTGGCTTAAAAGAATTAGCAGATAACACAATTATACTTGAAGACGGAGAGAATGAGTGGTTTGTTAAAGAAGAGATACTAGATAATGAAAATATCATTGGTGCTTATAGAGTATTCAATGGAGAAATTGAAAATTATAATGAATTTTATACAATTATATTAGAAAAAGTGGAGGTGTTTGATAATGCAGAATAATATTATAATACAAAATGTTTTAGATAAAATTTGCGAAGTTATAGCAGACATTAATAGAATGCAAGAAGAACATTTTATTGAAGATTTAGATTATATTAAATTATATTTAGAAGACGCAATTAATTATAAAGAAATTCAAGCAGAAAAAGAGGTGTATAACAATGACTAATAAAGAGATATTGGCAGAATTAAAGATAAGTTATGAAAATTTAAGAGATATTAGAGAAAATGGTTGTATAGACCATTGCAACGGACAAATGAAAAATAATATTGATAAACTTGATAAAGCCATAGATTATATTGCAGATATTTATTATGATTTCTACAAAACATTAGATAAGGAAGATTTAAGAGTTAAATCATTAGAACATAAAGTTGACGGAGATAAGGTATATATTTGTCGTTGCGTTGACGGAGATTATGAAGTAGGGGAAGAACTACATTGTATGACTTGTTGCGACCTAGAATATTATTGGTATGAAGATAGTGATTTTTTAGACGAATAGGAGGAGGACGACGATAATGAATAAGGAGGAATTATGGAAAAAATAAAACAATTAGTAGAAGATATTGTAGAATATACTAGAACTTGGAGCATAACTGAAACTGAATGGTATTGGAATGTTGAATGTGTAAGAAAGCCTAGTAATACCAAAGATAAAGAGATTACTTGGGAAGAGTTTGAAGTAGCAGTTAGAGAAGAAATATTATATGATTTAGTATATTATAACGGCAGTTGCTTATATAATCAAATGGAAAATGATTTATGTAATTACGAAACTGATTATGTTGCTTTTCAAAATGCTAGTAAAGAATTAGAAAAGAAAGTACAAAAATATATCAAAGACTTTAAATTAGAAAGATTTGACTAAAATGGAAATTTAATATAAGTGTAAAGAGAAAGGAAGATTAAAATGGAAGATACAAGAAAAGAAGAAGTAATATTAAAACATTATAATAATGAAAACATAAATAGAGAATTAAGAAAAATGTTTGAAAAAGCAGTAAAAGACGACGAATATGTTGAAAGATTTGAGTGTGGAGGAGATTTTGAAGTTTTAATGGAAGATATTGACAAGACACTAAAATATGTAGAAAACGGGTATAAAGGTAAATTATATCTAAATAGTAATATGTGGTATATTTGTCAAGAAACATTAACCAATATACTTGCACTTTATGGACTTAAATTAGTTGGTACTGATAAATGTACGGAAAACGAAGAGGTAATTGTAATTAAAAGACCATTTAGGGAAAAAGTATTTGAAAAAATGAGAGAATATGGTTGGAATTTAGGAGATAACACTAATAAAGATTTTGCAGATGTGTATGATACACATTATAAATTCATAGAGGGTTGTTATGATTATATAGCAGATTGTGATATGAATGAGCCACTAAATATGAATGATATTAGTGTAAGTGGTTTTGAAGATATGATTACATTTATGAGTGATTTTTTAAGAGCATTAAATGATATTGATAAGCCAAAAACAAAAGAAGATAAGATTAGAGAATATATAACAAGTAGAAATATTCAATATGATTTAGTAGGAGAAGATTTATTGAAAATATTAGACGAGGAGGAATAATTATGAATTTACCTAAAGAGATAACTGACAAAAGTGGTATGTTAGAATATACTAAAAATAAACTAGAAGAAGATAATTATTATTATATAGTGTTCGTGTTAGGTAGAGACTTGCTTAAGGGTGTTTTACCATACGAAGACGATAAGGCATACGAATTTTGTAAGAAAGTTGCAGTTGACTTTGAAGAAAGTGATTATAATGATAATTCAAAAGGCTTATATGAATGTTTAGAAGAATATGTAAAAGATAATTTCTACCTAAAAGACGGAGAGATTACTTGGAAAGGGGAGAAAATTCAATGAAAGAATTATTAATTGAAAGACTATATGATTTTTGGAGCAAAACTGACGACGATAAAGAAACACTACTGAAAGAAATTACACAAAATGTAAATGACGGAATAAGTGGTGCAGAAATATTATTAGATTGGTGCAGAAATGATTACGACACGATTAAAGAGCAATATCAAAAACTACATAATTTGACTGATACTGAAATGGAAAAAATTATGGAAGAAAATTGTGGAAGTTATGAGTTTATGTATGACGAAATTCCTTATGCTATTGATTTACAAGATATTTGGGACATTTGTAATTATTATTTAGATTATTGTAATAAAGATATGACTGAAAACGAATTATTAGAATTAATAAAGGAGGTATAATTATGATTAATATTCATAAAGGTTTACAAGATTATAACGAATTAAGAACTACTATTAATGGTGTAAAAGATATTAATTCATTAGTAGAATTGATTTATGATAACCCTAAATATAGCATAACAAATGATTTAAGGGACACAAGAGGTGTAATAGACTTAAATTTCAAGAATATTTGTGCTACAATAAAACAAGAAAATAATGGTTTGTCGGTGCTACCCGAGGTAGAAGTTTGGGACGATAGTGGTAATTTAGATTTTGTAGTAGTGAATATGTATAGTTATAGAAAATATAACACAAGCATTAGAGAAGATGGCAGAATACAAATCACTTCTTCACACCCATACAACGAACAAGAATACCATTATGCAATAGGAAATAAAATTTATAGAAATGGCAAATATGTAGAAACAATAAAAGAAAGCGAAGAGCATTTTATTGACGGACTTGACGAGATAATTTTAAGATTAATAGAATTAGATAAACCATTAAAGTCAAAAATGTGTTATAATTAAGGAGGAAAATATGAATATAGAAGATTATAGAGCAGTTAAGATAAATGATTGTGGAGATTGTAATGTTAATTATGGTATAATTATGTTGAATAACAAACATACAATCAAAGAATTTCAAGAGGTAATATATAATATAAAAAATAGATATTTTGACGAGGGAAATTTAGATTGGCAAGTTGACGATATTTTAGCAGATAAAGAATTAGAACAATTTGATTGGTTTGAATTACCTAGTGATTGTGATGATTATGTGGAGGTGTAAAGAGTATGAATGAAAAAGAAATAAAGCAAAGAATTAAAGAAATTAAGAAACAATTAAAATATTGTGAAGAAAGAGATAAGGTTTGTTGTGCGTTTGGTAGTGAACAAGAAATAGCAGAATTGGAAAAAGAACTAGAAGAACTAGAAAATATGTTGGAGGTAAAATAATATGGAATTAAATGTATGTATTTTGGACTTGGCTAGAAAAGAAAACGACGATAATATTATGATAGTTGATATTGAAATTAGCGATAGTGATACAATTATGGAAACTATGTTAGTAGAATTAGATATGAACTATATGGGAATTAATTGGGACGGAGAATTTGAATATGAATTAGCAAAAGATTTTCAAAAAGCAGTTAATGAATATTATGAAGAACATAACAAATTGCCTAATTCACAACAATTACAAAGATTAGTGCAACAAAATTATTATGGTATGTTAGATAACACGGAAGACGAAGAGTGTGGGAAAATTGAAACCGACGAAATCGTTTACAATGAACTACCTATCAAAAATCTAGCACAATTAAGTTATTCTATATATCAAGACGATAGTTTAATTGAGAGTGAAGACAAGGCAAATGAGTGTTTAGAATATTTAAAAGAAAATCTACAAAAAGTTTATGATTTAATTGATATGTTAGACGACGGAGAATACTTTGAAGACGAAGAAAAAGAAGTATCTAAAAAGAGAAACGAAGTGGACTTATATCAAATTGGCGACATTATTAATTTTATAGAAACTATTAAAATAAAGAAGGTGTAAGTATGGTAAAAAACTATGAAGAGAAATTGACTAAAACTGAATTGGCAGAAATGTTAGGTATCTCAAGACCTACACTAGATAAATATTTACGAGAGGGTTTTCCTAATAAAATAACAGACACCTTTCAAAAGGACGACGAATATAGGAAAATATTAATAGAAAACGATATTAAAGTTCTTGAATACCAATTATCTAAATTAAAAGCAGAATTGAAAGAATTGGAGGGTAAAAATAATGAGTAAATGTTATGTAGTATATACTGATTATCAAGAAGACACAATGATTTTAAATAATTTACAACACAATGTTGTAATTAACAAAGTGTTTACAAATGAAATTAATGCTATTGGTTATGTAAAAAGTGAACTAGAATTACAATGTGATAAGGTTATACATTTAAACGAAGAACCTATAACACAAAATGCAGAGTGGGTCGCAGTTTTAAAAGAGGGAGAAGACATTTTATTTGCAGAAGTGTATTACAATAACGATTGGCAATATACAATTTATATCAAAGAAATGGAGGTTGTTTAGGTGTTAAATTTATTAATTATGTGGTCTTTATGTGGAATAAGTCATACTACACTACCAAAAGAGAAAGACAATGGAAATAATAAAAAGTAATGCAGATTTTATAAAGAAATACGGACGATTTGAGTTCCGTGAAATGTGCAGATTTGTTCCACAAGATTTAGCCATAGCACGAATAAATAAAAATATTGGTGGCTATAAAATCAATAACACTAAAAAGAGAGTAAAATTTTATAGAAAAGATAAAGAAAGTGTTTATTTGGATTTTGCAACTATATTTACATTAGGTTGTAATCAAATAGATAAATATATTAATGGGGGAGTTTTGAATGAGAAGAGTTAGTTTATGGGGTTATACTATTTTTGAGAATGGAAAGGTAGTTGGCTTACAAGGTAAAGAAATTAAACAAGGAAAACAAATTAAAGTTAAATGGGGTAATACTGGAAAATCAAAAATGGTATCTTATGCTCGTTTTGTATATTATGCTTTTAATTATAAGAACTTTAATTTTAATGATAAAACTATTGTAATTAAACATAAAAATGGGAATGAGGAAGATTGTAGTATTAACAATTTAACAACTATAAATAGAAAATATATTAATCAAGGAGAAAACAATGTTTCTTCAAAATTAACTGACGAACAAGTTAAAGAAATAAAGGAATTATATAGCAAAAAAAAGAAAGTAAGAATGGAAACAAATAAAAAATTAGAAAAGAACGACCCTATAACGAATGTTAGTTATAGAAAATTGGCAGAATTATATGGTGTGAGTCATTCTATGATAGCAGGAATTGTAAAAGGGCAATTTAGAAATAAAGAAAATTATATTTTAAAATAAGGAGGAAAACATGATAGAAACACTAGAAGAAAATTCATATTTTAGGGGTGTCGTAAAGGACGCAATTAGTGATTTAAAACATAAAGGTAGTGCGTTTGTGTTTTTTCAAGAACAAGTAGACGCAGTAAAGAATATTATGAAAGATATAAATATACAAGTACATTATGACGGAACATTTTTTAGACTAACATTAAATAAGGAGGGAAGAAAAAATGCAAATTAAAGGCTATGATATTATAGGCATTAATATTGATAAATACTCACATAACAATAACACGGCAATAAGTCTAGATTGTAATGAGGGTGCGTTTGCTATTATAACAGTCAATTTTGATGAGAACCTAGAGGAGGATATGGCTTATTTAGACACAAATAATTGCTCGTGGGTTGAAGAAATTATGGAAAAATATTGTCTAGGAGAACCTACGGGTAAATATAAGCAAAGTGGTTTTTGTATATATCCATTATACAAATTAGATTTAAAAGCCATAAAAGAACTTGACAATAAAATAAGAAAATGATATTATATATCTAAAGATAGGAGGGCAATATGAATATAGATAAGTTATTGGAAGAATTTAAAACATACAAGGTTGATGTTGAGGGAAAAGCAGAAGATAGTATAAACCTATATATTAAAAATATTAAGAAATTTTGTGAAGATATGAATATCAAAGACTATGAAACGTTAATTTCTACCAAATCACAAACTATAAAAGATTGGCTATCTATCTTGGCTGAAAAAGAAAACTCAGCCGTAACTAGAAATAATAAATTGAGTGCTATTAAACAAATATTTTGTTTTTTAGAGGACGAAAAAGATGTTGCGGTAGATAGAAAAATTAATAAAATAAAATATGCTAAAACTAAACAAAAAGAAACAAAGTATTTAGACGAAAAACAAATGGAAGAGTTGTTGGCTATAACAACTAATCAACGCACGAAGTCGGCAATAGCAATATTAAATAACACTGGTGTTCGTTTTTCGGAGTTGATACAAATTACTTGTACTGACATAGAAAGAGGTTTTGCTATAATTGTTGGTAAAGGAAACAAAGAAAGAACCGTATTTTTTACACACCAAACTATTGCAATTTGTAGAAATTTCATTAATGGAAAGAGAAGACATATTGTTGAAAAATATAATCTTGATACTGATTTGTTATTTCTTAGTGATTATGGAAATATAATGAAAGCATCAAACTTTATCAATAGTTTAAAATATTACGCAGAAAGAATGGGCATCTATTGGAGTGATGAAATGTCCCCACATAAATTAAGACATAGTTGTATTACAAAAGCATTGAATGACGGTGTCCCTATACAAGTAGTTAGAGATATGGTAGGGCATACTAATATGCAGACAACAAATAGATATTCACATTCTAAAGACGACGAAATTAGAAAGGCTATGTTAAGAGAAGATTTTGGGGAAGAATAGGAGGAGTATTTTGTGGCAACTAAAACAAAAACAATGGAAGTTTGCGACGAATTAAAAGAATTATTAGCAAGTGAGAGCATAACAACACCCGAAGAGGAAAAAGAAGAAGAAGTTGTTGAAAAAGAGATTGTTTATACACCAATAGTTATGCAGATATTAGGTATAAACGAACAATTAGCAGATTTGGACGATTATTTTAACGAATTACCAAATCTACAATCACAAATTGACGAGGAATTGAGTGATTTACTTCATTATATTGAGAATAATGATTTAACACCAAAACAATCTACAAAAATGATAAAATTATTGAAACAAAAAAGAACGGTAAGGAGGGGTTTATGTAATGATTATGAGATAAAAAAAGTTTATAATGCTCACAAAGGAAAATTAGCAATAGACACACAAAGACCATTCTTTTTAAACGAAATTCATAAGAAAGTAAAAGAATTAAATTCTACATATAAAAGTCGTCAATTAAGTGATGAACAAATTAAAGAATTAATTAAATAAAAGGAGATTAGAAATGAGTTTTTTTAGGGAAATATTTAGTAGAGATAGTGATAAAGATAATATTTTAGAGGAGAATAGACAATTAAAGGTAAAAAGAAAACATACCTATAAAGAAATGGAAAAAATAAAAGAAGAAAAAGACGAAATAATGGCTAAATACATAGAGTTATTAGAAGAAAAATCAAAGGGGTTTGACCAATATTTATATTATCACGACTTGTATGCAGAAACATACACCTTGACTAAAGAGCAAAAGAAAGAAATAGCAGAATTAAAAAGTGAAGTAAAAAGGTTAAATGAAGAATTAGAGAAAAAGAAAGCAAAAAGGGGTGGCAAAAATGCTAAGGCAGAGGAATAAAGTATTTGAAACTAATAGTAGCAGTACACATTGTATAACAGTCAGTGATAGAAAGGACTGGAAATACGATTTACCTATAACAGTAAAACCCGATTGGTACGGAGAGTTTGGTTGGCAATGGGAAACTTGGAGCAGTGTAGAAGAAAAATTGGCATATATGATTAGATGTTTAATTGCCTATGATTATACTGAAGAAACACTACAAGATAAAATTAAACCTATTCAAGAAAGGTTACATAATTTAGGAATAGATTTTGAACTACCAACATATAATGAGTGGTTAGATGGTTATGTTGACCATGAAGATTGGTATCAAGGAGAAATGGAAGATATTTATAACAATGATAACGATTTATTGAATTTTCTATTAAGTGAATACTCTTATATAGAGGGAGGTAATGATAATTAATGGAGCCTAGAAAAAACTTTTTTGCAAATGAACTTAATTTAGACAGAATGAATGAGGTGTTAAATGATGTTATTAGTAAATTGACACTAAAAGAAATTCTTAAAATGGTTCGTGAAATTAGTTATGATATGGTGTGTTATTATGACGAATATAACAAAGGTGTCATTTATTGTGATAATAAATATAGCGAGTTAAATCAAGAACAGGCGTGTAGGCTACAAAGATTATTAGTTGCATCTTGTGATTTATTTGGGCAATCAATTATTAATCATAGAGAATTTGATGAAAGTTATCTAAATCATTGGTTAAATGGAGGAGCAATGGAATTGGAAATTGCTAGACTAAAAGATAAGATAGAGGAATTAAATCAAGAGATTGAAATATTGCAAGAACAACAAAATTAATGGAAAGAAATGAGGTATAAAAAACGGAAAGAAAATGAGGCGTCAGAATGAAACTATTAAATTTAAAAGAAGAAATAAAAGAAATATTAGAAGAATTAGAAAATATGTATGAAATTAGTGAACTTGAAGAACAAGTAAATAATATAAATAAAATAAGAGATTACATAATTAATTTACAACAAGAAAATAAACAACTAAAAGAACAATTATTAGCAACTCAAACAAATGAAGAAACATTTAGACTAGAAATGGAAGATATAACAAGAATATTAGGACTAGATGAAGATACAATATTTGATGATGTTAAAACATATGCAAGAAGTTTAAAAGAAAATAAAATTTTAAGAGAAAATGCAGAACATAATGACAAAGTAGTTGATAAAGTTAATTGGGAAAATATGTTGTTAAAAAAAGAAAATCAAGAATTAAAGAAACAACTTGAAGAAATAGAAAAATTTAAATTTTCCTATAGAAAAGATGAAACTAAAATACCACCTATAATAAGAAAACAAAAAGATGTTGAAATTATTAAAAATTTAAAAACTCAACAAAAAGAGTTTATAAATTATTTAGAAGATAAAATATATAGTATTGAACCTAAAGGAACAGGTATTAATTATTATTGCGAATACGATAGCGAAGAAGATTATATAAATGCTATGGAAGAACAATCTAAATTAAATACATTAAAAGAAATCTTATCAAAATATAAAAGTATAATAGGTAGCGACATAAATGTCGGTAGCATAGGAGGTAAAGATGAATAAGGAAGAACAACAAGCATTTGATAAATGTATGAAACAAATAAAAAGATTGCTAATAGAAGAAAAGCAATGTAAACAAAAATTAGAAAGAATACAAAAAGATAAAATGAATTATATAAGGGTATTATTAGATGGTAAATATTGCGAAGAAATAATAGGAGATGATAAATAATGAAAACAATTAGAAAAAATACTTTTGAAACAAATTCTAGTAGCACACATAGTATTACAATTTCAAAATATCAAAAACCTAGGGAGGATAATATACCTAGAAATCTAACTAGAGATACTGGAAAGTTATTTAGTGTAGCAGAATATGGAGATTGTGGAGGTGGCGACGAAGAATATGCTTGTGACACACTTCGTACCGAAACAGAAAAATTAAGTTTTATAATCAATATGATTGCTAGTGTTGTTGAAGACACACATTATGATATGTGGGATTATGATAAAAGAAACGAAAGTGGTTATAACGAAAAAATATTTAATCAAATGATAAAAACAGATTTATTTGTTTGGCTACAAGAAGCAGTATTAGAAGAAACTGGCACTATGATAGATTATGTTAAGCCAAACAATAATCGGTTCCCATTTTATGAAACCACTTATGATGAATGTGTTGGTATCGAAGAATTATTACAAGTGTCAGATAAAGAGAAATTCAAAAATAAAATAAAAGAAATAATTTTTGATAAAGATGTATTTATCGATAACGAAGTATGCCCTTATGGAATGGAAAGATTAGGTGCATAACAGATGAAAACAATTAGATATGGAAGTTTTGAAACCAATTCAAGTTCAACTCACGCTATTGTAATTCCTAAAAGGGTAAAAGAAGAAGACTGGGATATGGAGGATAGTCTTGACCATAAATACGATTTTGGCAGAGAAGAATGTAGATTAGTTAACCACTGGGACGAGAAATTGGCATATACATATATGATTTTAAAATATTTTGAGGGTTGGACTGATAACAACAGAAAAACTAAAGTTACCAAAGAAACTATAATAGATTTTAAAAAGAAAGTTAACAAAATATATAAAGAAGTAGAGCAAATTGTAAAATATAAACCATACGACAGAGACCCAAAACCCGATGATATTTTTAAATATATAGACAACCATAGTTGGGAAAGACCTTATCCGTACGTTGACCATTGTGAGGATTTTGATACAAATGGTTTTTTGGATAGAATATTAAACGATGACGAATATTTGAAAAAGTTTCTATTTAATAATGGTTCGTATATAACAGTTGGTGGCGACGAATATCGTGGCTATAATATCAAAACGATAGGTTTTGAATATGATTATGATAACAACTACATAAATACTGGAACTGAGGAATGTCCTAATTATGAAGATGTCAGTGAGTTTTGGGACAAACTAAAAGAATATGAAAAAGATAATGATGTATATTTGAAAGGAAATTAGTAAAGAAAGGAAAAAAAACAAATGAAAAAAGTAAGGAATAATGTTTTTGAAACAAATAGTAGCTCTACGCATACGCTTAGTGTTACTAAAGGAGACCATAGTGATTATTTATCACCTAGTGATACATTAGTCGTAGAGTTTATAGACACTGATGATTGTAGGGTTTTATCTACTTTAAAGGAAAAAGTATCATATTTGGTATCACAAATTGTAAATTGGTACAAATGGGATGTATACGACTACAACGACTTAAAAGAACAAGTGGAAAAGTCATTAGATTTTAGACGAATTGCTGACTTCGTGATGTCAAGATATGGAAAGAAAGTAGTGTTACCAAAAGAATATAAAATTAATAGAGGGACTGATGAAGATGGTGATGCATATAGTGATTTAGAAGACATAGTAAATATTAATCACCAAATAATATGTTCTAATTTAGATGAGTTACTAGAAGATTTGGTAAATCACGACCGTAATTTATTAGACGAAGTATTAAGAGAAGATACCGTTATAGAATTTGGGAGGGATTAATAATGAAGACAATAAGAATAGGAACGTTTGAAACAAATAGTAGTAGTACACATTCAATAACAATGTGTATGGAGAGCGATTTCTTAAAATGGAAAAATGGTGAGATGTATTGGAATAGATGGAATGATGAATTAGTACCAAAAGAAGAAGTCGAAAAATTAGAAGATGAATATGGGGATAAAATATATTATACCTATGAAGAATTTAATAGTTATGACTATTTGGAGTATGAAACATTTGAAGACCATTTTAATGGTGTAGCAGCGTTTGGGTACTATGGATATGATGGCTAGAAAGAGGTTTATAATGGAAGGAAAAATAATTTATATTGGTGAATATAGCAATGACCAAAAGGCTTATAATATTACAACTTTAGAAGAGGCTGTTAAAATTAATTTAGAAATGATGTCTAATGGTGTGTTTAATGGTTATATTCCTATTTGTTATGGATTTTCAAGAGAAGAAGTAAGGAATAAATTAGAACAAATCGAAGAAAAACTTGGAAGACCATAAAAAATAATAAAAGAGGTGATTAGAATGATTGAAGAATTAAAAAAATTAAAAAATAAAATGGCTATTGAAGTGCTTGTTTTTGAAAGTCTAAAACATGAAGAACTTACTAAAGATTTTATTGACAGTTTTGTCAACATTATGACGAAGAATTATAAAGACAACATTGCTTTTATAGAAGGTATAATAAATGGAGAAAAATAAAATAGAGAATTGTAGGTGGATAAAAATGGAAGAACAGGCATCAAACAAGAGAAATACTATAAAAATAAAATATAAAAATTATAATAAAACTATAAAAGAATGGTCTAATTTAGTTCATATAAAACCTAACACAATTAAATTTAGATTTAAAAAGGGTTGGGATATAGAAGATGTTCTTTTTAAACCTTTGCCACATTCTCCTTGGAGAAGATACTTAAATGGTAATTGTATTACTTCTATAAATATTGAAAATGGTACTAAAATACATGAAACAATAAATGAAGATGATATTAATTTTGAATTTGAATTTAGCGAAAGTTGTGATGTAAATATAACGGATAAATGTGATGGTGGTTGTCCATGGTGCTATCAAGGATGTACGCCAAAATCCAACCATGCAGATATTTTATCTCTTGACTTTTTAGATACAATACACCCATATACCGAATTAGCAATAAATGGCAATGATTTAAGCCATCCCGATTTAATTCCTTTTCTAAAAAGGATGAAGAAAAAAGAAGTTATCGTAAGTATGACGGTAAATCAAAAACATTTTATGAAAAATATAGACTTCATTAAATATTTATTAGATAATAAATTAATTAAGGGCTTAGGAGTATCTTTAGTTTATCCTAACAAAGAGTTCATAAATGAGGTCAAAAACTTTCCAACGGCTGTTATTCATACTATTGCTGGGATTATTACCAAAAATGAATTGGATAAATTGGCGAATAACGATTTAAAAATATTAATTCTTGGATATAAAACAATGAAAAATAGAGGTAAGGATTATTATGAAAATGGTCATAAAGAAGAAATAGATGAAAAGATTGAGTGGCTTTCAAATAATTTAGGCTCTTATTTGAATAAATTCAAAGTAGTTTCTTTTGATAATTTATGCACTAAACAATTAAATGTAAAGAACATTATTGGGGAAAAAAGATGGAAAGAATGTTATATGGGTGATGATGGAACACATACTTTTTATATTGATTTAGTTAAGAAAAAATTTGCTAGAACTTCAATAAGTGAAAAACAATATGATTTATTAGATGACATTGACGATATGTTTGAGGTGATAAAAAGTGAAAATAAAAGTAAAAATAAGGAATAATGATGATATAAAGTATTATAATCAAGACTCTCATTGGGTTTCTATGATTGTAGAAGTGTTGGGTGTTATAGAAAAGTCTAACAACTCTAGTGATATGTATTTAGAGGTATTAGAAACTATTAAAGCAGCTGGCGTTATATCTTTCATACCACAACCTAAGAGCACCTATATATTAATGGGGGATTTTATTTACGACAATAAGTGGGGTTGGCAGTTTAAAATAGATGGGGGATACGAAGAAGTAGAAATAAATACTATAAATGAAAAAAGAGCGTTCTTATCTAAAATATTAACTGAAAGACAGATTAAAAGTTTATTTGATACTTTTGAAGACCCTTTTGACTTTATTCGTGATGAAGATATAAAAAAATTAACAGAGGCAAAATATATAGGAGAGCATACAGCGACTAGGATTATAGAGAAGTTTAAGTCTACTATAGATATGGCTCCAGCATATAATTTCTTTAAACCACTTGGTGTTACGCCATTGTTAATCAATAAATTATGTGAGACTTATAAAGGTGCTGAAAGAGCAATTAGAAAATTTAAAGAAAATCCTTATATATTAGCGGAAGATATAAAAGGTGTAGGCTTTTTAAGAGCTGATGAAATAGCGTTAAATTATAATGTAAAACCAGAGTCACCATTCAGAATAAAATCAGGTGTTAAACATATATTCAAAGAAGAAGCCCAAAATAATGGTTCTACTTGGTTAACCATAAATGACTTTGAAAATAGAATTGTAGAGTTATTAAAAATAGATTTAGACGTCATTAATAATACATTAAAAGAAATGTGTGATGATAAACAAGTGTTTAAAGACGGCGATAGGATAGCGTTACAATATTATTTTGATTTAGAAAAGAAAATAGCAGATAAACTATTATTACTACAATCAATGCCGACTAAAAAATATTCACAAAGTTCTATCGATGATGGTATCAAGAACACACAAGAAGAACAGGGTTTTGAATTTACTGATGAACAGTTGGCTGGTATTCAATCAATATTATCAAACAATGTGTCTTTAGTGGTTGGTCTTGCTGGTACTGGTAAGACAAGTATAATTAAAGGAGCGTATAAAATATTTTCTGATGATACCATTATTAATCAGTGTGCTTTTTCGGGACAAGCTGCTAAAAGAATAAATGAGGCAACTGGTTACCCTAGCAGTACAATTCATAGATTATTAGGCTTTCAAGGAGAAAAGTTTATACATAATTCTTTAAATCAATTAGACACAAACGTTGTTATATTAGATGAAGTATCTATGGTTGGTCTTGAACTATTTTGGAGTTTACTGCAAGCAATTCCTTTAGGAGCAAAACTAATAATGTTGGGAGATAATGGTCAATTACCACCAATAGGAGTTGGGAACTTACTTAATGATTTAATGAATAGTGGTAAAATAAATCTTATAAATCTCACAAAAATACACCGACAAGCAGAAAAAAGTGCTATTATTACTAAATCTCAGGCTATTAGAAGAAAAGAATTTTTATTATCTAATGATTGCGAAGGGGAAAAGGTATATGGGATATTACAAGACCTTAGTATTTACTCTAAACAAGAAAAAGATGGTTTATTAGATGCAGTTATAGAGACTTTTATGAGTGAATATAAAAAAGATTGTAATTTGAAAGATATACAAATAATAGTCGCCCAAAATCAAAGGGTAGAGTTAGCAAGAGAAAAAATAAACCAGATTATACAAGATAAAATTAATCCAAAATCTTCAAATTATGATAAAGAGATACATATTAAGTATGGACAAACTATACGAATTGGTGATAAAATAATTAATCGAGAGAACCACTATGATGTAGAAACACCAGATGGTGAACAAACTAGCATTTATAATGGAAGTATGGGTATAGTTACAGAAATATCCAACAATTATATTGTCGTTGATTTCTATGACGAGGGAGAAATAATAATTAATTCTGATTATTATGGAGGTTTAGAATTAGCATATGCCATTACTTGTCATTCTAGTCAAGGTTCCCAATTTAAAACTATTATAGTTGGATTTGATAACTCATCATATATTTTGCTTTCAAATGAATGGCTATATACGGCTATTACAAGAGCAAAGAAAATGTGTTATTTAATAACTCAAACAAAAGCATTTAATATGGCTGTATTGCATCATAAGACTGTTGATAGAAATACATTTTTGTTAGAGTTGTTGAAAGGAAGGTAATTAAAAACGAAAGAAAAGAATACTGTTAAAAAATGATACAGATTGAAGATTTTAATTAAAATGCATTGACAAAATACATTTTTTTTGTTAGAATAAAATTAAGATAGGAGAGGGTTATATGGCAGCATTAAATATAATGATTGGTATACCTGGAAGTGGTAAATCAAATTATGCTAAAAAATACTTATTAACAAATAATTCAGTTTATTTGTCAAGCGACGATATTAGAATTGAATTGTGTGGTTTTGAAGACCAAACACATAATAACGTTGTTTTTGAAACTATGAAAAAAAGAACCCTAAATGCTTTAAGAGATGGTAAAGATGTTATTTATGATGCTACAAATTTAAGTAAAAAAAGAAGAAGTGGTATTATAAGTGAAGCTCGTAAACTTAGTGCTCAGATAAATGCTTATTTATGTTGTACTCCAATTAATATTATTTTAGAGAGAAATATAACTCGAGTAGAAAGGCAACTTCCTTGGGACAAATTAGTGCAAATGATACAAAGTATAGAGCCGCCAATGTATTATGAGGGTTTTGACAATATATATTTAATAGACGGCGGTATGTATAATGATGTATATGATTATAATAATTTATTAGAAAATTATGAAGATTATTGTCAATTTAATCCTTATCATAATGAAACCTTATCAGAACATATGATAGCTGTTGCCAAAAAAGCTGAGGAATTAGGAGCTAACTTAAAAAATGACGTAGATAGAAATATATTATGGCAAGCTGCTCGCTATCATGATATTTCAAAACCATACACAAAGCAATTTAATTGCAAAAAGGGTTATAATACTTATTATGGGCATGAAAAGGTATCTGTTTATATGTATATGTGTCATATTAGAAAGCAGCAAATTATAGATGAGCTGAATAGAGTGCGTTTATCTAATGACTCATATAAAATTGGAGCCCTAATATTAAATCATATGGAATGGTATCGTAGAGAAGATATGACACCAATAAAAGAGTTGTTTAACGATGATGATTTATATTATATGTTGGAATTATTGCACGAGGCTGATTTATGGGGAAGAAATGAGAACGCTAAGGAGGTTACAGAATGGTAAATAAAGATAGAAAAATAAAACAATTAGATATAGTTTTTGAAAATTGTGAGTCGTGTACTTTAATGCCAGATATGATTTATATGTGTGCCTTAGATAAGATATATAAAAATATTGGCATTAATTGTTTTCAATATAGAAATGGTGAAATCTATGACGAAATATTTTGCGACCAATTTATGTTAGTAATTAATCAAAAAGGGTTACAACAAAAAAGTGGTTTTGGTGATTTTAGAAATGATGATACACTAGAAGAAAGATTAAAATATAGAGATATAACTCATATAGATTTAATATATGATGATGATACAAATGATTATATTAGTGTACATTGGGAAGATGATAATAATGAGTATACCAACAAATTACAAAATAATTTATATCAAAATTATGAAGGCGAGGAGTGTATGATTGTAATTATTAATAAAACACCATTGACGCTCAAAGAATTAGAGGATAATTATGGCATCTATTAAGGTAGAATTGATAGAAACAATCAATGGAGAAAAGGTTTATATAGACCTTAATGATGTTTTAGATATGTTTGTTAAAGAAAAGGGTAAATATATTATAGTGTTCAAAGATGGTGGAATATATTATAATGTTAAAATGCGAAAAATAATATATGATAAATTTATAAAATTAAAAAAGAAAAGAGGTCAGACTGATAATGATATGTAATGAGTGTGAATTACCCTCTAATATTGAGTTGGGGCAATTAATGTTCTCTCCTAATGTTATACATAATTACGAGTGTGAAGATTGGATTGTTGCGTTACTAAGAGACCTAGATAGAAAATTACAAATTGTAATGTGGAATATTAATCAAGAAGAATATGATAGTCCTTTCGATAATACTGGTAATGAATTTATCGGTGAAAATTTTGAGGTTCACGCATATAATTGGAATGAAGATGTTGAACAACCATATAATTTTAAGTGTGGAGTAATTGAAATAAGTTGGTATAAATATCTAGGTAGAGGAACTACTATTAATGGTCTTTACACTAAAGATGAGATAGTTAAAATGTATAATACGTGTTTAGAAGAAATAAGAAAAATGGATGGTGACGAATATGAGGCTTTCTGTTAAAAATGGCAAATGTATAGAGTGTAGTAGCGACACTAATATACAATTAGATTGTGGCAAATATGCTTGTATAGATTGTCTAAATCGCATTGGTAAAGAAACCAAAAATGTAAGAGAGCATATAGAAGATACATCTTTTTCTCGTTATTGGTATTCTACACCAGAAAAGTGTGATGGTTTAATAGATTTTTTAAATATATGTAAAGATAATAATATTAAATCGGTTGAAAATATTATTAATACCTTAAATGCCATAAAAATACAATTTGAATACAAAATGGGCATTTTAGACGAAGAAAAAGTAGAAAAAATCGAAAAACAACTTGACATTTTTAACTTTTTATGATATAATACATTTATCATCATAAGGGCGCATAGAGAAGTATAAACGAAGAACTTGTAAGTCGCCTATTCTACGCAGTCGCCTGTTCTAGTCAGTTGATGCGTGTGTTCAATAGGATGTGGGTTATACAAATGCGACACAGAAGTAATCCTGAATTGCATTGGTTAAAACTAGATATGCCGATGCAATATTATATCCTATTGCTTTTATACGGGATTAGTCTAATCAGAAAGACGTCGGTCTCCAAAACCGAAGTATGGGGAGCATAACCTCAATCCCGTGCCATTATTATTGTAAAAGAGGTGTAACGGTGGAAGAATGGATGGTTCTGAGGAGAAACAACAGACTCATCTGCCTGTCACGCAGAAGATAGCGGGGGTAGCACCCGTCGGAACCGCCAGTATTGGGGAATTAGCTCTAATTGGCTAGAGCGACTGCCTTGCACGCAGTAGGTTGTGGGTTCGAGCCCCACATTCTCCACCATTTCGGGAAGTAGTTCAGCTTGGCTAGAACGCTAGTTTTGGGAACTAGAGGTCGTAGGTTCAAATCCTGTCTTCCCGACCATTAGTTTTGTAAAAAAGGAGGAATTAATTATGAAAATTAGATTGCCAAAAACAGATAAAAAGGTTATAATTGATGAAAAGAGAAGAACTGTTACTACATTATTAATTGGTGTTGATAATCCAGCATTAAAATTCGTTGGAGTGGCAAAATGTTCTCCAGAAGATACTTTTGATGTTGAAATTGGTGCGAAAATCAGTTATAGAAGAGCTAGACGTGCAATGTTAGTAGCAATTCGTAATGAAGTTCGTGCAGAAATCAAAAAAGGCGAAAAATATGCTAAAATTCATCAAGATATTTATAATGATTTAACAAAATCAATAGAAGAACTAAAACAAAGTATCTATGACATCGTAGAATAATTAATTCTTCTTTCTTGGTCGCTGAGCTAGTACGGTTATTCAGCGTTGGACTGAAAATCCAAAGAACTTGGTTCGACTCCAAGAGCGACCACCATAGAAATATGCCGACATAGCACAACGGTAGTGCAATCGCCTTGTAAGCGATAGGTTCCCCGTTCAAATCGAGGTGTCGGCACCATTTTAATGCTCTTGTGGCGGAATAGGTAGACGCAACGGACTTTAAGGAGACAAAAAAGAGCAACAGAATAGGAAACTTTCTGATTGAATGCCATCAAATTCGGGGAAAATCTCAATGAGACAATCCCGAGCCAAGCTTTGTAACTAAAGAAGGTGTAGAGACTAGACGGTGGCAACCTAAGGATGAAAAATCTATGGCTAAGGGATAGTCCAGACTACAACATATTATATGGTTATGGTGACATAATGTAGTAAGAAAATCCGTTGGGAGTAATCCCGTGATGGTTCAAGTCCATTCAGGAGCACCAATTTAATGTCCACTTACTCAAGTTGGTGAAGAGGAGAGTTCGCTAAACTCTTAGGTCAATTAAATTGACGCAGAGGTTCGAGTCCTCTAGTGGACGCCATTTTAAAAGGAGAATTGTTATGGCAACAGAAATATTGGAAAACAACTCTATAATAATAGAATAATTTGGCCTCTTCGGCAAGTCTGGCTTAAGCCACCACCCTTTCACGGTGGTATCGTGGGTTCAAATCCCGCAGAGGTCACCAATAAAATGCGGAAGTAGCTCAACTGGTAGAGTCCCAGCCTTCCAAGCTGGCTGTTGCGGGTTCAAGCCCCGTCTTCCGCTCCATTTCGGAGAGTATTCACGTAATATCTAGCGTGACCCTGGAGGCAGGGTGTGGGTAATACGACAACTCGTCTTATGTTATTGGATTATATAATATAGTTACACATAAGAGAGGAAACGTGGGAATAACTACCTTATTGGTGAAAATCCAATTTCTCCGACCACTAAATTTTAGAAATAAATGTTAGGTTGGCTGAGTTTGGTTTAAAGCACTTGACTTGAAATCAAGCGTACGTGGAAGCGTACCGTGGGTTCAAATCCTACACCTAACGCCAAAATTTGTAAATAACGCTTGACAACTAAGTAATATTATGATATTATATAGTTGACAGTATGATATGGGACATAAAGAGTTCCTTTATTACGATTGATTAGGTAAATGGTTTAGATTTACTCTTCGTCTCAAATATTGTATTTAATAGACATAAGAACTTCCTTCTTATTAACAATGAGTGGTTTGGTTGGTTCAACTCCAACGATTATTAGTTCTCGTCTATTTAATTTGATTACTAGGCACAAGGAGTTCCTATCACCGCCTGTTAAGCCGTTTGTTGTTGGTTCGAGTCCAACATCACCATTCTTTGGTGATTAGCTCAACTGGGTAGAGCGACGAAAAGTTACTCCTCGCCTTTTAATATAATATAAGTACGTCATAGAGGGTTCCTTTAATACTAAAAAAGAGGGAACTGGTATACGGTGGTTCAAATCCACCCTCTTCATTTTATGAGGAGTAGCCAAGCGGTTGAAGGCACCAGTCATAATATTACCTTCCGACGTATTAAGTAAAAAAGGAGAATGAAAGAAATGGAAAAAGAGGTATTAAGATTATTCAAAGGTTTTTTAGGAGAAAAATCTAATAGTGTTTCAGAAGAAGGATTAAAATATGGTTTATTAATCCCAAGTAGTGCTAGTGAAACAGTGGTTAAAGAGGCTATCGAATTATATGGTAAAGACGGTCAAAAATGGAACCAAACATTCCATAAAGATTTTGAAATAGTTCGTAACGCACCTATTGAAGATTTAATTACTCAACAAATTATGCACTATATTACAACTTATGGTTTTGAAAGTTTAGGTATTTATCGTGAGGATTTAGTGTATATTCCTAAAGAAAAGTTAGAAATCCCAGAGTTAGATGTTGATAATATTGAACTAATTACAATTAAACCTTATACATCAGAACAACTAACTGAAAAATTAATGGGACTTTTAACTAGTGGTATTGCATTGTCTGAACAAACGGTCAAAGATGTTATGGTTTTATCAGATTTTATTGACAAAAATAGATTTGACGAAATTGTTAATAGAGAAATAAAAACTACCTTATATGATAAATATAACATTATGCCACGTAACCCAGAAGAGTTCTTGAGATTTTTATTATTTAAACTTACAAACGGCACTTTAAAAATACAAAATGTAGATACTATTAGAGCTATAAAGAAAAGTGATAAAGCTAAAGCATTAAATATGTTACAACTATATGTTATTAAAACTCCAAATGGCTATGAAAAGTTATCTTCAATATTCTTAAGAAATAAAAATCTATTTCTTGCATTAAAGATAAAACAAGATGAGTGTAGAACTGAAAAAGACGAAGTTACTCGTAAAAGTATTAATGCACTTATCAATAAATTAAGAAAAATGGCTAATAGTAACCATAAGCCACTAAAAAGAAATATTTTAGATTGCTTAACCGATACTAATGTTAATATTAACGTTAATGAGCTATGTAGTGCTCTTGATAATGTTACTATCTTTAGAGAGATTAGAATATTAAACGGGGTATTGTATAGATTATATGGTAATAATAATGTGGTATATAAGATTAGAAATGGTAAGTCATACGTTACAAATCTGCCACCAAAAACACAAGCATATATCAAAAAATTAGAAGATATTAGTCAAATTATTAAGACTCACTTGGTTGATAGAATTTCAACAAATGTAAAAGGTAAATATATATACATACCAAACAATATTACATACGCAGCCCCTACAAGTGAAAAACAATTTAATGGTAATATTCCTGCTGGTTCGTATATTGAAGTTCCTAGAATTGATGATTTGGTATATGGTGTTCATTGGGTAAACTTACCAGGCAATGGTAAATATCAATCTCGAGGTTTCTATGGTGAAATAAAACCTAATGGAGAAGAAAGAGTAGACCTTGATTTAAAACAAATGAACAAAAATGAAGTATTTGGTTGGGATGCTTCTTATAGAAGTTCTGCATCAGATATTTTGTTTAGTGGCGATATTACAGATGCCCCAGCACCAAATGGAGCTACTGAATTGTTCTATGTAGGACGTAACTATGGTCACGGTGCGTTCTTAATTACATTGAATATGTTTACTGGTAATACTAAAGACGTACCATTTGAGTTTGTTTTAGCAAAGGCTCCTGCAAATTCATCTGCTATTCGTAAAAATTATGCAATTAATCCTAACGATATAATCGAAAAGATTGATATGGAAATAAAGAATACAGAAAGACAAAAGGTTCTTGGTTTAATTACCATAGGAGATACTGTAAAATTCTACTTCAACGACTTTAGTGCTGGTGGTGATGTCAGAACCCCTAGAGGATGCAGTACATCTACTAGAAACAGTATTACAATGGGCTCATTTGATTATCTACGCACATACAATATGCTACAATTAAAATTAAATGACTTATTAAAAGATGCTGGTGCAATAGTTATAGACCAGCCACAATATAGTATTATACAAAGAACTGTAATGCCTGATGGTACTTCACAAGACAGTATTCAAACAATGGATGCCGACATTGATTTATCATTAAGTAATATAGCAAAAGACAGTCTTATACATTTATTAAGTGGGAATTAATTCCCCTTCCTGCGCCATTAGCTCATTTGGTTAGAGCATTCGTCTGATACGCGAAAGGTGCTAAGTTCGACTCTTAGATGGCGCACCATTTTATTATATTCTAAATTTCATTTTTTACCCCCTTTACACTTATGGCGTCATAAGAAACTTTGGGTTAAGTACAAGCCCTTAAAGCCTTATGTATAAGTCCTATCCCAAGAAACTTTAGAAGCCTTGGGAAAATATTTATTGCCAGGTGGTGGAATTGGTAGACACACTGGTCTTTGACACCAGTCATTGTAAGTTCGAGTCTTACCCTGGCAGCCATTTTTAAAATGAAAGGTGTTGTTTGATATAATGAAACCTGTAGTATTTTTAGACTTTGATGGTGTTGTTGAAACAATATATTGGGAAAAAGATGAGGATGGTTCTTGGTTATATAATATTCATAAATATGGACGTGACGAACTTAATAATAAACAGGCTATAGGGTGGCTTAATGAATTGTATTCTAAAGTACCATACGATATAGTTGTATCTAGTACGTGGCGTATTGGTATGACATTAGAGCAACTTCAAACATTAATTACAAAGTCTGGGTTTAATCCAGAGATAAAAGTAATTGGTATGACTCCAATATTACATCAACAACGTGGCTTAGAAATACAACAATGGATTGATGATAATAACTTTAAAGGTAAATTTGTAATTATAGATGATGACTCTGATATGTGTCATTTGTTGCCTTTATTAGTTCGTTGTGATTGTCAATTAGGGCTCACTATATATGATTATCAAAAGGCATTAAGATTGTTGTCATAAACAAATATGAAGGAACGTCTAATAGTTCATTATGGATTAGGCAAAGTCCGACTGAGTAAGGTAGGTTTTCAGTTGGTTTCAGGGGGAAAAAGAATTATCTTTTGCGTGGTTGCTGATGTAAAGAGCAGTCGGCGGCATTTATGTCGGTGACCTAGTTTTCTGCGTCTCGCTCGAGAGAGGCGCGCTTACATATCGCGGAGTAGAGCAGTCTGGTAGCTCACTAGGCCCATAACCTAGATGTCACGGGTTCAAATCCCGTCTCCGCAACCAATTTGGGCGGACTCCGAGATACTCAATTAAGGAACAAAATTGAGGAGGATAGTTTGACTCTATCTATGTCCACCATCCAAAATGCACCTGTAGCCAAGTGGTAAGGCAAGGGACTGCAACTCCCTGAGCATAGGTTCAAATCCTATTAGGTGCTCCAGCTACACAGGAGTAACTCAATGGTTAGAGTTCACGGCTTATATCCGTGCGGTTGTGGGTTCAAGTCCTACCTCCTGTACCATTTTATTTATTTTTTTTAAAAAAAATTATTGACATTAAGTATACGATATGATATACTTAATATGTAATTAAGAAAAACATTTCTTGGTTACAAACTTATCATTTTGATTAAAGCACTATAATTAGTAATACAAGTTAAGTCGTCTAAATCAATAATTGCTTTAGTGCTGTTAATCATATATTTATTTTCAATCGCATTTTCAGTTGCGATAAATTTTCCAGAGCACTAGCAGTATCGGTGCTCTTTTTTGTATTTTAAAACACCTCGTTTAGGGCTATTTTTAACCCATTTCAGAGGTGTTTTTATTTTACGATAAATTGTTCTAAAAGCACAATTACAGCTGTTATTTTTGAAGTTTGCATAGTTAGACGTGGCGTAATACCTTTTCTGTAACTTTATGTTGAAATTTGCGTCCAGAGAGACCATTTTCGTGGCTAATTCTTGTATTTACGCCGCACTTAATTAGATTTTCTTTTACAACTATATCTCTATACTTGTTATTAATTTGTGACATATTTTCAATATATTCATAATTTGATAACCTTGTATTATGATATAACCCAAACATATCACGATATTCATTTTGAGACATATGATGACGATGTGCTATATGACTACCCAACTTACGTTGAGCCTCACCGCATATATGACAAATTGCATCACCATTTGGAGCATAATGTATTACGCCTTTTGGAGGCGGAGGATAACGCCCCTCAGGATGTTTTCTAAGATATGAATAACAAGTATTGCAATATTTACCCGTTGTTGTGTTATTACCTCCACACATTTGACATTGTTTCATTTTACCACCACATTGAGAAGAATATTAGTTTAAATATATCAAACACTTCATCTTTTATTTTCGTTATTTCTTCAGCTTCTTCTAATTTACCCATAAAGTAGTCTTCATCTATTAACCTATTTGTTAGTTTTATTACTTTGTTAATCAATTCTAATTGAGTATATTCTTTTCCTTTATAGTTAAACTTATAAAACTCTAAGTCTACAATATCACTAGCGTCTTTTCTATATTGTTTAAAACGACTATTGACCCATCTAAAAAATTCCCAATCTAAATTCCAGGTCTCATCATCAGACCAACCCCTAATTCTTCTTTGGAACCAATATTTTATATCTCTTTTTATTGTTCTAATTGACATATTATTCCTCCTTTGCCTTTCTGTTTATATTGTATCATATCCACCATATGATGTCAATAGCAAAGCGTAAAAAAAAAGAGGATTATTCATCCTCTATACATAAAGTTTTGTAGGTTCTTCACACGTCTGAATAAGTCTTATAAAGATTTACTCCGTCATTTAAACTATTTCCCAACCACTAGGATATTGTTCTGGCGTCCATACATTGTTATCTAATAATGATTTATACAAGGTATCTTCCCACCAACCTAATTCATCTTTACTAAATGCGGTACCTACTGTAATAGTTTGTGGTATTATTCTATAACCTTCTTTATACTCGATATCTTCCCATAATGTAGGTGCATTATCTGGATTGTTTTCTAAAGTATCATATAAATCTACACTAGCTCTTTTTAATACTCCATTCCAATTAATTCTAGTACCTACTTTTATCAATTCCCCATTTTGATTTAATCTAGCAAATAATTCTGGCGTTTCACTTGCAACTTTATCTTCTAAACTAGCAGAACTAACAATTATGTTCTTTCTTAACATTCTTGCTCTTTCTAATATATTCATTATTCCACCTCACCAACTAAAATATTATAGGCTTGTGCTTTTTGCTCTACTTCTGATATTTCTTCTGTTTCTATTTTTTCAGTTGTTTCTTCATATTCAAAAGACGTATTTTCAACATCTATTGCTTCACTATAATATTCTTCTGTATTTAATTTATGTATTATATAACCTTCATTTGAATAAATCTTTATAAGATTTATTCCGTCATTTCTTGTTTTATAAAATTCTTTTACTATACTCATTATGCGCTTGCCCCCATTTCGCTTATTGCTTTTATTTGGTCTGCATATGTGCTCCAGTTAGTTGCAGATTTAAAACTTTCTACTAAATCATCTGGTACATATATATAACCTGTTCCACTTGCTATTGGAGTACTGTGGAAAGCATTAGTTGAACTCAAAGTTGGAACGCTTGTTATATTTGGTAAGGCAAACTTTGATAATTTTGTACAACCATTAAAAGCACCAGTTTCAATAGTAGTTATATTGCCTAAGCAAGTCATTTCTGTTAATGATGTACAACCATTAAAAACTCTAGGTTTTATACTAGTTATTCCACTAGGTAATTCTGTTAATGCTAAATTTGTACAACCATTAAAAGCACCAGTTTCAATAGTAGTTACTCCACTAGGTAATTCTGTTAATGCTAAATTTGTACAACCATAAAAAGTAAAAACCCTAATACTAGTTATTCCTGCTGGTAATTCTGTTAATGCTAAATTTGTACAATATTGAAAAGCACCAATTCCAATACTAGTTGTTCCTGCTGGTAATTGTATATTTTTCACATATTTATTTAAAGCATTTCTATTGGTATTATCATTATCTGCTGCAAAATAATAACTAGGTATAGAAGTCATTCCTACTACGGATACATCAGTAGCATATCCATTCTCATCAAATTCATTAATTATTATTCCTTTTGTTACTGTTGAGCCTCCACCTGTTTCAATACTTTCAATTTCGGTATCAAAGTCGCTTGCTAAGATTGTATCAGTAGTTCCTTTTTTTTTCTTATTGCATCGGCAACATCTGTTAGGAAGTTACCTAAAGTATTAGTTCTAGCCATTAGTAACTCCCCTCCAGACTTGTAGTGATTGCTGTTGTTATAGTATCATCTACATACTTTTTAGTTGCTGGGTTGTAATCACTTGTTGGTGTATATGATGATGTATTTGTTTTAGTTAAAACACTACTAGTAAACGCTAATGTTCCATAACCTCTCCATTTATTATTTATATTCGTACACGTGAATATGTCATTTTCCCATGTTCCTCTAATAAAAGTTTGCACGAAATCTACTATCGCACTTAATCCATCTAATATTTTATATCCATAAAAAATGTAATTATCATATTGCTGAGATGTATCAGTAATACCACTAGAATATATAGAACTATCACCATTAAATAATATTCCTATTCTTGCATAGCCTTTTTCATAAGCATCTTGAATTATTTTTTCAGCATTTTTTAAAGAAGTACCATCATATATATTTTCTGGGGAAGTACCATCAAAACCAATTGTATCGCAAGTATAAAAACTTGTTACATTTCCACTGCTAGCACTTACTACACCATTTTCATCAATAGTAAGATTTTCACCTATTTTAATTCCACCTAATGTATCAGCACTTGCTACTGGTAATGTATAAGAGCTACCACCAGAAGCATTTGCTGCCATCGCTCTTGCAACTAAATCTGTCGTTAATCCTCTTTTAGTAAGAGCTTTAACATTTACAGAACCAGTAATTTTACTTAAATTAAGTTTAATTTTTCTAATTCCATTAATATCTATCCAATAAATACCTGTAGAGGTGATTTTATCACTCATACTATAATCAGTAGCATTAATTGTCTTTAAAGCAACAAAATCGTCATCAATTAAATCGGTATTACCTAACACTAATAGTTCTAAATTACTAACATTACCATCAACTTGTAAAATAAGGGTGCCATCATTAACATTATACAAAGAGTCACTTGTACTTACAGATGATTGGTTTTCAAAAAAGTATATTTCGTTTGTAATCATTTTTTATCTCCTTTCTCTAAAATAAAAAAGAGCAAATGTTGCTCCCTCTATCTATAATAATATTTTTGCGTAATATAAAAGAAATCCCAGTATTTATAAAGCTTAAAGAAGACTGGGATTTCAAACTGTTTATAGTTTTCCCATCTATCTAAGTTGAGTTAATCATATCGGACGTATCTTCTATTGTTCAGCTATTTACTTAGAATTTTTACTAGTTCATCTTTTTTCATATTATAGTAGCCTTTAATGCCTTTTTCTTTAGCCATCTTTTTAAGAGCCAATATGTTTTCAGATGAATAATCAGTAATTGGTTCTGTCTTAGTTTCTTTTGCTTCTACTTCGGCTTTTTCTATTTCCTTTATGAACTCATCAAAGGCGATTTCTAATTCCTTATCTAGTCTTTTATTACGTAATTCAGTACGAATGCTGTCTACAGCAAAGATAATCATTAGAAATAAAAGTATGATAACTAAGATACTTTTTATTATCTCCATTATTTCCTCCTTCTTGTAATTAATTAGATTATACCAAAAAACAAGTGAGGTTGTCAACATAGAATTTACTTTCCTGTGCTACCTAAGCCACCAGAGCGTTCTGTTTCGATTTCTTCTTCATCATCAACAGTTAAATATTTAGTAAAAATACCTTGAGCAATTTTGTCTCCAATATGAATTTGGTAATCTTTATCAGTTGGATTGAAAAATTTAATAAATATGTGTCCTTCATTATCTAAGTTATTATAATAATCGCAGTCCACAACCCCTACAACATTTGATAATCTTATCGCCGTCTTAAATCCAATACTGCTTCTCGAATATATGTATAGTACCTCGTCTTCGTTCATTTGTGCCTTTATGCCTGTTGGTATTTTAGCCATTCCATGAGCAGGGATGATGATTTCTATCGGGCTAATGAAATCATACCCTGCACTATATTTCGTGCTTCTATGGGGCTTTAAATGGTCAATAATATCACATTTAGGACTATCTAAAACAGAAATATCTTTAGCCCATTGTTCTTCACTAATAATTTCAAATTTACGCATCTTTTTCTTCTCCTTTTTTAACATCTTCTTCTTTTAATAAATCATTTTTTATCCAAGACAATGTTCTCATAGAATATTTGCACTCGTCTGTTATTCTTTTAATACTATCGAGATTTTCTTGTGTTGCTCTAATCAAATCAATTGTGGGAATTGTATCAACACTATCTAATAATTCTTTAATGTTTTTGACCATATTGTCAAATTCTGTATAGTCTTTATTGATTTCTCCTTTATCATCTTTATAAACAGTAGTTAATGATGCCATAATATCAGTTAGCATCAAGGCACATAGGTGATTATCTATTCCCTTCATAATATTTTCAAATTTTTCATATTCTTCTGTGATTTTTTCTTTCATAATTCTCTTCCTTTCTTTCTATTAATCGCTTATATATCTTCTACCAACAAGAATGTCTATATTCGGTTTCTTTTATCTTATTTGTTTCTAAATAATAATGCCGTATAAAGCAACATAGCTCCAAGCCATTGTAATGATACTGGCCAATCTCCTTTAATACAAATATTTAATATTAAACTTCCTAAAGCACCAGTAACCATTAATGCTGGGAATACTATTTTTAAAATATCAACTAAATTATTCATATAATATTGTTCCTCCTTCTTTAAGACTTTTCTGGACATCTATAATTCTTTGGTTCGCAGAACCTCTAAATTTAAGACCTCTAATTTTCTTATCTAATTCAAAATGACCATCTACCAGTACATTGCATTGCCTTAGCAATTCTAATTTAATAGGGTCTTTAACTATTTCTTCATAAGTATAGCCACTATAAACCCACACATTAAGTCCTGGTTTAATCTTTTTGTATTCTAATATTAATTCTGTCAATTGTTTCGCTTGTATGAATGGTTCCCCACCACTTAGTGTTAAGTTGCAATGAGTATTTAGTTCTTTAATAATATCTTGTATAGTATAATCTTTGCCATTGTTAATATTCCACGTTTCAGGATTATGACAACCATAGCAATGATGAGGGCATCCTGCTGTAAATATTACATCACGAATGCCTACACCATCAACGACACTATTATGAGCAATACCCATAATTTTAATATTTGTCATTTTCATCACCAAAAGTCTTTTTAGTGTGTTTATATCTATACTTTACTTCCTCTTGTTTCCCTTTATTAAAATGAGATACATCGGTAGTTAAATACAACTACATAAGTTGGACTATTCCTTGCTCCTTAGAGCTGACGTGTCTAGTCTCTACATTTAGAATAAATAATATCATAGTCATATATATGTTTTCTGCGTTCAGATAATTTCCAATCAATTTGTCCTGGCCTTTTATTATATTTTTTTGCCAGATAATAGGCACATTGTGCTATCGACCTAAATTCTTTTTCTTCTCCTAATCCTTTTATTTTGACTTTCACCGCCAAAACATTTAAAGAGTGATTTAAACAATTTATTTTTGCTTGGTTTATTATCTTGTCACTTAATTTTCTATTTTTCATTTGCTCACTATGAGTAACATAGCGTAAATTCCTATAATCGTTATTATGCGAATTTCTATCTATATGGTCGACCTCGTAACCATTTGGGCAATCTCCCAACCAACATTCAGCAACCGCTCTATGTATCATTATTCTGGTTGATTTACCTTTTATTCTTGCAAATGTTACATAATATCCTTTTTTAGAATGGTGCATATCTAATTTAATTTTATTTTGTTTTTTAGATTTAACATTCCTAAATATGGTTCCATTTTCATTTATTTCATATAAATAACCCGTTGATTTTATTTTTCTAAACTCGAGGTTTGAATTTGTTTTCATCTCTCGATGCCTCCTTAATCATTATTTTATTTCTGACTCTTATTCAAAGTCCAATTAAGAAAACCTTATATGTTATAAGTTTACGTCAATTTTAGGGCTCTTCAACACCGATTAACCCGTTACCCTCGCCAAATGTTCGATATTTGTACTATGACAAATCGGACATTCGTCAGCTATATCATCACTATAACCACAACCTAAACAAGTGTCAATAGGAAAGTTGATTGCAAAATAAGGTACGTTGTTATCCATTGCATAGTTGATAACTTGTTCTACGGCTTCAGGATTATCCATAATCTTGCTTTCAAATTCAGTATACATTATATTGCCAGCTGTTCCATAAGAGTCTAATGGAGCTTCTATATCTATCTTCTCAAAAACACCAATTTTTTCCCAAACTGGTATATGTACAGAGTTCGTAAAAAATTCTTTATCTGTTATATTTTTTAAAGAACCAAATTCTTCCCTTGTCTTTCTGCACATAGTTGAAGCACAAGACTCGGCTGGAGTAAAATACAATGTGTAGTTTAAATTATTTCTTTCACTTGCTTTATTACAGAAATCCTTTAGATATTGTAATAACTCTTTGGTAAAGTCGTAGGCTATTTTATTTGTATGGTTAAATCCAAATAATGCTTGACACATTTCTGCCACACCAACAATGCCTACTGCTTGACTACCATGTCTCATTGCACTTTCGATAGTTTTTCCATCAAACCCTCTAATTGTATTGTTTTTATACATAAATGGAGCGGCTTTTGGATTTTGAGAACATATAAAGTCAAATCTTTCTCTCAACCCTTTCTCTACTAATTCCAATACCTCATCTAGTTCCTTGTAAAAGCCTTTGATGTCTGGCTCTTTTCTTTTACCTAATACAATTCCGTGTTTAATTCCTAACTTTGGTAGATTTATTGTCATAGGTGTTACATTTCCTCTTCCAACTTTAGAATATCCAAACCCGTGCCTATCTTTACCTATCATTGTTCTGCAACCCATAGTAGCACAATATGTATCTGGGTCGTTTATATCCTCTTCGTTCTCAGTCCAGTCACAGTTTACAAAATTAGGATAAATTCTCTTACATAATGATTTAATTGCTAATTGTTTCAAATCATAATTAGGGTCTCCTGGATTTGCATTAACACCCTTTTTATGTTGAAATATAGCAATAGGGAATATACTTGTTCTATGAAATTTGCCAATACCATCTAAACTAGCCATTAATA